CCTAACTGTGTAGTGATACTTAGTAGGATAAACACTAAGCGGAACTACCTTGAACCTGCCTGACCGCTCTTCTTTAGTTTCCACATGTTTCTGCTTTCAATCTTCATGTGCAATCTTTTGCTCACAGTAACTTGTGAGCGTTTGCCAGTCTTTACAGCATTGGCGTTATTTGCATTCTCTAATAGATAATATATTAGTCTTTGCAATAGTACATAAGGGTTTACCATTAGAATTAAGTGGCTGTATAAACCGCTCATCTTCATGGTATTCATTACAGTATACATAGTCTTTACCGTAACGATAGTTAAATTCAATCTTATATTTCATATGCTAATTAAATGATGAAACTATTAGAGCTATCATTACGATAGTTCCTACTCGTTTATCAGAGAGTTGCTAAAAATGCAGAGCAGGCAGTCAATTAGTTCTCCGAAACCTATTCCCTGATGATCGTTCTTCAGTTCGTCTGGAATCCAGTACAAAGCCTTTATCAGTTGCTGTATTTGAAGAGCATCGAAAGTTATGTCCCCGGCACTCTCTGCTTCTTCCAATATCTCTATGAAAGCCTCCATAGCAAAACAGCTAGCGTGAGAAAAGTGGTGAATGTTTCCATTCTTCTTCTTAAACAAAACGCCACGTTCGTCCGAGCCTATCACTCTGTCCTTGTTGCGGAACAACATTTCCATACAGGCATCGATTCTCATTCGTAATGCTTTGATGCACACCTCTCGCCATGCCATAATTACTTCATGCGGACTGTAGCACTTGGCCTGCGACGTTGGATCTTCAACTGCTTTGAAAGGAATAGTAAACGACATTACGAATTCTGCGCGCTTGTTTACATGATCTAATGCTAATGTATTCATATTATAAAAGTTTATAAGTTACTAAAAAGTGCTGGTTTCTGTTTCACTTCTAAACCAGCAAAGGACGAAGGGAGATGGGCTTACCATTCCAATTCTCTTTTTACATTCTCAACCTTATAAAGAGTAATTAGGTTAGCTAGTTTTAATTCACCAAGCTTGGAATTGTTGCTACTCGAGCAAGGAGTTCATCCCAGCAGTATAAGCTCCCCATATTTCTTTGTAGATATTGCTACTTGAATCTGGGTCTTCTTCTAACATTTTAGCTAGTAATTCTCTCATTGCTTTTGTGAACTTTTCAATACGTTTCAGTCTTTCTTCCATGGTAATTTTTCTTTTAATTGTTTTTGAACTATTAGTTTCAGCTTTAGTAAGCTTACTTATCTCCCAAACCACGTAACGGTTGTTCTTATCTTGGGAGTAGGAGACCTAAGTCTCCCAGTATGCACAATTGTTTCTCAACAACCTGCACCACTATGTACGATAAAAGAAGATGAATTATCCTGTGCCTACAATCATTTAAGATTGTCTTCGATTGTTAGTACAATCTCACAATACTTTGCCTTATCTCACGATAAGACACCTCTATTCATAAGAGATGCTCTGCATTAGTCTCAGGGCGTACCCATTATAATCTTTAACTGCAACAGAGTCTACAAGTAGTTGTAGTCCTCAAATACCAAGTTCCCCATTCTGGACTCGAACCAGAATCTCCTTCTTTAGAGGAAGGCGCAATAGCATTATACTAATGGGGAAATCCTATCTTGACAACTAGTATAAGATAGGAGATTATTTAGTATGTTTTCCAGACATACAACGTTATCAACGTTCACTAAATTCTGAGGTAGCTAATCTCAAAACTTGCGAATAGATTCGAGATGGAAAATGACGCCTTATGAGCGTCTCTCTTACTATCTAGCCTATATCTATCTGATGGCTTACTTCAGGCAACTTCCAATATTACATACGAATACTTATAGGTGATATACTTTGGTCTACCAGCATATCAGTGGTACTTTGTAATATTGCCATAAGTGACCATTCATATGGCTCAATCCTCTTGTAATAGTGTTCAAGTTTGCGAATATACACATTACAATCGTAGCAGTTATTTTCGGATATTGGGTTCCTCTGCGTAACCCGCTTTTTGTTACCTTTTTATAGGCAAATGTTAGAGTGAATAATCATTGTAGTATGTGTTATAAAACTCATCCTACTGGCGATTTTTTGAGAACTGGAGAAAGTCGGAAAATCGGCTGTCTTTTGCGTGGACAATTTCTCTCAGCCCTTACCATATTTTCACGTGCAACAATAGTCCCAATCTACATTAGAACCACATTACTTAATATAATACTAAAATAAAATAACTACGACGAATTGATTTTGAAGTTTTTGTTTTGTTTTGTTGTTTTCTCCGTTAACCAATGGTCCGATGATGGAGTTCATGTGGGCATTTTATTTTGAAACCCATAATACCTTAGGGTTCATCTATAAAGACTATTCTTACTATCTTCGGAATATCTTCTTCTGACTTTTGATAAGTCATAATCCAAGCCCAAGAGGTTTTGCAATACACTCTGTCGGCCTTGAAATTTAACTTTTCATCTGTCTCTGGGTCGTAGACGGCTCCCCAGTGATACAAACATTTTTTAGTTTTGAACTTTTCTCTTGTGTTCATAACTACAAAGACTATTTGTATTTAAAAGAAAGGGGATTTCTCCCCAATCTTTTACTCGTAATCCTCAACCTCAAGTTTGTAAGTTTTCTTTACGTAAGCCGGAGTTGTATCCGACTTCGGAATGTCCTCTGTGCTGATACTTTTGATTGAAAATACTACTTTGTGGTCTATACACCAAACAAGGAAATTTGCATTTTCCAACGGTGTACTACCAACAGCCGGAGCGTTTTCGTCGATTTCTACACCTGCAAAGTGTTTTGCGCCGATAGATGCACCGTTATCAGTTGTGAAAGTAATAGGAATAAAACGGGCTTGCCCTTCTCTTTGTTGGGTCTGTGTGGTTAGTTCTACTTTGTTCATGGCAGCAAGGGAGAACTTGTCCCCCTTTTTCAAGCCAATCACAACCGAACGTTCATCACCATTTAAGCCTAAGTCTTTTACTACGCTTTTCGCGCGTTCTTCTATACTCACATTCTGATTTTTCAATTCTTCTAAGTTCATAACTGTAAATTTTAAAGGTTTATACTTGTTTTTTGTTTTTAACACACTAAAGCTGAATTATCGTAAAAGTCGTAATAACTTACTTCTCTTAAAACTTCTGCCAATGTGTAATCATACTCGTTTAATGAATCTTCTTCGTACATAGTTATTTTATTTTTAGTTTTATATCAATATACAGGGGGGGACTAAGGGGGTTGTGGACCGTAACTACACTCACTCTTATAATTTTCGGAATATAGGTCAGTACCTTCTCTATAAAAATCCGGACTTTATTTTAACCCCAGGGGGCTATTTATATAAAGTACCGGTACTTGTTTGCCAGTAACTAAATGAAATATGTATAATATTGGAATTAGAATTTTTTAACTTTGCGTTTAACTTTTGAGAGCTTATTGTTGTATATAACTAAAAAGAAAACAATTATGATTACAGACTTAGAAACTTTGTTAAATTAGGATGAGTTTAAAGAACTCGTTAAAGCAATTAATTAGAATCAAGAGTTTTATTGTTCAAAAAAAGGACTCACCATTAAATCAGAGTCTACTGATGATTCTCTATTCTTATTAATATCCTATGATAGATAGGAAGAAGAAAGTTGTTTAGCGAACAAGGAAGCAGATACATTCCAAAAATATCTAGAATCTTTAGATGATGATTTATTTGTAGGAGTATGTGAATATTTGGGAGAAGATAATATTCATAGAATACAAGCATGTTTAGAGAGTGGTAAATTAGAAACAGTAAGAAGTGGGATTGCTAAGTTTAGAGAAGCTCTATCAAAATTAGTTAATCAACAAATTGAATATTTAAAATCATTGCTAAATGTATGAACAAATAGCTCAAATAAGAATACTTCTTGCTAACTTGAATACTACTATGCAAGCATTATTCCAAGAAAATGAATAGCTAAAGAAAGAACTAGAGAGACTAACAGAAGAAAACAAATCTCTAAAGGAGAAATAAATACTGCCCTATGGTGTAATGGTCAGCACAGATGACTCTAAATCATTTAGTCTGGGTTCGAATCCTAGTAGGGCAACTCCAAAATTAATAGCTATGATAAAATTAAATGAGAATTATGTAGTAACTCCAACAGGAGCTAAAACTCTTATTATAGAAGAGGGAGACGATTGGAATAAAGTTTGTGAGAAGGTAGTTGGATGTAGGTTCGATTACATATTTATACCTCAAGAATTTGAGAATCAAGCCTGCTACTTTCTTCCACAAATAACAGTTCAAGGAAAGCAGATAGGTAAAATATGTACTTATAAAGTAGTAAAATGAAGCAATGCGCAGTTGTATTGAATGGTAATGATGTTATCAAGGTTTCCAACTTAAAAAGGAAATATGATAAAATAAAGAATAACCCTAATATGAAAATATTAGAGGAATGTGATATGGAAATGTTAGATGAAAAGTACAACTATTGGAATAGAACATTAAATAGAAATACAGAAGAGGAGAAAAAAGAAGAGGCTAAGATGCACCACTTTAAAAATCCGAAAACTGGATGCTCTATAACAAGTATCTATCCAGATTTGGAAGAATGTAAATCATATATAAAAGACTGGATGGATTATGTTAAACTTGATTGAAAAATATAACGAACTTACTAAATCGGAATTAGAGGAACTAGCAGAAATAACACTATTAGCTACAGAATCTTTAATTAATACTATTGTAGAAGAAGGAAAACAAAACGAACAATGGTTCTTAGATTATCTAGACAACTTAAATAAGCTAAGTGTATCGTACTAATATGTCAGTAGCCGCAAATATGATGATGTTTAATTCTTCAAGAAGAGAACGTGAAGAAAGAGAAGTATATGAAAAGGCTCTTAAACTTTTACAAAGAGCTGCAGGAATTTCTGGAGAAACTACAGATGATATAAAAAATTTCGTATTTGACATTTACATTAATGGCAAAGTACTTAGCAGTTTAAGGGCTAGCTATCCACAATATAGTCTTTCAGATGATTCTTCTATATTATTAGATATATGGAATCAAATAGACCATCAAGTAAGAAATATACTACAACATGGTTTATATAAAGATACTACAATAGAGAAAGCAATTATTAACGACACTTTTGAAGGGTATGATAAATTATAAGAAAACAATAACTAATATTCATGAGCTGCTTCCAGAGCTAGACTTGGATACATTATTTAAAATAATGGAGGCTATAGTAGAGGAAACTACTCCAATTATAAATTGGCCCAATAGCATCAGAACTCCACTTTCAGATAAACCTTGGTGGGAAGAGCCAAACAGAATCACTTGTACGTATAATAGTAAATAAAAATAGGCGAGCCTAGACTTAATTGTCTAAGTTCGCCTATTTTGTTATGCATTAACTTTTAGATATTTTATCCATGAAAACATCTTTCTCTATCCTTCTAGATACTGTAAATTGTCTTCATTCATATAAGCTTCTTCTTCAAAGCTTACATCTCTGTAGCAATCATTTTGAGAATCTTTAAGTCTTAATAGTCGTATAATTAAATACTCTAATCCATACCAGATATAGAAAGATGGAATAGCTAACCATACCCATTCTAATCCAAATAATATAGATATAAGTATTGCAAACGCTATTGCACATTCTAAAATCTATACTGAATGGATATTCTCGTGATTCTTATCCTCATCAGTCAAATCCGACTTAGTAAATATTAATCCAAACAGATTAATTACTTTATAACCTCCAAACGGTATAATATTATTTTTAATTATCATATTATATAATACCAATCATTACGTTCCATAACTCCTTTCTCCTTGAGCTATTTGTTATCTAAATGATAGTCTCCATTTCTAAAATTTAATTCATTCTTAGTATAGTCCCAATAAAAATACCCTTTCCAGCCAGGGAGTAATAAAGTACGACCAGTAGCCGCATAAAGAGTTGCTCTATTATAGTCCATATTACTTATTAAATATAAATAGTAAATAAAGATATATCTTAAGTATAAATTCTTTAATTAATTTAACTACAGCGTTCATTGCTTTCTTGTTTTAATTAATCCATAATTTCCTTTCTTTAATCTAGTAGTAGGAATCCATCCATTATCTAGAATAGATCTATGTCCACTTGGTTTATGTATCTTAGCTCCATCTTCGTGTTTCCATTTAGCCGCGTTTCTAGCAAAGTTAGCACGCTTCTTCTGAAGAGGAGTAGCATTAGGATTGTTTAGTACAGATTTAGCATGTTCCTGTACAGACTATCCTGCAGCCTTAGCAGAGGCAGTAAATTTACCTTTGTTTTTCTCTTTAATATGAATGCCTGACCCGTTTTTAAAAATTGGACATCCAAATGTTACCATTTTTGTCATATTAGACATTTTTAATATAATGTATTATTTATTGATTTGTATCTTACAAAGAATATTAATATACTTGAAAAGTATCAAATAAATATAGATAAATGTGATAAATGATTAAATGAATTATGACTAATGGACAAAAGTAAAATTACAAAACAAAATGGGAACATAGCTTTCGAAGAGGAAGCTCATATTTATTATGATGTTACAAAGCCAGAACAGAAATTTATATCTGTAACGACTTTAATTCATTCTTTCACCCAACCCTTTGATAAAGAGTTCTGGTCAGCTTATAAAGCACTAGAGAAACTTCTACCTAAAGAAGATTGGGCTATCGAGAAAAAATCTCTGCTGAATACTAAGAAATTTGACAAAGTTCTACTTGAACTTCATAACATTACAGAAGACGAGTTTAATAAAGAACAACAAGCTATCTTAGATGCATGGGATATGGAGAACAGAAACTCTTGCGAGAGAGGAACTAGAATCCATGCAGATTTGGAAAACTCTTTTTACAAAAAGAAGAAGGATATAGACCTAAGTAAATATCAAATAGGTGGCAAGTTTGAGTGTATAAAAGACTATAACAATCTAGATTTGGAGAATGGGGTATATCCTGAGTATTTAATATCTAGAGTATCAGAAGATGGGAAACTTAGAATAGCTGGACAAATCGACTTGCTAGTTAAAAGAGGTAACAAGATAATTATAGGAGACTGGAAAACCAATAAGAAGATAGAAACTAAGAGTTTCTTTAATTCTAAAACTAAATCATCAGTTAAGATGAAATATCCTCTAAATAATTTAGATGATGTTAATTATTGGCATTATGCACTTCAATTAAGTACTTACGCCTGGATGATACAAAAAAAGAATCCGGAGTTTGAGATTGAAGATTTAGTATTGGTTCACTTTGATCACAGTGATAATATGACAGTATATCATCTACCTTACCTAAAAGATGAAGTAATTAGAATGCTGTTGTTTTATAAAAAAGAATCTGTACTAGCTGAAAACAAAAGAAAACGTCAACGTATTGAATATTAATTATGACATTAGAAGAAATTGAAGAACGGTGGAAAATATGTAGACGATGTCCTATATGCGACCAAGATAATGGATTATGTAATGGAAATTTATATCTAAATCCAAAAAATAATGATATAAGTATAGGACCAAAAGAAGGTTATATAAAAGGATGCGGATGTCTACTAGAGAAGAAGATTCCAAACGAGAAAAAACATTGTCCTGCAGGGAAATGGTAATGTACGGAACTCCCGTACTGTATAGACCTGATAAGGCTTACGTACTTACTTATCAGGAAACAAAAGAAGAAAATAAAGAAGATATGACAGAAAAATGGATTAAGGCAATATTTACTAAGCCTCTAACAATATTAAAGAGTATATATTTTAATATATTTGGAATAAATCAAGATTTAGCAACCAAGAGATTAAAGATTTGTAATACTTGTCCTCACAAGTTATATACTTCTGTTGGAGAAGTATGTGAGGAATGTGGTTGTATATTAGAGAATAAAACTAGAATAGAAGATGAACATTGTGATTTATGTAAATGGTAAAATGAATTATGGAAAATTTAAGAACAGAATTAAACAGTAACGAGAAACTAGCCTTATCTTTGACCGGAATGGAAGGAACAGGAGAACACTTTATTTTAAATGGTGAAGCTGCAGATAAGACATTACTTAGAGAGAAACAAGAAAGATTTAATACAGCGGTAGATGAAATAGAAGATAAATTCTCGAAACATAATAAGGCTTTAGAGGATTACGCTAATTCATTATCAGAAGATATGAATGGTGTAGAGATTATGCCTATGTATGGATATGCTCTTATCAAGCCGTTTGAACAGAACCCATTCCAAAAAATTAAGACTACTAAATCAGGATTAATTACAGACTTAGGAGGGTTTGCTCCAACATACAAGTCTAACGAGACTGGAGAAATAGAAGAAGAACAACAATTTATTAAAGTGGGTACTGTTATTGAGGTTGGGCACAAGTGTGAGTTCCTAAAACCTGGAGATATAGTATTCTATACAATAGCTAGCGAGTGCATGGTTCCGTTCTACAAGTTTGGATTTGTTGTAGTTAATGAGAACAGAATTATGGCTGTAGTTAACGAAAAGCTAACTGAAAGAAGAAACGAATTGAAGTATGGAAACAATTGATGAAAAAGTTTATTTTAAGCCTGGGGATTGTGTTACTTTACGGTAGTGTAAAGTAATGCATTCTCCAGTTATGCTTGTTCTAAGAAGAGAAGCAGCTTTATTTAAAGATAACCAGGGATTGCGCGGACTTAGATGTAGATGGTTTACTGATTCTGGACTGATGCAAGAAGCAGTATTTAATACAAAAGACTTAATTAAAGTAGAAGAATAATGGCGAAAATACAATTTGATCCAGAGTTAATGTAGCATATCAAGACTATATATGGAGACGCAGAGTTAGACGGAAGAACTTTACAACAGTTGCATTAGACTTGGCAAAGTAATCCGAACTCTATTAGAAATACTGCATAGTAGAAGAAAAGAAGTGCTGTGCCAGCTATACAACAAAAACCTATATTAGGATTAAAGCTGTCTACTCCTACTATTCCTAAGAAAATAAATGCACCTTAGCAACAAATTCAAAACGACGACTTAAGAGGAGTCTAGGGGTTTGGTACGGCATTTAGAGAAGCCAGAAAGAGAGGACTAACTCAATTCAAATGGGGGAAAGGAGTGTATGGAACATAGTTAGCTAATAGAAAGAAAGCAACAGTAGAGGTAGGAACTCCAGTAATGAATAATCCCTATGTTACATATAGTCAAGACGGAAAAAGAGCTACTACGTACCAAAATCAAGTAGACTAGGAAACCGGAGAGCATACTGGAACTATCCAAGAACAATGGGTAAAGCCGCCTACAACTAATATGTATGGGCAGAAACTAACTCCAGAATAGCTCAAAAATTAGAGAAGTTAGGAACATATACCAAAGGTAACTGTTAGATAGCAACGAGTTAAATATCAACAAGGAGGAGCAATGGCTAATTAGGAAGAATTACAGAAAGCATTTATGGCATACTTAATACAGGATGCCGCAGCACAAGGAATACAATTACAATCTGAGTAGGATTTAGAACAATATACTCAGCAATTAGGAGAAGACGGAATTAAAGCCAAATACCAGGAATTTATGCAAAAAATGCAAGGTGGGGTTATGGCTAGATTAGGAGCTAAGCTTGAGTACTATAAAAAATTAAAAGGAGTTTGCCCAGAAGGGGAAGAGCTTGTTTATTTTAAACAAGGAGGGAGAATATGTAAAGCCTGCCAGAAAGCTTAGAAAGGTGCCAAGGTAAAAGGTAACGAGGTAGACAAATTTAAGAAAGGAAGAGCACAGTATAAGAAAGATATGAAATCAGCGAAAGATGAAGCTTCCAGAGATTCTATATCTATCAATAAGTATAATGATTAGGAAACCATGTCTAATAAAGGACATAAAGGAAACTTCCAAAAGGGAAAATGGGTTCCTGATAGAAAGCAATATACTAAAAAGGATGCTTGTGGCTCTAAAATGAAAGTAAGCAAGTGTGGCTCTAAAATGAAGAAGTAAGAAAAGATTGTCGAATGTTAATGATTAATGATTATGAATGTATTTAACTATAACACTTTAACTAAATAGTTAGAAATAAATGAACCAGAGATTCTTCTAGTTAAAGAGTTCAAAGCTTTACTACAAAGAGATAAATCTGTGGAAAAGGATAGAGCAATTAGAGAACTATCATACATTTATTTAGCTATTGATTGGAAGAGTCCGTATAGCTAGTACTCTGAATATGAAAGGCACGATGAAGCAATTAATGATTCTGGATTAACAGAATCAGAATTTAATGATCCAATATTTAGGGAAGCATGTAGAAAATATAGAGCATTATAGGACTCAAATAAATCAATTAAATTATTAGAAGCTGCTAGAAGAGCTGCTGACTAGTTTATTGATTACTTCGATACTATTGTAGACTTAAATGAACGTGACACTAATGGAAAGCCAGTATTCTCTGCTGAGAAAGTAATGAAGGAAATGGCTAGCCTTCATAAAGTTCACGAAGAATTAATTACATTAGAAGATGAGGTTAAAAAAGAACTTACTGAATAGTCTACCGTTAGAGGAGGGGCTACAGATGGTTTTGATCCTGGAGAATTTTAATTATGCCAAGAAAGAAAAAGATATTACCTGATGAACTATAGACTATAGTAGATTAGGTAAGAGAAAAAGAACATAAAGAAGATGCTGTAGAGGCAAGAGAGCTAGTATAGAAAATAAGAGAAGAAAGGGTCAAAAGTGCAGACTATTGGGATGTCAAGAAAGGAGACAAGATAGATGTTTTTGACCCTACTTTGTCTTATGAGATAACTGGCTATAGACCTATTGATGAAACGCATGGTTTGGACTTTAATCCCGAATGGTTCACCGAAACCAGAGAAGTATACAGAAAGACTGGGAAGTATTGTCCCTACTTAAAAGACAGTAAGAGATACAATGAATTTTGGAAAGAGTAGTACAGAAGATGTAAATATGGAATGACAGTTAATGGTTATACTATTACTGGAGATAACTATTTCTTCTTAAATTTCTATTAGCTTCCTATTATTGATGATAATAAAGCATCCGGTGAAGGAACTAATAGTGACTTCCCTATATTCTTTGCATCCCATTACATGTTCTTCCATTACTTACAAATGGCTAGAGTACTACATAGACATGCAGCTTTAATGAAGGCTCGTTCAATCGGATTCTCAGAAATAAATGCCTCACTATCCGCTCGTATGTATTCTGTAATTAGAAGAAGTAGAGTAATGATTACTTGCTTTAATGATACCTTCCTTAAAGGTACATTTAGTAAGTTTGATAATGCCCTAACATTTTTAAACACTTGCACAGGTGGAGGATTCTTTAAGCTTCGTCTAATTGACCAGGATTTAAGAAAGAAGTCTGGTAAGTAGGTTAAAGTAAACGGATAGTTTGAAGATGTTGGATTTAAATCAGAAGTAGTAGGAATAAATGGAGCTAAACCATCTAATATTCGTGGAGACCGTGTTGACTTATTAATATATGATGAAGCAGGGTCTTGGCCAGGATTAGATACTGCTGTGGTACAAGGACAAGAACTTTGTGAAGTCTAGGGTAAGCCTCGTGGAACAATGTTGTTTGGAGGTACTGGTGGTGATATGGGTGCTCCATTAGCAGGTCTTAAAAAGATTTACTATAATCCAAAAGCTTACAAAGTTCTTCCCTTTAGACATAATTATACTCAAGATGGGACTACTATTGAGAGTGGATTCTTTATTCCATATTTTGTACAGTCTTTGAACTCCGAATACATGGATCATAGAGGTGTATGTAATACCGTAGAATATAAGAAGTATCTGTAGGAAGAAAGAGATAATCTATTAGCAGTACCCGATGACTATTTAAAGAAGTGTGCTGAACGTTGTTGGAATGCAGAAGAGGCCTTCAATCTAGAAGGTGTTAACAAGTTTAACAAAATTCTTATTTCTGATCAATTAGCTAATATAAGACTAAAGAAAATAGGTCCCAGACCAGAATGTGGTTATATAGATTACTTCTATAAAAATAATAAACACACTGCTGATAACATTGATGGATTTAAGTGGATTCCTAATACTAAGGGAAAGGTAAAGATTCTGGAACATCCAGTATGGTCTGACCTATATAAGGAGTAGATGGATAAACTTAGATAGGAAGCAGAGGAAAGAGGAGAGGAATTTGAAGCACCTGTATATAAAGAAATGCATAATCTTTATATTGCAGGAATAGACGGTATTGATATAGGAGCTAATTAGACCTCGAAGGAAACTAAAGATCCTTCTGACTTCTGTATAACTATTAAGAGAAGGGCATTTGGTATGAGTGAGCCATAGTATGTAGCAATGTATAAGGACAGACCTGGAGACATTCGAGAGGCTTACAAAATAGCTATGTGTTTACTTAGATACTACAACTGTAAGGTAAATATAGAAGCAACTCGTGTTGGTATGATTACCTGGGCTAGAGAAAAGAAATGTTTGAATTACTTTATGAAACGTCCTAGAGCTACTCTTACTGATGTTAAAAATGGAACTACTAAATAGTATGGAACTCCAGCTACTAAAACTATTATAGAACAACACACTGATCTAACTGCTGCGTTTGTGGAAGATTATTGTCATACTATATGGTTTGAAGAAATGTTGGAATAGCTTACTGGATATAATGACGAGAATAAAGGTAAGTTCGATATTATAGCAGCTATGGGTATGACAGAATTAGCAGATGAAGAGTTGTCTGGAAGATAGCCTATAGTTGTGGAAAAAGAAGTTGAATTGTTCAGGGATTTTGGTTATTATTACGATGAGAGAGGAATAAAAAGATTTGGAGTTATACCAACTAGAGAAACTCCAGAATTAAATATGCAAGACGACGAATACGATGACCCATACAGAATTGAAACAAGTGATCCTAGAGTATATGAGAGACTTATACCAAATGGAATATATAGGCGGACTTGAGATTGAGGATTTGAATCCAGTTGGTTACAAAATATCTTTTAACTTTGACAGGTCTGAGATGCCATTAGTAATCATAGCTGATTTACCCGATGATGAATTTCTGCCTTTTATTAAAGAAGAATTAAGAAGTAGGAAGTTATAGAGAGTTAAGTATTATAACGCCACTAAGCTTCCTCCAGAACAACATAATACATGTTATGAAAGAGAAAGAATTGATAGACAAAACAAACGAGGCTATTGCGGAACTTGTGTATGATAAATATGAGCTTTAGAAAGCTTATAATTATTATAATGGTAAAAGAGATCCAGAATAGTTTCGCTATCTTGAAGAGAATTTTGGAATAGGCAGTCCTACATCAGTAGAATTTACACCACTACTTAAGAAGCATGTAGATGCTTTAGTAGGGGAATATCTAGGAACTCCAATACTCCCGAAAGTCTCTTGCAAAGATTCAGATACTATCAGTAATATAACCAGAGAAAAATAGCTAGAGATAACTAAAGGAATAGTTAAGTTTTTAAAAGATCACTTAAGTAATGCTATCTTAAGCTTTATTGACGGAAAAGATATTACTGATAAAGCTGTAAAGACTCAGCTAGATAAGGTTATATAGGATATTGATTAGTCATTCATTTCTCAGTATGAAATTGCTGCGCAGAACATTATTCACTACCTAATGCAATCTAGGGAAACTGATCTTATTACTAAGTTGCGGTAGTTATTAACTGACTTACTAATTACTGGATACACATTCTTTAGAGTAAAGTCTTCTTTCTCCGGAACTAATGTGGAGATAGAGGTTCTTAACCCGTTAAATACGTTTGTTGATAGAAATCCAGAATCTCCATATGTCAAGAAATCATATAGAGTTGTTATTAGAAAATGGATGAGTAAAAGCCAAATACTAGCTAAGTATGGTAAAGAAATATCTAGAGAAGACTTAAAGAGGTTAAAAGATGAATGGAGAGCAGATGATTCTGCTGCCGTATACAGAAGAGTTTATGGAGATGTCTGTACAGTAGTTAATGAAGATCAAAATCATGAAACCATTCCTGGGTATCCAGATAATGAATATAGTGCTCATAGATTTTAGTTAATTCCGGTCTACGATGTAGAGTGGATAGAGACTGATGATGATTTCAAAATGCAGAGATACAATACTATAAGAATAGGAGAGGAAATCTATATTCTTAGAGGATTAGACAAGACTGCAATGAGGTCTAAAGACGATCCTAACTCTTGTTCATTATCAGTAAATGGAGTTTATTTTCTAAATCGTTCTCAGTAGCCATATTCTTTAATACTTAAGTGTGCACATCTACAGGATAGATATGACTTACTTAACTATTACAGAGACAACTTGATAGCTAATAGTGGAACCTCAGGAGTTATTATGGATATGTCATTACTTCCTACTAACTTAGGAGTACATTGGCCAGAAAGAGTATAGAAATGGCTAGCTTATAAAAAAGCTGGTATTCAGTGGGTTGATACTACTTAGGAGGGTAGAAATGACAATGGAAACGCTCCTTTAAATACTATCTTTAATGGATTTGATGACACCCTTAAAGCGTAGGCTGTATAGGCTATTGAGTTAGCTATTCAATCAGTAGAATAGACTACATCATCTATAACTGGAGTATTTAGGGAAAGACTTAATGGAATAGAGACTCATGATGCTGTAACTAATATTAAGCAAGGAGTAGCTAATTCTTATATAGTAACTAAACACTACTTCCAACAAATGGATTTAATAACTTGTGAGATATTGTTGGATAGTCTTAATTAGGCCAAAGTAACTTACAAGAAAGGATTAACTGGAACCATTATATTAGGAGACAAGTATTAGCAGATATTTACTGCACTTCCTGAATATTTCACAATGACTGATTTTGATATTCATATAACCTCTAGCACTGAAGTTATGGAAGATCTATAGACTATTAAAGCTATGATTCCAGAGTTCCTTAAGAGTTAGTAGATGGATGCTGGTATAGTTTTTGAAGCATTAACAGCTAAGAGTTTGACAGACTTAAAGTATAAGGTTAAGAAAGCTATGTAGGTTTAGAAGGAAGAGAACAATCAATTACAATAGTTGTAGCAGAAGTTGGAGGAAACTTCATAGCAAGCACAACAATTACAATAGGAATTAGAAAAAGCTTAGTAGAAAATAGAGAGGTTAGATGAACAAAAACTTGGACTAGAGCAATAGAAAATGCAACTCGAATACAAGGTTAATTGGCTTAAAGCCCAATCAGATTCTACTTATAAAGATAGACAAATGGATATTGAAGAGAAGAGAACTGAAATAGAATTAGCATAGCTTCATGATGGAAATCCATATAACGATAAAATAAGACAAATACATTAATATGGCTACAGCAGGTACAATAGTATATAATAAAGATTAGCAACAAATATATCCAGTTTCTCATGCAGAGGTGGTAATTAGTAATGCTTCTGGAAGTAAGTCAGACGTGGAAGACAACCTTATAAAATTATGGAAAAAGGTCTCAGAATTAAGTGGAGACTAGGAAGCAGCTAGTAATATCATGGTAGTAGTTACTTATTGTAAAACAAATACCAGAGATGAATCTGAAGTAAGAAAGTTATCATCATGGAGTGATATTTTTGAACTACCAGACTCAGAAAGACCATATGTTTGGAAGAAAACTTTATATACATATAAAGGAGACACAGCTAAACTTAATGAGATTTACGAAATTGTTGCTACAGATATTGCTGAAAAAATTCAGAATATCTATATTGCAAGATCAACTGGGGTTGCTCCAGTTATTACTTATCCAATACTAACGGATGGATATGGAGATCCTATATTAGACTCTGAAGGAAATACTTAGGAAGATTTGACTGCTTTTGATAAAAAATTACCAGAAGGCTGGTCAGAAACTCCAGTTAGTATTGGTCCAGCTACTCCATATGTATTTATATCAACACGTAAGAGAGTAGAAGGATTATGGAAAAGATATTCTGAACCAGCTCAATACGGTAGGTGGGCATTCGACAGTTAGTTAGAGTTACGATATACTATTACTTCTGGAGATAAACCAGCTGTTAATACTACAAGTGATGATCCAGGAAGTTAGTGGTCTAGTGATACTCCAGATAGTTTTACTGGAAAAATGTGGATGATTACTGCAACATCAGTAAATGGAGTATTGAATAGTGATGAAAACAACGTTAGATGGCATGGTCCTCATTTGATGTCAATTATACAATAATGGAATTTAGTATTGATATACATACCCAGATTACTGGGGAAATAACTATTGAAGACTTCTCTAAGGAATATGGATAGTATATTGATGAAGATTTAGAAGTAGTAACTTCTTACGACTCTTATAAGTATAGTGAGAGTGCTACTCTAAATACTATCATCAAGGTAAGTATAGGGGATGCCACACTAATAGATGTCCTTTTAAATGACCATACAGAAGATTTAGATTCATGTACATTTAAAGTAAAAGAGGATGGATATTATGTGGTAGATCATATAATACTTCCTAATATGAAGTGGTATGAAAATTCATCTGATGAATATAAGGAATACTACGAAACTATCTATGTTACAGATGGGGAGAAACTATATAAAGAAGTAGAAGGAGAGTTAGAAGAGTGTACAGTAAAGGAAATTCTAGAAAGAAACATAGAAGGCACTACTATCAAGAAATGTAAGGTCGATGTATTCTTTACTGGGAATTTACAATAGTGCTATATTAATTATTGTAAAAAATTATTTGATGGTCTCCTAAATAAATGTGTTACCAATGAACATGAGGCAGATATTTTTGCCAGAGATTTTATTTGGATGACTCTCAACATTATAGATTATTTAATAGGCTTTAAACAATTCATGGAAGCTGAAAGGTTACTAGCAATGTTCCGCACTTGTGGAGGATTCTGTAATACTCGCTATCATGGACATAAACATATAAGTTGTGGATGCTCTTAAAAGAAAGGCTATTAAAAGGTATGAAGAGTTTCTTGGAAGAATTAAGAAAGGATATAGACCAGATTATCAAGATATTTTGAATTTAATCTGTTTTATTAATCTACCTGTAAAACTAGATAATCACGAATTTATTAAATAGCAACTATTAAATCATAATGATACAGCCTATTTACACTTCGGTAAGCAATGCTGATATAAAGCCTTGTGGAAAGAAAGGACATTTAATAAAAAGTGAGCCTATACCACTTCTAAGAGATAATTACTTAGGAGAATATAGAACAGAACTAGAAAGAGCTAAGGTTAGAAAAAACTTAGGAATTGCTGATGAGTAGAGTCTTCTTTGGGGAAATATTAGTGGAACCATAGAGGCTTAGAAAGACTTGGTTTAGTATATTGAACAAAAATGGACATATACTAGCGATGTTGCAGAAAATATTAACACCGTAAAAGATGCATTAGACTATGCATTATTTTTTATTAGTTAGTATGAGGCTAATACTGAGGAAATAGAAGAGATAAAGGTTGATATAAGTAATATTAGGACTAGTATTTAGGTATTAGGAGAAGATCTGAAAAGAGAGATTGATACTAATAGGGAAGGACTAAATAACTTATCTTAGGATATAATCGAAATTAATTAGGCAATATCAGACCTCAACACTGCTATAGAAAATATAGATGTTGATAAGAACATTCTTAATTGGATTAAAAACAACCTTTAGAACTCTAAGACTGTAGAGATAAAGGAGGATAATACTATAGAAGTCATTCTTTCTAAGTAGGATAATAATGCTATTCATTTAATCGAATAGGAATTACCTCCTACAGAAGAAGGAGAGGAGCCTTCTACTATAACCCTTCCAGGAATTTATGTAAAGAATCTAGAACCTTAGTTAGAAGAAGCTTAGAAATCTATAGGAGAAGTATAGAAAGCTCAAGAAGAGACTAATGAAAAGGTTAGCACTAATAGCGAGAGTATTACAAATATCTAGACTAGTCTAGAAACTATAGCTACCTATTAGACAGAACTTCCTGATGATACAACTTCTACTGTTATAGAAGGTACTACCGTTGAAAAATTAAAAGGGAAACCATTTAATGAAATCATAGATACTTTACTATTCCCAACAGTAGTTAGAGATTTAATATATCCATAGTTGTATTATAGCTTTGCTTCCCAAATTGTGGAAGTAGGAACTGCGCTACTAACTCCAACCTTAACTTTCGTAAAAAATGATGCAGGAGAAGAAACTGACAGAGAAGAAGTCATTACTTATAACGGTTCTCCTATAGAGTCTGTTACATATGATTCTATTGGGATTTATACTCATTCTGGTACAGTGAATTATGCTGCTGGAGAATACTTAGTAAACAATAAGGGAGAAGTTACAGATAAAAGGGTGGAAGCTGGTTCTATATCAGCAACTGCACAAGTAACAGCTACTTATCCTTGGTATTCTGGAAATACTGATGGATTGATAAAATAGTCCCTAGTTCCATTTAATTAGGCTTCTGGCACTATTACATTCTCATTAAGTGGTAAGGCTATTATAAAATTACCAGGAAGTAATACTCAGCTAAATTCCTTCACAGTAGATGGAGGATTGGGATATTTGAATGTCGATTTAAATGGTTGGGAAGCTTCTACTGAACAAATAAATGGATTCCCATATAAAGTATGGACTAAGAAGGATACCTACTCTTCAGCACTGCCTCACCAAATTAACTTTATTCTATCACAGTAATGGCATTTAAATATACAGGTGATGCTACCCTAGGTGTTGGTTTAACCGTAGAAACTCCGAAGCCTCTGGATAATAGAACAGTAGTTGATAACCTAGAGGAGCTATATTCTATTCCAGAGAAATATGCTTATCAGGGCATGACCGTATCTAATATAGATAACGGAAATATTTATATGCTTATTGATAAGTCCAAGATTAAATATAAAGAAGGATGGAAAGCATCTTATGAGTCTATCCAGATAATAGCTTGTACAGAAGCTGAATATAAAGAATGGTCTGCTAATACTACAGAAAACTTTAAACCAATAGATGAGAGTAAAACATATCTTCATGCTGAAACATATTATTATATATATGAGGACAGCCTAGACGATAATTAGTTTTACCTATCAGCAGAATGGGGTAAGAAAATAGAAGAGTAGTTAAAGCAGAAAGCTCTTAATACTACAGTTGTATAGATTAGAAATGATTTAGACTAGACTATTTAGAATCTTTCTAAGTATGCAACATTAGAAGAATTAACTGCTAATTATGCTCCTAAGGCGGACCTAGATTTGGAAGATCCAGAATCCCTTTTATCTAAAGCTCTATCTAACCACTATACTAAACAGGAAACTGATGATATATTTGTTACTAAGGAAAGTCTTAGAGGGGAAGGAATGGAAGGAGATGATTTCGTCTTTGTTACTAAAAAGCAATATGACGAAGATTAGTAGGCTATCTAGAGCGAATTAGATAAGACTTTAAAAGTAGATAGAGATGGTTCTCTGGAAAGCATTACTGTGGGACAGATAAAATCTCCAGTGATTGAAGGAGAGGATTAGCTAGTAGTAGATGTTAAATCAGACGGATTGTTTGTTGGAGAAGATCAATTTGCTATGATGTCTGATGTTCCAAATTTAGTTACATTAACTGAAGAGGAATATTTAAAACTGGTAGAAGATGGTACTCTAGAACCTGACACATACTATTATGTGTATGACGTGACAAATGACGCTAAAGTCTATATTACTAAAGAGTATCTAGATTAGAATTACCATACTACTCATTAGTATTAGTCATGGGTAGCTACCAACTACTACTCAAAATCTCAGATTGATGAGATCGTTGCTGGTTTACAGAAACTTGGGAGCTACGTCACTACAGAAGATATTAAAGCATATTACACTAGTCAATAGGTAGATGAAAAGTTTCTTACAAAAGAGAATGCTCAATCTACATACGCTACCTAGCAGTCGTTAACTGAGCTGTCTGGATAGATAGCAGAAGAGTATGTAACAAAGGATAGTTTGAGAGGAGATTCTCCCGAGACTGGTGATGATGACTTTATATTTGTTACTTAGAATAAATATCAATAGGATTAGACTGCTGCTTCCCAAGAATTTAATACTAAGCTATTAAAATCAGAATAGATAGAAACTTCTGACATTACTATTTAGAAAATTGTAGAAAAAGAAGTACAATAGGGAACAACTGAAGAAAGTCCAGGAGATATAGTAATAGAGCAAACTATTGAAAGCTCTGTTAATCTTACTACTAAAGATAATAGGTTATTAGCATCAGGTAAACAAGTTGCTCTTATTGAAGAAGTTCCAAAATTAGTATGTTTACCTTAGACTGATTATGATAACCTAGTTGAAAATAATAAGACAGAGAACGATACTTATTACTGTACTTACGGAGAAAAAGATATATAGGATACAGGATATGTTAGAAGCGAATATCTTACTGAAAAGTACTATACTAAAGCAGAGGTAGAAGCTTTAATACAGGAAGCTGTAAGCGAATTATAGAAAAAGATAGATGCAATATAGCCTGGTTCGGGCAGTGCATCAGTAGATGAATCAAATGAACAATTAATATTTTAAACAAGATGGGAACAATTTATATTGACGGACAGTTTAAAAGCTCTGCTAAGCCTGTAAAAGTTGTTGGTGGCAGTGTAGGAGGGTCTGGAGTAGATCCTGATACTCTCAAGAACTATGCTACTAAAGCAGAACTTCAGAAAGCTGTTGAGGACTTAACTGCTTCCATAGAAGGAATAGATCATGATGTAGTTGAAGAAACTTTAATAATATAGTAATATGGCAGCTATCAAATCTATAAAGGTAGGAGAAATTACATACGACTTAAAGGCTACTTATGATGGTTCTGGCAACAATATTGCCGAGACCTATGCTAAATCTAGTGCTATTCCGACTAAAGTATCATAGTTAAGTAATGATAAAAACTACCTAACAGAACATTAGGACATTAGTGGTTTAGCAACTAAAGAATAGATAGACGAAAAAGTAGACAAGGAATCAGGAAAAGGTCTTTCTGAAGCTAATTATACTGAATTAGAAAAATAGAAGCTTTAGGGTGTAGAAGATGGTGCAAATAATTATGAACACCCAACTACAGCGGGATATAAACATATTCCCTCTGGAGGAGCAGCAGGATAGATTTTAACTTACTCTAATGATGGTACTGCCCAATGGGCAGATTCTAGCACTAAGTTAGATTAGCAATTCTAGGCACTTAATGAGGCTTGGGAAGAACTTCAGAAAGCTTAGCAAAATTTAGATAGCTAGGTAACAGCTATGACTAGTAACGCAGATCTTTACTCCTATGGAGTAGAATGGGATATAACTGTATCTTCTCCGGTTCTCACCAGAATTGGAAACCCGTTACTGCATAAATCACTTCCTATTCAATCTGCTTATAGAGGATGCGTAGCCAATGGAGCTAATATAAACTATTTCTTACATCCAGATAATTGGGCTTATAAGGAAGACGGTACTACTCCCTCTGTGCTTGATGGTAGTGAAGGAACTGTTAGGGTTAACACTCCTAAGTTCTATGGTAAGTCTGGTTCCAATGGAAATAAAAGATGGGTAAGAGAATCAACTGTTAAGATAGACGACTCTTGGGTTGAAATACCGGAATTGTTAATTGATGCATATAGAAGCACAGTTGATACTACAGTATCTGCAACTCCAAAGGCTGTATCAGTAGTTAATACTACTACAGCATTTAGAGGAGGTGGAAATAGAGCATAGTTCGACGAGTACTTGACTACTAAGCTGGAGACTAAAGATATTTTCAGAAGCGACTTAGGAAAACCAAGAACGAATATTTCCAGAGCCACAATGAGAACTTATGCTACAAACGCAGGTTCTGAATTACTATGTTACGAATATTACAAGTGGATATTCTACTGGAATTATGTAATAGAATATGCTAACTTTAACTCTTAGGCTACATATGAGGCAGAGCTTACTGCTGATGGCTATCATTAGGGAGGTCTTGGACCCGGAGTTACGGATTGGAGTAATTCTGCCACAAGTTGGTCTGGATATAACGGAACTTATCCTCTTACTCCATGCGGTCACTGTAACGATATTGGTAACTTCACAGGAGTTAAAGATTTAGTTATCCCAGGATGCACTGCAACAGATGGGACTAGTATAGTAGCTACTCATACCTTTAAAGTACCACGTTGGAGAGGCTTTGATAATCCATTTGGAGACATTTGGACAAACCTAGATGGAGTAGTTATTCAAAGAACTGCAGCGAATGAAATAAGTAGTGTATATACTACCACAGATAAAGCGGAGTTTACTGACGTAATTGGCAACAAGACTATAGCCGGATACGAGGTAGCACAAGATGGATACATTAAAGAGTTTGATTTAGGAGAGACAGCGGAGATTATACCATCTTCTTGTACTGGAGCTTCAATTACTACTTATATGTGTGACTACCACTATTGTAACGCTAGCTCTACAGCGCTTCGCACGCTGCTGGTGGGCAGCCGCGCGTATGATGGCGGCTATGCGGGTCTCGGCTTTTTCTATTCTAACTATGGCGTCGGCACTGCCTATTCCTATGTCGGGTTCAGAACTCTAAATAGAGTATCTTAAGATATAAAAATATAAAAAATCAGTTTAGATAATAAACTGTAGGATATTACTTCTAAAAACCGTTGATTGGCAAAAAAGAACTGCTAGTAGGCAGCAACGCGAATAATGGCAGCAATGCAGGTCTCAGCTATTTCAATTCTAACAATGACGTCAGCAATGCCAATTCCAATGTCGAGTTATTATATATTTAGAAACAATTTTAATTTTTACCTTATTTAGTTTGCTAAGTAATATCCTTGCCTCTAGGCAAAAAATAACGTAGTGTTGAATGAAGGGTGTTAGTAGGTTATCTCGAACGCTTCCGATGAAATATATAAAAAATTGAAACGTGTAGGATATTTGCACGAGAAAGTATACGCTGAAGATAACATCGAACTAGCTGACGATAAAGCTAGAAGAAATAAGTCTATTAGATGTGGAATCAAGCAGCATGATAAGAATAGATTAAAAGAAAATAAGGAATTATCCGATAAGTTAAGGGATTTGATTTATCAAACCTCTGAATATAGTACCTTTATAATATACGAACCTAAAGAAAGATTAATCTTTAGACTTCCATACTATCCAGATAGAATAACTCACCATGCTATAATGAATATTATGGAGCCTATTTGGACTAGTATATTTATAGACCAAACATATTCCTCTATACGAAATAGAGGTATTCATAAAGTAGAGTATGATTTGTTTAAGGTGTTATAGAAACATCCAGAAGAAACAAAGTATTGCTTGAAAATGGATATAAAAAAATTCTATCCTTCTATAACTCACGACATTTTATACGAAATGTTATAGAGAAAGATAAAGGATAAAAAACTATTAAAACTGTTGAAAGAAATAATTTATTCAGCGAAGGGAGTTCCTATTGGAAATTATCTATCACAATTCTTTGCAAATTTATATCTGACATATTTTGACCACTGGGTAAAAGAGGAGTTAAAATGTAAGTACTACTTTCGATATGCTGACGATATTGTGATTCTTGGTAATGACAAGAATTATTTGAGAAATGTATTAGTATCTATAAAACTATACCTTAGACAGGTTCTCAATTTAGAGCTAAAGCCTAATTATCAAATATTCCCTGTAGAAAGTAGGGGCATTGATTTTGTAGGTTATAAATTTTATCATACTCACGTTCTCCTTCGAAAGTCTATAAAAACTAGACTATTCAAGTTAATAAATCTATATAAATAGAATAAAATTGATAGAGAAGAACTGAATGTAAGAATAAGGTCATACTTTGGATGGATGAAATTTTGTAACTCTAAGAATCTACTACAAAAGGTAGAAAAATTAACTGGCTTGAAATTCTCAAACTGGAATGGAAAAGAAGTTAATGTATCTAGGTTTTATAATAAATATATTCATATTATAGAGGTTGTTGATTATAACAGTCATTTTAGAATACACTTTGTTTATAACAACAAATCCTATTATTTTAAAAGTAGAAATAAGAAATTATACCATTCTCTACTTAGATACAAATTTCCTCTAAATTTTAAAATAACACCTTATGTTAGAACCGAATAGAATACAAATGAACGTTTATCCTTAGACAATCCAAAAACTTGGGAACGGTACTTATTACTATAACTATGATATAAAAGAAGTCGAAGCTGAAGTAACGGACTAGGAAGGAGATACTAAATTAGAGCTTTAGTATAACTTTATCTAGGTTTTACTTAGCGGGCAACCTAATTATAAGGATTGTGTAAAGGCAATTGTTAGAAGTTTTCTTACTGTTGATGAAGAATTTGATTTAATCAATTCATACAACAGTTATACAGAGAATCCTACAGAGGATTCCGAAGCTTTACTGGAATACAAAGAATATCTCAGTAAATTAAAAGAGATTAAAGCCAAAGTCAAAGAAGATTTTGCTAAATTATGATATATAGAAATGGTAAGTTAATATTACAGGTCCAAAAAGATATTCTAGAACTTGTTGAACAGGTTTAGTAGAGAGTACAAAAGAATATTGGAGCTATATATAAGGGGTCGTAGTTAGTCTGGCTTACCGTATACGATGCTGTTAGAAGCTGTTTTGGTAGTGGAACTTGGCTACAAGACAGACCTTGGTTAAAAGATGATTCATGGAAAAATAATTGATTGTAAAAAATGGCAAAATTTGAAAATTTACCTAATCAGATTACAGATTTGCTAACAGAGTGGGATGGTCACTCTGGTATGGAAGTTGAAGACTTTATTTGCCGTAAAATAGAAAAGACTGAAGGTTAGGATATAGTAGACGCATCCTATGATTCAACTACTAGTATCCTAACTCTTCTTAAAGAGAATGGGGAGAAGGTAGAGGCAGAAGTATCTGTTATACCTCCAACATATTCTTATGGAATTATGGTGTATGGAGTTATGTTAGATAATGACTCTTCTAAGATATATACCGAGGCAAATAGCTCATTGTTAATGCAGTACAACTCAGATAGAAATGTTAAGGTTGGTATTGCTATGTATGCTGTTGCTACTACATCTGTAACAACAGACAGAATTGGACCTTTTAATGTTAAGATAAGTTATGGTACTTAGTCAGGAACATTTAGAGTTAATAATATCAAATATAATTAGTGTATTATAGACCCTTCTACTGGAGCTATAACTGGAGTAAACATACCATCAGACTAGTTAATAAATACTCTAGCTTGGATAGATATTACTAACTTATTTACAAAAACTTAGTCAGCTAAGAAAATTACAGCACAAGTAGTAGATGATCCGGAAGTACAAGATACTCTAGAACTTCCTATTACTACTGAGGTAATTACTCTAGATTATAACGGAGAAGTAGTTTTAGCTAATAACTTAGTTAACTTCTCACTTACAGGAGGTACAACTAGTAATTACCACCTAGAAGGTTTTAATAACGGAGTATAGTTTACTACTAGCGGTGGAGTTTTGAATTACGCTGGCCTATAGTCCGGACTTAATCAACTAGCTGTTAGAGCAGTACATAATACTGAAAGCTCTATTTATACCGATTATATCTATGTTGATATTATATATACGTATAATTGCTAGGATACTGTAGTAGCCATAAACGGAGTAAGTAATGGTATTGCAAATAATGGTGTTGCTACATTATATGAACTAACAGTTTTCAGCCCAGATAATAGTTCAATGGCTATTACTACATATCTGGAAAATGAAATGCCTGATTCAGGTAGTATGAATCCTACTGAAATTATGAAGTATGAGGTTATAGGAGCTTCTTCATATGACGAATCGGGGGTATATGATACTTCATATAAGAAATATATAGAAATAAATAGTAGTGACTCAGAAAAATATCTGGTTATTAAAGTAGACGATGCCTACTATAAGTTCTATACAGTATTTACTAATAGTTTAGGACAGACTACTGCTTATACTAGTAACTTCAAGACTATGAGAGTAGAAGCAGTTAATCCAGAATTTATATATTCTCAGGATGTTGCTCCTTCCAAAAACTTTGACTAGATTGAAGGATATTTAAATGATATTTTTGTTACAGATGAGTATGCTACCTCATCTAGACCAGCTACTGTGATTTCTACATTAGAATCATCAGATGGATGGCATGAAGAGGATGGACGTACTATATTCAAAGTATCTGCTCAAGATAATGCCATTCTTAAATCTCCTATGAGTTTGGGATTAGGAAACAGCTTTACAATAGAATTGGGATTCAAAACCTACAATATTAGTGACGAGAGTAAGCCTATTGCCACTATTGGAAACTTTCAACTAAGACCTACATAGTTCTGTTGGAATACTGAAGATAACGACTTGTTTAATGCTAGAAATGCACAGTTCCAAGAAGGGGTAGAAACCCATGTACTTATAACAGTACAAAAAGGATTTACAATATCTAAAAACGATATTTACTATCCTGATTTCTTAGCAAGTTTCTAGAGCGCTTTCGACTAGGCTGCTCCTAATACAACTATAAACTTAGTTAGAATTTATGTAAACGGAGTAATAGATAGAGAAATTTCTCTTACTGATTCCGAACTTAATACGTTCGCATAGGCAGCTTTATAGGTTAATCCTACTACAGCTGATATTGATTTCTATCTATTTAGAGTATATAATAGTATAGCTTTAACCTTTAACCAAGTACAGAAGAACTATCTTTCTTTCTTGAAAGAAAAAACTTCAAAAGAAGAGTTCTTTGATAAGAACGATATACTTGGAACTAATGGAGAAATTTCTTTCCAGAAAGCTAATCAAAAATATAATACACTAGTTTACGTCTTCCCTGCTGGAGCTAAGTTCCCACATAGAGCTTGGGGTGGAGAAGATAATGAAACTCCTCCATAGGAAACAACTCAGAAAAAACTTCCAGTAACATTATTTGTTAACTATATAAACGAAACAATTAATAAGTTATATGGAGGTAGATTAACCTAGGGATAGGTAAAAGGGCAGGGTTCTTCTGCAATGAGATACTTAATTTGGAATGTTACATATGCTCTAAATAAGTTTAAGACAGCAGAAGAAGTTAAGATAAAAAGTCCATTTACTCCCTATTCGTAGTTAGATCCAGAAACCAACACCTTTAGAGGAGATGCCTCCACTACTAAGGGTTATTATGTAATGCCTCCTTACGATGGCTAGCAAGACACTACAGCTTATAAGATTACTAAATTAGTTGGAAAAGTAAACTTTGCTTCTTCTATGCAGTCTCATAAGATTGGGTCATGTAAACTATTTGATGATGCCTATAAGGCATCTAGAGGAAATCTAATATCAGGAGGATAGAAAGCTGTACATGAAGAACCATTCTTATATTTCTATTGGGAAACAGATTTAGAAGATGTTTCTAATATAGAGCTTGCCGACTTGTTAGACAACAATGAGTCTATTAAATTTATGGGATTCCAAACTTGGGGAGCCGGTAAAGGAGATGACGCTTCGAGCGGATATGATGAAGATAAAACTCCAGAGTATTTAATGCTTGAAGGCGGAGAAAATACCGACCCATCAGTTAACTTTAGATGTCCTTGGCAATCTCTTCAAAGAGCAACTGGCGTTCTAGGAGAAGATACTTACGGACTAACTAATTAGCCCACTATTACTTATGCTAATTCTCTTCTTCGTCCTTGGGATAATCTTCTAATTGAAGATGAATCTGTGGTGTACGACCAGAGAGGAGCATGGGATATCGACTACGGCTGTGAAGAAGTAGAGAACGAAAGCGGTAAAACTTATTTCTAGTTTGCAGAGTCAGTTCATGAATCTTTGAAGAAATTTAGAGAGTTTTATGACTTTGTATATACTCACGACTATAATGTAGTTTAGACTAGTGCAACTAGCCCTTCTGGATGGGATGTTACTAAAAAGTATATTGTAACAGCAAGTACTTGTACATTAAATCCAACTAGTCATAAGTCTGGAGATATTTATCGTTATGATGATATTAACGGATAGTGGGTATGTGCAGGAGTAAGCTACGAATCAGCTACAGGCTGGGCAAGAGCTAATATATACGAGTTAGCTGGAACAAGTAGTGCTTTAGGTATTCCGGCAGCACTAGATGCAATGAAAGCTAATTTCATTACTGGAATTAAAAACTACATTGATGTAAATGATATTGCATTCCATCAAGCATTTATTAAGTTTGTATCCGGAACAGATAATAGAGCAAAAAATACATATTTCCAAATAATTGGAAAACTTAGAGAAGATAATGGAGAGGGAGCATTTGTAGAGAATGGTAAGGGTGACTATCTAGTCAGACTGCTAGGAGACGACTTAGATACTATATTAGTGACTGATAATAACGGTCTTCAGTCTAAACCTTATAATCTATTAGAAACTTCTTATAGAGAATCTGACTCTGTTTATTGGGGAGACGCTAATAACATATTCTTCTATATGTTTGACCAATGCTTTGAGTCAGAGATTAAAACATATTTAGCAAGTGTTATAAATACTGCATTTAAGAATAGTAATAGCGTGGAAGACAAGTCTAACCACTTCTATAAAGTATTCTTTGATGTTCAAGAAACATTCCCAGCAATAGCATATAACCATACTGCTAAGATATATTATGAAAATGCTTAGGCTATTAAAAATTCTAAGGTACTTTCATATTATGGTAACAACGAGATTGAACCTATCGAACAAAGCCACGGCTCTTGCTTAGCTTGTGAGAAATAGTTCATGACCAAGAGATTTGCATTCCTTTCTACTTATGCATAGACTTCTTTAGGAGCTATTGCACTAAGAACTGCAAGTTCTGCAGGTAGTGGTGATACTCTGAGATTAAGAATGGAGTTTGAACCATATTAGGATTGCTATCCTGTTTATCATTACAACGGTAAAAACCTTTATCTATCTAATTTCTAGACATCTAACTTTGATGCAATTAAGAATTTAGCATAGACAGGAAATAGTTATACAGCCGAAATCAATCAAGGAGATCCTGCAATTAACCAAGGTATATACTTAACTACTTTATATAAGAAGTTAAATATTTTAGGTTTAAAGATGTCTACTATTGATGCAGATTTTGCTAGAACTACTGAGTTCCAAATTGATAATGCTTAGTTAGACGATTATACTAGTCTATTCCCAAGCGATTATCCGGACTTAGCTATCAGCTTATTTACTCCTTCATTCCCAGTGTTAGAGAGCTTAACTCTTAGAAATATGACACTTCCTACAGAAATGGATTTGTCTAAGTTCTTAAAGTTAGAGACTATAGACTTCTCTAAGACTACTACTAAGAGCGTAGTATTCCCACAAACTGGTAGACTAAAGAATGTAATTCTTCCTGATACTATAGAAACATTTAGAATCTATGATAATCCAGGATTGACTGATATTACATTTGAAGGATTGAATAATTTATCAACAGTATATATTGACTGTGATAATGTAGGAAGTTTTGATGTAGCTAATTTCTGCGAATAGTTAATTAACTGCAATGCCCTTCAATCAGTAACTATTAGAAATGCTAATCTGTATATAACAGAAGATGCATTAAGAAAGATGATTCTTACTAATACTTGTAACTTAACTGGAGATATTTACATTGTAAATACTGCAGGAAGCACTTAGTTGAAGGCTATTAGCTTTGCTACAAAGCAGTTATTAGTTAATACATTTGGAGACATTTCTAGTTCTTCTTCTAAGATTAGAATCCATTTCCAAAGTGCTGAAATCCTAGACTTTAGTTGTGCAGGGGAAGTTTCTGTATATTACTAGGCTGGAGAATCCGGAACTATCGTTCGTCAAAACCTATTTGACATTACAGTAGATTCTGGTAATGATGTTGAAATAAAATCTGGAACTAACCCTTATAATCCATCAGTAAATGGATACTTAGATATTACTTACTCTATGTCAGGAGTATCAACTGATATTGCTACTATTGATTAGACTGGTGCTATTACCTTGAAGAAGGAATCTAGTAGTACTGCTACAGTAACTATTAGTATGAAGGTTGCTAATAGTGGAACTCCCATTAGAAAAACTGTTAAAGTAAGCTTCGCTTGGAAGGCTCCTTAGCTTGGAGACTTTGCATATGCTGATGGTACGTTTACTAGCTCATTTGATGCTACTAAGACTTTAGTTGGTCTAGTGTATGCAAAAGATGAAAGTGATGATACGTCTGGAGTAGTTTACATCATTGGTAAGGAATACACTGATGAAGAAAAGTCTTATTACTTAGGATATAGTGCAGATGGAAATTCTGGTTCTCAGGAATAGATATTACAACAGCTGTATTAGGTACAAGCCTATTTGTCTAGCGTGTCTGTTTCTAATTATGAAACTGTTTCTGGTACTGCTACTCCTAACTTAATTAATAATATTAATGTATCTACCTACAACATACAGGTAAATACAGCATTTGCTGGTAAGTCTGATACTGAATTATATATTAATCATGTAAATAGTAAGTTACTTCCTATTTTGTATAATAACTCAGCTTGTAAGCCTTATATTAGCAGAAAACAAGTTTCTTCAGGAGGTGGTACTTCATGGGAATACTACATAGAATCTAAGTCTAACTTAAATAATCTATGTGAAGCTATTCAGACAGTATGGACCAATGCTTCTGGAACAGATATTATGAGCTGTCTATTATATCCATACTTCTATAGTATGTAGGTATATGAACCGTCTGTAAAGGATGGAGAAACTCTAAATTCAGCTTATAAGAAAGGTAATTGGTATGCTCCTTCAGTAGCTGAGTTCTCTAGAATTATTTACTATAGAGGTTATAGTGTCTCTGGAAGTAATTTCAATACTGGAGATACAGTAAGATAGCCTATTAGTACCTCAGTTGCCAATGGAGGTGGAGTGCTAACAACTCCAATTTTCTCTATTGCATATTCTAGAGCTAACAACTAGTTCCCATCTGTATGGTCTAATATAGTAGGTTCTGGAGATAATGCTGGAGTAAATAATATTACTACTTCTATTAACTCGTCAGCTGCTAACAACTATTCTTATCAAAGAACTTAGCAATATGACGGAGGTTCTGGAGGTTATACATACTCTAATGAATGGGTTACTGGTAGTTATAACGACCCATCATACTGGAACACAGTTCAATATAATAATGCTTGGAGATTAACTAAACATCAAGGAGTACCATTTACTAAATTTAATTATTCTAAGAATGGCTGATAATTTCATGCAAATAAGTCACGATAATCGTTATTATGTAATTAATAAGGATGACTCTTTGAAATCCTTACTCACTCACGAGGAGCTGTTAAGGCTCCCCTTGAGTGTTTGGAAGGAGTTATTTGAGCGAAAAGATGGAGTATGTTATTTTAAATTAATGCTTCCAGTTTTAGAAGCAGCTATTAAAGCATATGATAAATCATCTAACGTTGATTCGTTCTATTATAACGACAAAGAGTATTGGTTAGATAAAGCTACTAGAGTCGGACTACAAAATTTAGCTAATTGTAGTACTGGTAATATGTCTTTGGTTCTTGGTAGTGAAATAATCGAATTACCAGTAGACAAGGTAAAAGAATTTCTAGCTTAGCTAGAGGTGTACGCTGGGAAATGTTATGTAAACACAACTCAACATCTATTAGCTATAAAAGAGCTTAAGACAGTTGAAGATGTTATAAAATATGATTATACTTCTGGGTATCCAGATAAGATTACGTTAAATGAATGAGAATTTAGAAAAGGATAAAATATAGCTAGGGAATGAAAAGCCCTAGCTACTTCCTTCTAAATCATTACTTAATACTATAAAGCTTGGCTATGATACTAAGCCAGTTCCTCCACCTCCTGAAAATCATATTGATTTTATAGAAGGGGATTCTGTGATGACTACCATAAGTACAGGGTTTGAGCATAATGACAAGCCAGTTCCTCCACCTCCTGAAATCAACCTTAGCTGTAAAACTCCGAAACATAAAAATCCAGATTCAGTTATAGGAAGTGTAGATACGGGATTCGGATGTGATAATTAGCTTATTAGAGAATGTCCAAAACCAAAATATAAAACTCATTTATGTAAAGAAAATTATTTAGGCGAGTTTAAAACAGAATCTGAGAAGACGCTAGCTAGAACTAATCTAGGAGTTTATAGTAAAGAAGAAATAGATAGAATTGTAGGTCAAATTGTGGAAAACAATAACAACAATTTTATCACTAAAAAGGAAGTTCAGAATATGATAGCCGACTTAGATTTTGTAGATTCTACACTAAAATCTTATATAGACTACCAAATACCTAATAATTTATTTAAATTATGAGTACAACACAAATAAAAAGATTATTTCAATCAAAAACTGAATTTGTCCCTATTACCTTAGCGGAGGCAGTAGTAGTAAATACCTCTAATATTCCAGGACTTTCATCATTAGGAATAACAACTCTTGACAAGGTATTAAGAACTACAATGGGAGTTGTAGGAACTAATGCTGGAGATATTGCTGTGTTGAAGAATACAGTTCAACAAATTAATACAGCCTTAGAGGGTAAACAGGACAAGCTTACTGCTGGTGTAGGTATTACTATTTCTCCAGAAGGAGTTATTAGTACTACTAATAGCATAGAACTATACAAGATAGTTACTTAGCTACCAACAGCGTCAAAAGACTGTTTAAATTCTATATATTTAGTTCCTGCACCATCTGGTACTGCAGGAAATATTTTTATCGAATATATTTGTGTGTATGAAAATACGCAGGCGAAATATATTTGGGAAAAAATTGGAGAAGTCCAAACAGATGTAGATTTATCTGGTTATGTAACTAAAGAAACCTTTAATTAGACTATTAATACTATTAATGGCTAGTTAGCAAACACTATCACTGCTAAAGATGTTACTACATCAGATGGTGCTTCTAAGGTAGTAGTTAATTATACTATTCCATCAGATTTATATGACAGTATGGTCAATACAGATAGCACAGACCAAGTAATAGGAGGATAATCATGGAATTAACTATTAAACAACTTAAGCAACATGGTTAGATATTCGTTCCTTAGACTACTGCTGAAGCTGTTTTAGTTAAAGATGGTGAGGAAGTTATTACTCTTGATAATATGCTAGAAAGAAAGATTGAGCAGATTATTACTCCTGCTGGGTCTGGACTATAGGCATTTAAGCAAGAAAAGAATATAATTCTTACTCACTCCAACTCCATAACTGCAAATGAATCTCCTTCTTCAGTAAAGGTAAAATACGATAATCGAGGACACATAGTAGAAGTCGCTCCTACTAGTAATGTGACGGTAATAGTGGACCAAGAAGGTTATCTTTAGTATAACGGGTCAGAAGACCGGAATCTGCTTCTGGGGAATGATTTTGGAATAGATGAAGATAATAAAATTATACTAAAATGGAATCATTTATAATATGGCACTATTAAATTTTGCTAATACCTATGCTGAAATATCAGGCAATCTTATTTTGCCGGAATCTGCTTCTGGGGATTACGTAAAGCTATTCTTTTCTAAAGACGGTCACATTATATCTCATGGAAAGGATTTTACTCCCACATTTACTCCTACAGTAAGAGGTTTAGTTCCTATTTCTAGCGGTAAAGCCACTGAAATATTTAGAGGAAATGCTACCTGGGCTGAGATAACAACCACAGACTTGCCAATAGCTGAAAATACCTCTGTAAATAATACAACAACCCTATTTACTACTCAGTAGGTTCATTAGATAATTAATGCTAGCTTTGCTGCTAACGATGCAATGCGGTATAGGGGTACTATTACTTATAGTAATGGAAGCTATACGACACATACCGTTGCTGGAGTAGAGGTTTAGGGATTTCCCACTAAATGTGAGGTCGGAGATACCTATAGAGTAACTTCTCAGGGAACTTATGCTGGATAGACGTGTTCAGCTGGCGACTTACTAATATGTATACAAGATGGAACAGGAAGTGGATTAAACACTGCAGCTTATTGGACAGCTATAGAAGCAAATATTAACGGATAGGTTAAACACACTGTCAACGGTACTTCTATATATGTTTATAGTAATAGTACTAATACATTTACCATTTATGCTCCAACAACTGGTGGTACTTAGGGTTAGGTACTACTTAGTAATGGTAGTGCTGCTCCTACTTGGGCCGCACAGTCTACTTTAGTAGTAGGAGAAGCTAAGAGGGTTAGTAACGCATTGTCACTTGGTGCAGGCTTAACTTTTGGAACTGCTGGAGTTACTTATAATGGTAGTGCAGCTAGAACAATATCTCTAGTAGCCGCAACTACTACTACTATAGGAGGAGTAATTGTAGATAAAGACTCTACGAATAAAACAATTTCTGTTACTAGCGCTGGAAGCATTTATTTAACTAAACAGAATGTTATTAATGCTTTAGGTTACGACCCAGCGGCAGAAGATTCATGGAGACCTATTACTATTGGAGGTGTATCAATCGGAGACAAGACACTAAACTTCGCACCATCTGAAGATGTTTATTTAAAAGCAGACTCTAACGGGGGCGACATACAAGATATTAGTTTTGGAATAAACTGGTATAATATCAGTACTAAAAAACACGAAACAGCATAATCTATGAAGATAGCATACAATCCTACTACGGCGGCAGCTTTAACAACTGCTCCCAATAATAATGATATAACCTTTGACTTAAAAGGCTTAAATATCTTTACTAGAGGGATAAAGTTTAAAGGGACAGATACTACTTACTCGGTATTTAAAAAACATACTTCTAGTGGAAGTGGAGGTTATAACGGATTGGTGCCTGTCCCTTCATATACTGCAACAAATGTTAGATTTTTAAGGGAAGATGGTACCTGGTCCATACCTGCGGCTGCGGCATTCATTTATACCCAATTAACTAATCAAGATCTAGATGATTACTTAGACGAAGGGAGATGGTACTATGCTGGCGGTGGTAATACCACAACGAACAAACCTAGTGGAGTAGATGCATATGAATTATATGTTGGTCGAAATGCTAGTGGTTATCGTTATTAGAAGTTAATTACTTCTAATGGTCTGATATGGTTTAGATACCATGATTCTTCTGCTTGGAAAACTTGGGTTAGATGGTATACAGACATGAATACTGATTAGAAAGTATTGTAGTCTGCTACCACTACCTCAAATTATAGACCTCTTGCTTTAGGTTATACTAACACAAGTACCACTGCTGATTTAGGTGCTAGTGTTACTTAGCAAGTTTATGTAACTACAACAATATATGCTCAGCCTAGTACAGGTAGTCTATGGGCTAATAAATTGTACTCAGGTGGAAAACCAGTTCTTACAGAACATCAATCATTAGCTAATTACGTTACATTAAATACTGCACAAACTATAACTGGGGCTAAGACATTCACAGTTAATGTTACAGCAGCAGGTTATAAAAAGACTAATTCTTCTGACTCTTATGTATTGTTAGGTGGAGGAGGACATAAAGCTGTATCCGACTTCATGTTAAAAACAGAAGAATTATCTAACAATCTCACAACCATTACTAAATCATTAAATGTTACACAAGCATGGATGGATACAGGAATAACATCTACTAACCTTCCTGCTAATGGAACTTATATAGTATAGGTACAAGTTAGTGCTAACGATGGTACAGGACGTATGTGGTATTGCTATAATTCTGGTGTAATGAGTTGGTATAGAGATGGTACTAATGATACAGACACCGATGAAATTATCCTTCACCGTTCTGGTCATGCTTATGGAAAAACAATTTACTTAAGAACTGTTATGCAAAGTTCTGGAGTTTTAAAATTATAGATAGGTGCAAGTGCTGGCATAGGCGCTGCTTACACTTATACATTTAAATTTAAGAGGATAATATGATAAAAGTTAAAGATGGATATGCAAAACTTATAGGAACCACATATCAAGGAAGCGCTACACAAGTCCTTCTTAGCAACGGAGGAGACTTAGAGTACTCCGCTTCGAGCAAAGCCAGCACCCTAGTTCAACGAAACGCCAGCTAGCATATTTACGCTACTTATTTTAATTCAGCTATTTCTGATGAAGCGTTAACAGATATTGGTTCCGTATATGTAAGAAATACTTCTGATACCTTTATTAGAAGAGTGAGTAAGACTTAGTTTTATTCAATTTTAGATGATAAGTTTGTAACTCTTGACACTACTCAAAGTATTACAGGAGCAAAGACTTTTTCTACTAGTGTTAGATTTGCTAATAATGCTAGTATTATATAGAACTAGAATGATACTAGTAACTATACCACTATATTGAAATGGTATAAAAATGGTGCATCTAGGAATACCTACGACCCTTCTATAGGACAGCATAATACTGGAGGAGATGGAAATGGTTCTATCTGTATACTTCCGTATCCTACGGAAACTAGTCCTTGGGGTGGAATGGTGGGTCTGTTTATAAGTAAAGGGGTTTTAAAATTAGATGGTAAATCAGTCGCACTAGCTGAGAATTACTATACTAAAACTGAATCCGATGAGAGATATGTGAATGTAACTGGAGATACTATGACTGGACCTCTAATAGTAAAAGCTGCTATAACAGGAACTCAATTAATATCTACTATTGCTACAGGTACCTCTCCATTAAAGGTAACTAGCACAACTGTGGTTACTAACCTTAATTCAGACCTATTAGACGGGTTACATGAAACTTCATTCTTTAGAGCTAGAGGAGATTAGTCTATAGCAAGTTCTGTTCCTACAACTACCGAATTAGCGACTAGTAATAATCTATGTGGTAGCTGGAATGTAAAGTATACAGGAGCTTCTGGACACCTAGTATAGTTTAATGCTGGAAGTGGAAGCACAAGATATATGCAGTTCTACTCTACGTATTCTGGAAGTTTGTATTGGAGAAATAGTACAGACTCAACTTTGAATACAAAATCATGGAAAACTATTGTAGATAGTGCTAACTATACTGGAATAGTTTTAAAGATTGGAACGGCTACAAAAGGTTCTGCGACTCTTCCTATATACCTAAATGCAGGTACACCAACAGCCTGTAGTACGACTCTTGGAGTTTCTATTACAGGCAATGCGGCAACAGCAACCAAACTATAGACTGCAAGAACTATCAATGGAACATCATTTGATGGAACTGCTAATATAGTAACAGCTTATTGGGGTACTGCACGAACTATTAGTCTATCTGGTGCAGTTACTGGTAGTGCTTCCGTTAACGGTAGTTAGAATGTAACTATCACTACTACCTACTAGTTTGGCTCTATTGATGGAAGATATGTAGGAGGTAATAAAACTGCCAACCACGGTTCTTCTGGAACAGCTTATACAGCTGATACATATTCTTCTACATTTGTTAATAAGGCATTTGTAGCATTTGCTGAACGAGGTTCTTGGGCTTATGCTAATAATGGATATGTATCTACAGATACTGGTGTAAATATTCCATTGGCGGGAACAGCTATATTCTAGTGGGGAGCTAGTGATACTAACAAGACATAGCTGTATATAACTCCACATAATAACTCAGGAGTAAGTAATCCTGCTGCTAATGAAATGTTATTCTATACAAGCAACGGAAGTGGTTATACTTCTGCTTGGACTAGAGTATTAACTCACAGAAATTATACTAATTATACTGTAACTAAAACCGGTGGAGGTGCAAGCGGTACTTGGGGAATCTCAATTACTGGTAATGCTGCTACAGCTAATAGAATACTATCTCATACAATAAGCGATACTCTCGCTAACAAAACTACTCCCGGATATTTATATCACGCTGGTGGCAGTAATTCTGTTGCAGATAAGCCTAGCGGAGTAGATGCATTTGGAGTATTTACTATGTAGACCGCGTCTGGATGGTATGGGTAGATATTAATGTCTTCTAATACTTCTACTGGACTATATTGGAGAACAGCTACTACTCTTAGTGGAGGATGGAAAAAAATATTGGATTCCTCTAATTATACCGCCTACATTAATCCTGCTAATTTCGTCACTGCTTTAGGTACAAGTGGAAATTACTTAACGTGGACTAAGAATGGAGTAGTTAACAATCTAACAGTCCCATACGCTACTGCATCTTCAAGAATTAACTCATCTTCTTCGGTTTAGAATACTGGGTTAACTTATTACTCCTCTGGAAGCTTTGTAGTAGGAGGAACTGCTGCTGGAGGATAGTGGGGAATGCCCTCTGATAGTTAGGATGCAGCCTATAAAAACGGTTAGTGCTTGAGGATGTATTGGGGTTCTACATACTATACAGATATTCTATCTGGACCTAATAATATGGGAACTACTCATGGATTATATATGAGATAGATTGTCAATGGGGCGGTAGCTACAGGAACATTTGCAGGAGGTTGGAGATTAATTCTAGATAGTTATAATTATCATAGGTATGGAGATACTAGATATGTTACATCTCTAGGGACAAATGGTACATATGTGACTTGGGTTAAAAACGGAACAACTAATAATTTAACTGTCCCATACTCATCTTATTCTGGGTACTTACAATCTCATGATACTAGAAGTACTAATAATACTCCAGCATAGTTCTCTAGCGGAGCTAGATTTGAATTTAAATATAATAGCACAGATGGACTAAGTAATGGAGGAACTTATCATGGAATCTTACACTTTAAGCCTTATGGAGGAACTACAGATTTCTCAGAAGGTTAGACGCATTAGCTAGGATTTACAGATGGTGGAAATTTATACATGAGAACATCCACAAGCTCTTCTGCTTGGGGAAGCTGGAAGTTAATTTTAACCTAGACTACTGCTGACGGAAGGTACGTTACTTCATTGGGAACTAATGGAAACTATCTTACATGGACAAAGGCAGGTACTACTAATAATATTACAGTACCTTATGCCACTAATTCTAATAAGGCAAACTATATATATTATGGTTCTATAAGTAATCTTAACTCTCCAAGTAGTTGGACATCAGATGGATATAGATTAGTATATGACACTTACTCAGGTTCAGCCTCAAACAAGCCAGTATCATAGGATAACGCCAATGGGATAATTACTCTATTTAAAAGCAAACATGGAACATCTAATTAGTATGTATCATAGTTAGCTTTTCCGAATAATACGAGAATGTATTTTAGGTATGCTTCTGCGGGATCGTTCTCTTCATGGTATACTATAGCCTATACTTCTGATATAAAGGATCCAGCTAATTATTATTGGGCAAATGTTAGGGTATCAGCTTCCTCTAATTCAGGAACTTCACCTACTTTCAATACTTGTTATACTTCAAACTGGTTCAGAAGTACTGGAAGTACAGGATGGTATTCCGAAAGTTATGGTGGAGGCTGGTATATGACTGATAGTACATGGATAAGAACCTATGGAAGCAAGTCGGTTTATCAAAATACTGGATAGATAAGAACAGATGGATATTTAGTTACTAATGGGGGAATTACTGTAGGAGCTACTTCTCCGAATAATGGTACTTATAAATCACATGTTACTGGAAACTCATGGTCTTCTGGATATATTAGAGCAGGTGCTGGTTTTTATCATAATTCAGTAAATAGTAATAGCTATGTATTGTTAGCTGGAGGCTCCTACAAATCATTAGCGGACTTCGCCAAGGGTAATGCTGGTGCCTCAAATAGAGGAGTATATGTAACTAATGGAACTGTTACTGCTATGACATATTACTTAAATGCTACAGTTAACTCTGGAGCATCTGGCAAACTAGCTTATTATAGCGGTACTAACTCTATTGACGACTATACTAGTACTGTTGGTTCGTCAGGAACTCCTATATATCTTTCTAGCGGAGTTCCAACCGCTTGTACCGGGGTGATGGTAAAATATTGGGCGTCGTATACGATAAATAACTGCAGTGGGACGTCGGTTACATACTCCAAAAATGGAGGGAATTATAACTTTGTAACCTCTACTTCAAGAAGAGATACTGGTAGATACATTATAGGAACTGTTTATCCTTCTGGATAGACATGGTATACTACATTGGTTTGGGCAGTTGGAAATTTAAATGCATCAAATTCTAGCGACTCTTCAAATTCTCTGTTATATTGTACTTTAATTCGTGGTTATAATTCTAGGTCTATATATTATTGGTATGTTAATACCGCTGATGATTCATCTACTAACAATGGAAGTTTTGGGTTATTCTTCCTTTGTTTTTAACTTAAATTAAGTTTTTATATTAAAAGAGTATTACTATAATTGATTAAACCAAAAATTAATGATTTATGACGTTAAATGATGTATTGACAAAACAAAATGTAATCACCAAGATTATTCTTAAAGATGGTGACAAAGAACTCCCAAAAGAGTTAAAAGTAAAGATTATGCGTATCAGAATGGCTTATAATAAGATTAAGAAGCAATTCGATGATGATACTCAAGAATTTACAAATCAGATTATATCTGATGAACTTAGAGAATTGGCTAATAAGTCCGAAAGGACTCCGGAAGAAGAAGCAAGATTCAACGAACTCAATGATAAAACTAATTCTGAATACCAAGAATATCTTATTCAGAAGGGCTTCGAGGAAGTTAAAGATACGCCAGATGATGTAATCACTATGGAAGAGTATTCAGATATTCTAGATGTTAATTCCGGAAATGATGTAGAAATTAACGGAAATTCTGTTAAAGCTGCAGACTTAATGGAAATTGTATTTGACTTATTTGTAAAATAATAATTTATGGAAATTGTAAAAACAAATGAAACGTATCAAATCTCTGATACAAAAGTGGAAAAAGGCTGGGAAATGACAGGAACAGCTACTAAGGATACTATCGGTTCCATTGGGATAAGTTTTTCTGTAATGAAACCAGGAGAATTAGTAGAAGAAATAGGAAGTGGAAACTACAATTTAGAACCTAATTCGGACAGAATTAATATTAATTATAGTACCTACGAATCTACAAAGGCAGACTTTGTAGAATACATGGAAGAAATAGTTAGTGCAGTTAAAACTCATTTCTCTGAATAATATGGGAAGAAAGAAACCTAACGTACCAAGAGCCGGAGTTAAACGTGGAGGAAAAATCAAACGCAAGTGTAAATAAGAGACTGTATAAGCTACTTATTATAATATTGAGATACACTCCAGTAGTGCTGTCTATGAATGATATATTACATTCAATATTATCATACTATAACATCAATTGCTATATTTTGAGTTGCCTTGGAGGAGTATCTTTAGCATTTCTCGGAATTTTATACATCATATCTTATGTATTCAGATTTTGCTACTTGTATAGGATTCCTTTATACTTCGTTACCTTAACTAACCTCATAGCTCTATATGATTTATACGTTGGAATCAACATCGGAGATTTACAGATGCTTAGAGTATACTTAGTATTATTTGGAATAAGTATGATTTCGTTCATTTATCTTAAAGTTAAAAAGAAATGTTGAAGTCTATAATAAGAACTTTGTTACAGAAATTCATAGATGACATTGACTCTGATAATTGTAATATTACAATGGAACAGCAGAGTAAGATTATTTCTGTATTGTCGAATATCGCTAATCCAGATTAGAGAATGAGTAAAATTTAGGCTTGTGATTATCTTGGTGTTAGTAGAGCTACGTTTGACAATTATGTTAGAGATGGATTCATTCCGAAAGGAATCAAATAGGAAGGTTTTAAAGAATTGAGTTGGCAAAAGTCCGATTTGGATATATTCTTATCAAGCAAATGAGTAAAAATAATCTAAACTATTCAGTATATGTACATACCAATAAAATAAACGGTAAAAAATATGTGGGATAGAGTTCAAATATAATAGAACGATGGAAAAATGGAGGTAAAAACTACTTTAGTAGTACTAAATTCCATAGAGCTATATAGAAATATGGCTGGGAAAATTTTACTCACGAAATTCTTTATGAGAATCTTAATAAAGAAGCTGCTAATAAAATAGAGCGAGATTTAATAAAGAAGTATGACTCTATAAATAATGGATATAATATTTAGGAGGGAGGTTATACATCCCTTACTAAGGAGAGTCTAGACAAGATGAGCAAGTCTTTGAAGTAGGGATACATAGACCATCCAGAGAGAAAGAAAAGGATAAGTGAAAAACTAACAGGAAGAAAAAATTCGGAAGAGACTAAAAGAAAAAAGAGTTTAAATAATGTTAGAACTAAACTTATATCTATAGATGGAGAATTAGGAAGCATTAGATTTTGGGCAATAAGGATAGGAATGTCTCACACTGCCTTAAACTACAGACTTAAAACTTACGGAGAAGATAACTTAATTAGCTTCATAAAATAGAAGTTAAATTAAACTTTCTTGGAATAAAGCTGACCTAGATATATTTTTGGCCAGCAAGAATTAACTCAGCAACGAGTTAGAAATCGGGAGTCTTGAATAGTTTATATTATGACAACATAATGTAGCTGTTTAAGATTCCCGATTTTGTTTTTAGCATTGTTCAATATCACTCATAGAAATGTATATTATAGTGTGGAATGAGAGATTCTGACTACGACGACGAGGACTATCCAAGATATTATTGATATGAGAGCAGCTTTGGATATGTATGACGATATGCCAAAGTATATGCGTAAGTACTTACAAAACTACGGTTGGCATTTCAACAAGGCTTTGTGTTCATACGCTACTTCTCTTATGAAGAAGGGTGGGAAATCCCTAGAGCCAGTATCCAAAGAATATATTGACAAGGTATTATAGCAGAATAACATTAGACTAGAAAATAATGTTGGATATGACTATGTATTCGTTGGCAATATGTGTAAGGCAGACTATTACGGAAGTAGTATAACCGATGAAAAGCACTTTGCTTTATACATCAAAGATACTATAGACGACGAAGATGCTGGAGATGGTACTACCATGAGAAGATGGTACGCTACTATGGTAGCGAACGGAATGATGGTAGACTGGGAGGATGTGATATGACACATTTCAGAGTATTGTTTGAAAAATACGATTGGGATATAGAAGTTTGCATAGTTGTGGAAACTCCCAACGTTCAATACATTTTGAGTAGATTAGAGGATTTGGGATGTCCAGACGATGTTTTACATAGAGCAACTTCGAGGTTAGTAGATTATGAAAATTCAGGTTTTACATACACTAACCAAGATGAACACAAAAGCATCATAGTTATAAATAAACCAGATTCCGCTGAGGAGTTTATAGATACTTATAACCATGAAAAAAATCATGTTGAAATGCATATATGTAAAGAGTTTGGTATTGACCCATATTCCGAGTAGGCTGCTTATCTAAGTGGTTAGTTAGCAAAAAAGTTATTTAAAGCACAGTTAAGAAACTGGATTAGATAACTCTCTATTATTAATAGGAGAATTTTCCGAGAGTGGGAAGTTCTCCTATTTTTGTTTTGTTAAATTCTTAATAATGTTTATATATTACTGTAAACATATAAACATATAATCTTATGAAATTTTTTACTATTCAAGAATTAACAAAAAGCACTACCGCTTAGTAGAAGGGAATTAAAAATATTCCTTCAAAAGAATAGGAGCAAAATCTTATTGCTCTTATAGAAAATATTCTAGACCCTCTTAGGGAGGCGTATGGAGGACCAATTATTGTGACTAGTGGTTACAGATGTCCTACCCTAAATAAGGCTATAGGAGGAGCTAAGAATAGTTAGCATATGGCTGGATAGGCTGCAGATATAAGAACTGTCAAAGATACAAGAGCAGAAAACAAGAAATTATTCGATTTAATTTAGAAATTAAAACTCCCATTCGATTAGTTAATAGACGAACATAACCTAGATTGGGTTCATGTAAGTTATTCTAATAGGAACAGAAGGGAAGTAAAAACTATAAAATGATATGGGAGAAGGTAAAACCAATATGTTCGGTAAAACCTATAATACTATTGGTTCTACCGATTCTAACTTTTTGATAAAAACAAAAGGAGATTTGAAAGTCCAGTGGGGTGGGAAATTTATAGATATAATAAAGAATGGTAAATTAGCTTCTGCTGGGGCTGATATACTTAAGGTTGCTGCCAGTTCAGACGAGATTTCAAGTAATGGAATTTATTTGGTTCCTACAGAAGAAGGGAACGAAATTTGGATTTCAATAGACGGAACTAAAATACTACTTAATACTACTGGAGAATAGTATATCTCGTTTTTAGAGGAATAGAAATTAACTTCTGAATAGAAGAATACAGCCCTTGCAAACATAGGATTTAACTATGAAACATTATAGGAAGCTAAAGATGCAAATATAAAGGCTGGAATAATATTTGTCAAGGAGTTAAATTAGTTATTCTTAGTTAATGATGGGAAGATTACTTAGTATTAGATATCCTCTAATGGCGCTAAGGATAGTGATAAATTTACTAAGCTAACTATAGGGGATATTGAAATTTTTGAAAGCTTTATTAGGGCAACAGAACAGCTAAACATAGGAATTGGAAATAATACTTATGTCACTCTTCAGTATGGAAAAGTACAGATAAATGGAGATTTAATTATAAATTCCGGATCTATATAGTCTGTGGGAGCTACTTCTGAATCCGGGTTTAGATTATATAATTAGGATAGTAAATCAATATTAGAAATTGATAGACTAATTGCTAGGGAATCTATATCAGCTCCTAATGAGTACATTGATGTAACCGTATAGGAGTTCAGAACTCTTGTACAAGAGTTCGCACTGTAGAAAGGAAAATAGTATAGGCTCTACAATTTTAGAAACTTCTGGGAATTATTCTAGATGGAAGTTTTAGAAGAAGATGCTACTGTAGATGTTCCATCTAATGTTCATCCCTTAATAATTACTGCAAAGAATAGCTATGAATATTATAGGGAACAGTGTTTTTTTCATGATGATATAAACTGTATCATAACATATGATGTAGACTATAATAAAACATATACGTTTAATGGGGAAGTAGTAGAGTCGTTAGGTTTGATAACTCACATGAAAGATAAGAATAATAACTAGTGTAACTATAACTTTAGACATCTGAGATTTTTGAAAGATGGTTCTTGGAATTACACCTTTGGGGGGGCTAACCAAGATTAGATAGACCAATTCTCTAATAACAAGATTATATTATCTAATATTAGGATAGAAACACTTGTAGATGGGCAGATTGTTACCCTAGAAGATTTAGAGAATTACGCTATATTGTAGTCTCCATGTAATGACAACGTGTTTGCTGACTAGAAATCTCCATTATATATAGAAAAAAACTTTAATAATAATACGATATTAGGAAACTGGGATGCTTAGTTGTTAGAGGGGGTTGTGATTAATTGTTTATTTAAGAAAGACGTAGTAAGTATTAACATTAACTCAAACCTAGAGGATTGTACCTTTGATTTCTTAATAGAAAACACCGATTTATTTTAGGATGCAAGTTTGAGTTTTAAAAATTGTCAATTTAAATCAACAGTCTCTGGAGATATAGAGTCTCCAGATAATGAGATTAGAAAGGCTATTTAGTCTGAGGAGATGAAGTAGGTTACTGTATATACTAGTGATGGAACAAAAAAACTAAAAGTGTTATCAGATTCGTTAATCTTAATCCCTTCTGGTGCTATTATAATGTGGCATGGAACAGAAATACCATATGGATGGGCAGTATGTGATGGGACTAACGGAACACCTAACCTAATTGGAAAGTTCGTTAAGGCAGTAGCAACTGTTGACTAGATAGGAGACAATCCTTCTGAGCTAAATGAAAATAATGAATTAACTCTTGCACAAGAACATCTTCCTAAACATAGTCACCCTCACAAAGAACATACTCATAGCTTAGACGGAAATATATCTGGAACTACTGGTAGCTCTGGGGATTTAACAGTAGCACTTGATTATTCCGACTATAATTGGGGTATAGAAGGAGTTACTAAGACTTTCGTAACCTCTGTTGCTGGGGAAGGTGTAACTACCGAATCCGGAACAGTAGACGGAGTATCAAATATAAAGACTTAGGGAGGTAATGCAACTGGTGGAAGTCATACTCATTCAATATCATTAGATACTGACGGAGGAGCTTCTCTATCTTCTACTAAAAGCTAGGAAGAAGAATTAGTAGACTCAGAATGGCCAAATAATCCCATAAAGATAGAACCTCGCTCTTATTCTTTAATATTTATTATGAAATTATAATTTCTTATTATCAGAAATTAACATTTAATAATGTTTTAATTGCTGTATAACTAATCAATACTTATATATTGTATGATTAACTAAAAAATGAATATGAATATGGAAAATTTTGATGATGTAATTTTTGACGAAGACGAGTTTGGAGAATTATCCTCTGAGCAAGAAAAACAAGAAGGAACCGAAGATATACTTCCTGCTACTTAGCAATAGCCTTCTAGTTAGGAACAAGAAGATTTAACAACCGAAGTATTAAAACTTAAAGGTATTTCTAATCCAGAAAAAATTAAATTTGAAGATGAAACTGGCGCTATTATAGAAAGAGCCTGGGATTCTCTTACAAGAGAAGAGCAGATAAATATCTTAATTGACCAAGAGCAAGAGCAAGAACAACAAGAGTTTGATGATTCTGAACTACAATTAATTAATACTATTAGAGAAAGTGGTATGACTCCAGAAGAGTATCTACAATCTCTATTACCAGAAGTTGAACAGACTAAACGATATAAAGTTGATGATCTTTCAGACGAAGAAGTTTATGCTCTGGATTTATTACATAAGGTTGGGTAGGACATTTCTGACGAAGAAATTAACCAAGCAATAGAATTGGCTAAACAAAATGAAGGTTTGTTTAAGAAAACAGTAGAAGGTCTTCGAAAAGAATATATAAGACTTTAGGAAGATGAAGAAGCACAGATAGCTAATGAAAAAGCGGCAAAAGAAGAAGAAGCATATAACAGATTTGCTACTTCAATTAAAAGTCAAATTCAAGGACTTGATTCATTTGCTGGGCAACCATTGTAGCTGTCTGATGATGATATAGAAGATTTATCTTCATTTATGTTGGAACTAGACGACCAGGGACTAAGTGCCTTCGGTAGAGCTATGAATGATCCTTCCTTATTCACTAGAGCTGCGTTTTGGATACTCAATGAAGATAAAATAGTAGAAGAATTAAATCAATAGATTCAGGATAACTACAGAAGAGGTTATGAATAGGCTAAGATGGACTTACAGGGTAAGCCTAAATTAGTGTTCAACAAACCCGCTTCACAAAAGAAAACCACAGACGATGTGTTTATAGATGATGAAGATTGGTAAAAGATTTATTAACATTTAAAAAGAATAATTATGCTTGTAGCGAGTTTTGTAACTAATCGCCCAACGATGGGTGATACTAGAACTTATGAAGATTTTAGTAAATTCTTGGGAGAAAGACCTCACCGTTTAGGAGTTGTGTCTCGTCTTTATCCAGAATTGACTGCAACTTTCTTGACAGAAGCTCTAAGAAATATTTTCTATGGAGATACCAAGAAAGCAACTGGATTCCAGAATATTGATTCTACTTACTTTGAATGGGAAGTAGAAACTAACTATATTAAGAGAATCCCCTTCGCAGCTGTGCCTGTTGAAGATGGAGCTGACGGCTCTGAAATTGAAATGATTTTCCCAGAAAACTATTATCAATTACACGAAATTTTTAAAATCGAAAAAACTGGGCAGCAATGCTTTGTTGTGTCTCGTCCTACTAGAAAGGCTGACAACATGTGGTCTGTAATGGTAAGACTAATCGACGATGACTACTCCTCAATCTTGGATAAAGATGGATGTTAGGTTGGTGATACAACTCGTTTCATTGGTAATGCTAAACCAGAATTGCATGATACTGGTTTCGTTAAATATCAATCTAATGTTGAAAAGATGAGAAACTATATGACAACTATTCGTGTTGATGATAGCTACTCTTCTAAATATGCATTAATGGAAGATACTTTCATTAAGGTTGGTAAAGGCGAAAATCAAGGATGCTTAACTGAAAAGATTTACAAACTTGAGCCTATGAAGAAGAACCTAATTGAAAACTTCTTATATGCTCGTGAAAATATGATTCTATTAGCTAAAGGAAATATCGGAGTAGACGGTAAAGCTACTATCTCTGATAGAGGTACTGGACGTCCAATTCCTATTGGTGACGGTATGATTCCTCAAATCGAAAGATTTGCTTCTAAGTATGCTGCTAATAGAGTAACTATTAATACATTCCACACTATTATTTCTACTATGGTTGAGAAAGCTGAGAAGCCTACTGGTAATCACTTTGTATTCATGGTAAATGAAAGAATGTGGGGAATCGTACAGAGAGTTCTTGGAGATTATCTGTCAACTCGTAAGACTGACGGTGCTTACTTGTGGTCTAGAGGTGGAGAAGGAAAATATATCAAGGTAGGTGCTACATTTGATGCTTATGAATGGGGCGGAAATACCGTATCATTCAAAGTTGATAGAACATTGAGTAGAGAGTTCTTAGAACCATACGCTCTATGTATTGACCTTACAACTGGTAAGACTTCTACACAACCCCCAGTTGCAATGTATTCTCTAAAAGGAAAAGACTACATCTTTAACGAAGTACTCGGTGTAGGTGGTCGTTCAGGTGGTGATAGTGGTGTAGTTTCTACTCCTGTTGCTGGAGGTATGATGACTATCCATGGATATGCTGGTATTGCAGTATTTAATCCATACCGTTCATTTATTCTTCGTTGTAAAGAGTAATAACTAAGATAAATAATAGTATAGATGAGGTAGGGAACGAGGTGCTTCCCTACCTAATTCTTTAAAATATGAAAATGAATTATGGCAAAAAAGGTTAATGAAGTACAAGACGGTGATTTAAAAAGTAACATCGTTGTATTAAGAAGTGTATTTGGCAAAGTTGGTCAAAAATATTATATTCAACCACAAAAAGACTCTCGTGGTAGATATGCAGAATGCGTGAAAAGAGTTAATTCCCAAGGAGATATTATTTTAACTTCTGAGGAAATCGAAAGAGAAGCAAAAGGATTAGCTGCATATATTCCAGAAACAGAACTATTTGTAATAGAAGATGGTAAAACTTTCAACTTAGATGATGTCTATGAGAACGCTGTTTGGGAAGCAATTAAAAACTGTGACTTGATAGCTCCTGATAGATTTGCTAAGAATGACAAGGGAGAATATCTAATTGATGGAACTGTAGACCCAAGATCTAAAAGACCTAGATATGGTACTGCGGAATTATATGTTGATAGACCTGGATTCGAAGCTCAGCGTAGAGTTACAAGACGTAAACTTATTGTAGAAGCTTCTAACTATATTATGAATGACGAGCGTGGATACGAAGGAAGATTACTGGTTGCTAAAGTATTAGGTAGAGATATGAAAAATCAGCCAAACGCCGATGTTGAAGATTATCTATTATCTATTGCTGAAAAAACTCCGGAAAAGATTATCAACTGCTATACTGGTGGAGATATTCAACTTCGTATGTTATTTATAGAAGCTCGCGAAAAAGGAGTAATCGTTAAGAAAGACGGACTTTATGTTTACGGAGATGATGGTAAAGTTGCTCTAGGTACTACTGATAGTGCCGCTATAGAGTGGATGAAGACACAAAGAAATGCCAAAACCTTAGCCTTAATTAGAAAAGACACATATCCCGATATGTTTGAAGATTAATTATCAATTATTTAATATAATGCGAAATGACCGCAAGACAGGTTTTTGAAGCTACACTAATAGAACTTAGTAAAATTCAAGCACCTTCACTGAAGCTTTATGAGTTTAACTACTTATTCAATAAAGCTATAAACTAGTATATTAATAAGGTATATAATGTATACGATATTAACTAGCAAACTACTGATGATTTGAGAGTCTTGAAAGCTACAACTTTCTTGACTCCTCACAAGGTAGAGCTTGCTGGAAGAAAATCAAGTGCAGCAAAAGACAGTGCAATCCAGAATACTTCAGCGGTAACTGGAAATCAAGATTCTCCAGAAGGAGGATATACTGGACAAGCTTCATCTTACTTAAGTAAAGCTCACCGTTCAATTCAATCATTGCACGGAGCTACTTATGAAGTATATATGCCTATTGATTACTTGCACATGTTGAACTGTGTTTGCATTTATTATGTTGCTAAACAAAAAGATTGCTGGGATGCAGGTTCATATATTGAAATCCCTGCAACAAGATTAACTGCCGATTCTTGGAGTCAAATCATTACTGACATTTATAATAGACCATCTCCGATGCGTCCATATTATTACATTCATAATCTTAATCAACAATAGGTTCTTCCTACAGATCCTCGTACCTCTGTTGAAACTGGTACAGGATTAGAAGAAGTTGGTATTGATATGAATGGAATCTACCAAGTTACTCATGCAGACGGTGGAGAGTGGGAAGATAATGATATTAACTCAGGAACTGACATTGAAAAACAAAATTCCAACTTCCAGAGAACATTTAAACTTAATGTAAACGGAAAAGATACCCAAGTATCTCTAGTTGAAAAACCGATTGCCTTAAGAGCTGGAAATACTTCCAATGTTCGTTGTGAGATTAGATATGGTAAGGACGATAGCCTATTCCAATTAGTAGAAGTGCAGATTGATTATGTTAAGTGTCCTCAGTTTATCCGTTTGACTCAAGAACAGATAGACTTAACAGAAGATACTTCTCAAATCATGGAGTTCCCAGATTATGTAAATCAAGAGATTATAAACGAGTTGGTACACTTAGTAATGGAACGTGTAAACGATCCTAGACTAGGTAACAATATTCAGATGACACAATCTATTGCTAGACCAACTGGGCAATAGCAACCAGCCCCTCAACAAGGCTAATTAAAATTTAATTAATTATGGCAACAGGTTTAAATTTTCAAACTTAGACAATTATTAATTCGAATCTGGATCCAGATTCAAGTAAGCTAAACGGAAAAGGTACTGATAATACCTATCTTTTCAAAAGCGGTAAAACCAACATCGACGGTGTTGAAGTAGATGCTCTAAAAATTAAAAGAGATTTCGTATTTGTTAAAGGTTGCGTAAAAGCAATTAGAAAGAGAGCTGGATATAATTCAGTTCCTTGTAAAGCAACTATTGATTTCTCAGATGATACTCTCTTAGCAGCTTTAAAAGCTGGAGGAGCAAAAACATATTGCAGACTTGATATTTACTTAGGCGTTGAAGGTGCTGAGCCTTATATTTATTCAACTCCTTGGGTTCAAAAAGGTATGCCCTTCTGGATTGAGTTTACTGTAAAAGAAGCTGATGGAGCTGCTACTATTTCTAAAAATGTAGCAGATATGCTTAAGAAAAATCACGTGTTCTTATGTGATAAGGATTTAATTAATGTATCTGTAAATGGTGCTAAACTAGTTCTTGAAGGAGCTACAGAGTATCAAAGATTCAGAAAGATTGAAATTAGCACATTTGATGCTTATGACGACTATGCTGAAAAAGTTGCAGAATTAGATCCAAAGGACGAAGATGCTACTGATATTACTTTGGACGAAAGAGGAAAGAATAGCTTTGGTACATATTCTCAAATTATAAAAGATTTAAGACTTCCTACGGCTGCAAATTACCAATGGACTCATATCCGCCAAGTAGAAACCCCTATTGTAGGTGCCATTTACAATCAGTATATTGTAGAATACGAAGCTCCTGCTTCAAATGACGGACTACATGCTGTAGGACAGAGAATGACTTCTCATACTACTCACGTATTCTGGGTTAAAAATGACAGTGCTTTAATCTCCGCGTGGGAAACAGCACTAGGAACTATTGGAACTGTAGTTGATGTAGATGCCGATTCTGTTTCAACAGTGAGTGAAGACGGAGAAGACAAGCTAGGTGCTTAATAAAAACTGAGGCGGGACTTTTCTGTTCCGCCTTTATTTTTAATATAGTATGGAACAGTCAATTTTAGAATGGGCCTTAGCGGTAATAGGCAGTGGTGGTATTGGCGCAGTTGTCACTTATATTTGCACATTTAAAAGCAAAAAGAAACAGGGGGAAGCTGAAGCAGAATCGTCAATGGTTGATGTTGAGCAGAAAAAGACTGACCTCAAGCAAGACTAGTACGATTACTTATAGAAAACTTGTGATAAGTACATAAAGGATTACCATGAGCTTGAAGGTGATTTTAGAAAGTAGATATAGGAATTAAGAGAGCAGATGGACAAACTTATGTTAGAAAAATCCCAAGCCATATCTGCTAAATGTAATGAAGTTGCCTCTCTAAAATCTAAAGTTACTTATCTAAAAGGAATTAGATGTTATAACTTTACTTGCAAGAATAGGATAATGATTAATCCTGATAAAACGGAAGAATAATGTATATAGAAAAACTTGCATCCCAAATTCGTAATGATGTTGTATCTGGGCTGAGAGGGTATCATTAGAATCTATCTATGAATATGGACTAGCTAGAGGATGAAATAGTAGCCTGTAGATTAGCTATATTACATTAGTATTTTCTTAGAGGAATCTTCCCTATTAAAGACCTATTAATAGCAATTAACTGCATCGACGTAGATTGTGAATCTCTAGAAAGATGTAGGTGCGGAGTAAAAAATGCAGACGATACTGTAACTGCGCATTTTGAAATTCCACAAGTCATTTCACAGTACGGAAAGCAAGCTATTGAATATATTGGTTCTACTGATAGGCAAAATAAGTTTACGATAGTAACATCATTATCTGAATTTAATAATAGAAAATATAGAAAAAGAAGCTAGAAGAAACCGTATGTCTGGATAGACTTCGCGCCCAATGCTAACGGCATGTTAGATTGCTTCTTATTCAATGCCCCATTTTTACAACAAGTTTCTGTAGTTGCTGCCTTCAAAGATCCTAGACAACTAAAACAGTATAGCTGTTGTAATACCGACGAACTTAATGGTCCTGATGTAAATAATAGCTTTATTGATTAGCTAGTCAAAGATAAACTAACTAAAGAAAAACTATACTATTATAGATAGGTTGCAGCTTAGCCGCTTCCTAACGATTAGTAGTATGTAACTGGAGGATAATATGGGACAAAATAACTTTCATTATGCTATAAACTTAGCATAGATGTTATATGATATTGAAGGAGATGATGACGATTTAGAAGAAATTGGTTTAATAGCCTACAACTTTATTGGAAATAAAAATACTAGGTTATATAGAGCGTCATTAGATATAAATTGCGAAGATGGTTCTGTGTAGCTACCTTGTAATGTTGATATTATAGAAGCTGTAACTTATTGCGGTCCGGAGGATTGGGGTTACACCAGTAATACAAAGGAATTTGGAGATATACAATCTTCATATACGGAGAATTACATAGAAAGTAGAAAAGCTTTTCTAGATCCTTTTTATGTTAGCGGTAAGTTCGTTAAATATAAAAGAGTAGGAGATATTCTTTATGTTAATAAAGGACTTGGAAGAATTAATATTCTATATCATGGAATATTACTTGATGAAGATGGTCTTCCAGAAATAAATGATAAGGAAGCGATAGCAATAGCTGAATATATTGCCTATGTATATAAGTATAAGGAAGCAATACGGACTAACAATCAGAATGTATTGAAGATGGCTTAGGAGCTTAAACAGTAGTGGTTATTTCACTGCGATGCTGCAAGAGTTCCTGAATATGTTTCTCAAGAAGAGATGGATAAAATTCTTAATGTTCAATCATCTTGGGGACGTAAAAAATATAACAGAAGCTATAAGCCAGTTATGTAATATATAGGGAGGCAAGTTGTCTCCCTATTTTTGTTTATGATTATGAGTGATAAAAATTATGCAATGGGTCATGCTTTTTCATTACATGACTTATATATGAATTTCCCTGTAGAAAAACTAAAAATGAATACAGAATAGTGTAGAAAAACATACTCTGATGGAAGTAAAAGAGACTTAGCTGCTTCTATCTTTGCTAAAAGTGTTTAGATGGTTGTTGATGATATTATAGATAATAACGTTCATTTCAAACTGCCTGGATTGGGAAGAACCTAGGCATACATCTACATGAAACGAACAGAAGGAAAGAAATTTAAGAAAGCTTTTAAGAATGGAAAATGGAATGATGTAGATTTCATCATGTCTAACTTTAGCGGTTATCAATTAACTTTAGGGATGGAAAGTGAAAAGAGGCTTCCAAGAGAAAAACCTATTTACTTGTCAGCTAAAGACAAACAACGAATAGTAGATAATACTAATATAGGTAAATAGTATTAATTATTATGGTACAGAAGACTATATAGGATTACTACGAAGCAATCTGTGCAGAATATCCAGACATTCCTTAGTAGGATATTAAAAGGATTTTGCAATACGGATGGAAATCGTTATACTTACATAATAGTTACGGAGGTGACACTTTAATCAATAGATAGGGGTTTTGGTTTTATTGTGGCTAGCTTATGAATGATTCTTTGAAATACTTTGAGTATTACAAAAAGAAAATGAGAATTAAATTACGCATAATGTATAAAAGAAAGCAAATACCATGGGACGGATACTACTACTTTGCATTAACCTAGAACTAGTATAACGAATATTTAGAATAGAAAAATAAAAGAGGACGACCAAAGAAAAGATTTACCTTTTCTAAGATCATCCTCTACAAAATATATGATGAGTGTAATATATCGGAAAGTAATAGAGTAGCAATATTTAAATTGCCTATGCCTATTGACTTTGGAATTAGTATGTATAAGAGGGAGTTAACAACTGATTAGGCTGAGCTTGTATTAGTTAGAGAACCTCTTAAATTTCAGGATATATTACTGGCTAATTATAATTATCAATTTATTTCAGATAATTTAAGAAAATATAACAAAAAACAAGAAAACAATGGCTAATACAGTTATGACTGCAAAGAACACGTTTGCAGAGGGATTAGTAATGGATTTCGCTCCAGATAATACTCAAGCCACAACTCTTACATCTGCATTAAATGCTACACTTTTAACATTTAATGGAAATGAAATGTCTCTATAGAATGACATGGGTAATGGCAGGGTAGAAACTGCATATCTCCCTGAAGGCTATGTACCAGTAGGAACTTGCGAGTTTGGCGATATTATTTATATAGTATCCTATAATCCAATTACTAATAAATCTTAGATAGGGTGTTTTCCTAGCCCAGAAAGAAATATAAGTAGTGAAGAAATAGGGGGATTAAAGAATAGTTTGAAAACAACTGATTTTTAGGAAATAGTCGATTCAGAACCTACTGGTAGGTTGGTTGCATCTTCTTGCAAGAAAGTTCTATATCAAAAAGAACTAAATCCTGGGGACAAATATGTGGTAAGTAGTAGTGATATAAGGAGTGATAGTAAAACGTTCTCAGACTATGGGAATACCTCTCATATATATGGAAAATTTCCTAAGTTACTAAAGGTACATGTGGTTGCTATAGAAGATTCTGGCAAAATAAATTATTTAGATTCTACTGTACGTTGGTACGATAATTTTTTTATTGCTCCCTAGAAGAAAGATCAACAGATTCCTGATTTGGATAGTTATAGATCTCTGACTAGTTCTGGGTATTCTATTTTTTAGTCTAAAGTTTCAGGAAAGCTGGCACTATTAATAGAATTAGAAAAGATTAATTCGTTTAGTTGTACATATGATATATATGCTAATACTTTGGAAGAAGATCCTGTAGTTGTAAACGACAGCAATGTACAAGGAAAAAAATACGATGTTTACTGGAGCATCAACTGGGATGCTGAGGATGATAATATTAACCCTAAATACCTAGTACTAACTAAATCAGAATGGTCTGGTAAAAATATTGAAGATGCTGGAAAATGGTTTCCCTATACCTAGGATCAATAGAATAAGAATAATTACAGTATAAATTATAATGAGGGTAGACACATAAACGAATTTTGGGATAGTGCACTATAGCCTGTGGCCTTTTATAGTATTGATGGTAGTGTCCAACCTAATTATTGGTATACCACTATTGATAGACTTTACAAACCAGAAGAATTTGTAGGAACTTTTCAAGATTTCATTTAGTCTGGGAGTTATTAGGCCAAAGAAGCCGAAGCTATAGAAACACTTAGAACTTCTCAAACTGTTTATCATGATTAGGTGTTGTCAAAACTTACCGTTTCTAGAGACCAATCTGGGAGACCTGTTAATAAGTACTATATAAATGCACACCACCTAGACAACGGTAAATATTATACAGCAGTAACTTCTGGGACATATAAGGAAATTCAAGAAGTAAGCGTGTCAGATGATATGATAAATAATTATTTCAGTTCCTAGATATACAAACACTTTACATCTTTTTTTATTCCATTTTCTCAGACCTTTACAAACGAATCTGGAGAATCAGTAGTTTTTCATCCTGATATCTCTAATCTAATCTATCACTATAATATAACTCCAGCTATGCCTTATGGGTTATTAGAGGAATATACGCAAGATGGCTATATAGATTTTAGTAAAGTTGGGACAGGGGAAATAAAGTTAACTAGTTGGAGATACTACAACGCTGAGAATATTAGTACTTTAACACTAGGCCTAGATGTGTATCCAGAATCTAATAAGGGCGTAGCAGAAATTGCAATTGATTTTATTGATAATTAGGGAGTAGCTGCTACATATAGAATTATGAATAAGAATTCTTATTCTGGACAGTTTACAGAATATATTCCCTTAAATGGGGAAGCGTCTAGTTATAAATTAAGTGATATTGATTCTGAGGGGAGAACTATATATCATGCTGGATTAAAATCCACTCTTGATGAGGAGAACTTAGTTTATAAACTAGGTAATTAGAGTTTCTAGGTAATCAAAAAAAACAATAACTATTTCTATATTAATTCTAATAATGAGGAAGTAGCAATATCTGATACTTCACAAATTTATCAGAATGATGCAGGAACACTTTATTCCAATATTGTCTATTTAACCAAAATAACTGTAAAATATTGTTCAGTAGATGCTTTAAATAATTTTAATACAGATAATACATCTAACTTTAAATATTTTTATAGATGGTTCTGGACTAATACTCTATTTAATGAATATTATTATTCTACTGTTGATTTTGATAGCTTATAGGCTACCTTAGATCTTGACTTAGGAGTACATTATAGTAGTAATGATAGATGGAAGAAAATTACTGAGAAGTATGAACCCGACACTTTAAAAATTGAAAATGAGTAGATAGAAAATCTATCAGCCAACGTGTAGGCAATAAACTAGGATGGGAGTGCTGATTATCTTGGAAATGTAAATGCTAAAGTTACAGTTGGACTTCAAAATACTTATAATACATTTTCTATAGCAGAAAGAGTGGGTAATATTAATTATTTAGACCAATTTTAGTTAAAATTAGCTCTTGGGAAATCCTACATAGAAAATACGCCAGAATCACCGAATGTAGAATCTGTAAACTCTCCTGAAAATGAATTTGAGGAATCTATTAATCCTACATTTGATATGTATCCAGATATTAGATATGATACAAGAGACGATTATGGAACGCTTAAAGGTTCTGAAGTATCCGATACTTTACTCAAGCTATTAGGAACATCTATAAAAGGATACGGAAAAGAATTATGGGAAGGTAATTATACCAATTATAAGAATAAATACTCGCTAAATTTAGCTACGTCTTTGGAAGCAAACACTGTAGCTAATGCGTTATAGTACTTAGGTAAGGATGGAGAAGTTATAGAACTAAATAACTGTATAACATATTTATCAGACTTAAGTCATGCAGATATTCCACTAACATTTACAGGCGTACACTTTAGTAAGTACTATAAAGAGTGTATTTCTCAATCTAGATTGCTGCAAACTTTAGTTCCGTTAGTAAACACTATAGATGATTTATCTAAATTTGGAATGAGGTTAGTTGGGGGTAATGCAGTATTTGATACTATGATAACTGTAGCTGGAGGATGGAATGGAAAGACCGCATTTGATGGAGCTGATACAAAAATACACGTCGGTAAATACATATCTGACGAGTCTTCTGGGAATTTTTCAGGAGCTCCCACTAGTTTTAATAAAACTAGGACTTATGATAGTAGAGGAAATTTTGCCATAACTAAAAATTCTAGTGGATCACATAAAATGTGGTCTGATTAGGTAGGAGGAGTATGGATAAGAGATTTATTGTCCAGTGATATAGGATTAGTGTTATACTGCTCTGGTGATGCTACTAGTGGTAACATATATTTCGTATGGGATTCTGATTTACATTCTTATCCATCGCCAAGATGGGAATATCAAAACAGATTCGGAAAGTTGAATGAAAAAACAACTCCTAAATTTGACAATCTAGTTGCTTCCGGAGATCAGCAGTACATCTTAGGATTAGTAATGAAAGATACTGATGGGGAAATTCATCTCTTAAATAATTTATGTCCTATGTATTCTAGTAATGGTACTATGACCCAGAAAGTTATATTAAATAATGTTAGTGAAGGATCCAAATATGTAGGAAATATTATATTATCTATACTAAGTAATATTTATGTAAAGATGCCAGAACCTTAGTATATAGACATCTAGAGTGTTAGTAATATAGTATCTTTGGAAGATAATTAGTCAATTTTTCTTAAGGATGTAATATATTAGGTGGAAGCTGTCTCTAGAAATCATAATGATTTAATTCTCATGCAAGGAATGTAGTTATCTGACTATATTAAAAGTATAAAGGAATATACTACTGAAGACATTAATAACTCTAATGTAGAGTTTATAATCTAGAGTGTTTAGAAAAATGTTCCAATACAATTTGCATTTAACTATATCTAGCCGTCAAAGATTATATCTGATCTACAGTCTAGCTTAATGGCTATTAGACTTGGGGAAAATGACTACTATACTACTATTCCTGAAATAAACGACACTTCCAGATTATACACAGTTGATAGGTTTCAAAAAAATCTGGTAGTAAAATCTGCTACTACGGTTAATGGTTTTGGAGTAACATCTGTAATAAATTCGGAGGAGTCTGGAAGACTAGTCTATGGATATTCTAAAGAGATTATGCACTATAATCCAAAATTTTATTCAATTTTTACTTACCAAGATGAACATTTAAGGCTTTCTAAAACATCGTATAATTCATCAGAAATGTTGGCTTATTACTGTGGAAGATATGAAAACACGATTGGAGGTATAGTGAAAGCGGAGTATTTAACTGATTACTTAAAATATGTGGACTAAACTAATTGATTCAAATATAGACCTAGAGGTATTAACTCAGGTCTATCCTAATAAGGGAAATTTAGTATATGAGTATAACCCATTTAGGAATTATAGGCTATCTAAAGATATGTATCTCTATAAAGATAATTACTATTCTCTAAAGGAGTTGGAGGATAATTTTGGGATTACTCTAAATGGCAATACGTGGTAGGGTGTTGGATAGGAAAAACCAGAATTGTATGAGAAAGGATAGCTAGTAGATTTTATAACTGATGAATTACAGTTTCAACTTGATCATCCAGTTCATATTATTCCGCAGTATAGTTATGATGGTTCTGTGAATTTGATAATAAATGATGGAATAAATATACCACGACTAATAAATAGTAGATTCAGTGCTACTGGTAAAAATACATATGAGGTAGTAAATAGGAAGGGAGATAATGATACCAATATATACGACTAGGGGGATTAGTTTGATATAGACACTTCGTTATATAAGAGAATAACCAAAATACCTAAAATACAGTATAATGGAGTATCAGCCGGAGGAAACATGAAAATAGGGAATTATCATTTTTATTTTAAATTGTCTGACGCTGATGGAAATGAGACTGATTTTGTAGGAGAGTCTGGATTAGTAAGTGTGTTTATAGGGTTCGGTATGCCATCTAGTGTTTATACTGGAACTAAAAATGAAAATAGTTATAAAAATATACTGTTTACTGTATCAAACATTGACACTTCTTATAATTATATTACAGTATACTATTCAAGATATACAGCCGAAGCTAACGAGAATTTTGTGATAGAATATGCTAAGTTGGAGAGAAGGTACTTAGTAAACAATTCTGGAACTTCATCTATTATAATTACAGGGTTTGAGGAAATAATACCTCTGTCTAAAGAAGATATAAATTTAAACTATAATGTAGTAGATTCTGCTTGTACATCAGCAGTATGTCAGAATATGTTATTTATGGCTAATGTACATAAACCAGAAATTCCCCATTAGGAATTATCAGACCTATCTTTAAGATTTCTGCCGTATTTAAAATAGACTCCGTATAAGCTAGAGATGACTGAAGAGTATATTCCTTCTACGTCAGACCTTGGTTATTATGATACAAAGTTTATTTATGATTCTACTGGATACTGGGGGGGAGAAATCTATAGACTGGGAATAGTTTATATTATGCCAAACAATGAACTAAGTCCAGTATTTAATATACGCGGTGGTTCAGATATCAGAGAGTTTCAGGACTTAAACTATCATAACGATGGACAATTTTCTGATATACCAGTATTTAAGACGAATGAGTAGGGAGAAAAGGAAAGATAGCGTATCAATTACAATGAAGAAACCAACTATATAATTGGTCTGGATAATCTGGATACAGGAGATAATAGGAAGAAAGGTACTGTTTCTTTTGAAAATGTCAAGGGAGTTGTTACTTTTTCTCCTTCAAAGGATACCAATACTATATATGGAATAGATGTTAGAGTTGATGACGATACTATCAATGAGCTAAAAAAGTATGTTAAAGGTTATTTCTTTGTACGACAATCTAGAATCCCTACAATCTTAGCCTAGGGAATAACAGTAGGAATAGACCAAAATTCTTATACTCCTTGTATTGCTACCGCTGGTGGATTTTTAGAATAGCTATCAGACTAGCTTGAAAAAACTCATGTAACAACAGAAGATATAAATGATGTCAATTATATCTCAGAAGGTTTTCTTAATAGATACTAGTTTAAATTTAAAAAGAAGTCTAGTAGTTTGTGGGGTAAAATCGCTTCTGTGGCTGGAATAGCAGTTGGTATAGTTGCTTTAACAGCAGCTACAGTATTTACTGCTGGAGCAGCTGGAGCTATCTTAGCTGGTACAGTTACTGGGGTAGCTGGAGCGGCTACAGCTGGTGTGACAGCTGTTGGGACAGTAGCGGGAACTATAGCATCAGCTGTAGGATTAGGCTCTCTATCTGCCGCAGTAGGTACTACCGTCTTGGTTGGAGGAGCTGCCGTTTTGCCTACTGCAGCCCTGGCAATAGCTGGAACTATATAGGAGACTAGATATGCTATTTCTTCAATTTTTGCCAAAAAGAAATTGAGTGGGAGAAATACTCAAGCTCCTTCTGGATATAAGATAGTAGAGACTGACGAATCTAGAAAATTAGGATAGGATTTTTTGGATAGGTTTATTCCAAAAGATTCTTCAAAAGTAAAGGTATAGGGAATACTATGTCCAGATTATGAGATAAATTAGGCATATTATAACCAGATATTTACAGGAAACAAACATACCATACAATTAACAAATTCTTAGTGCATTAATGGATTAGCTGGCAGAACTAGTAATTATTTTTCTAATAATGTGAATCATTTCTATGTTCCAGATTATTATGATGCAAATATGCATAATTTCTATAATTTTAAAATAGTAGGAGTTCCAGACAATACTAAGTTAATTGGACTTGATGAACTAAAATTTAGAAGTAGAGCAGGGGAAGCTGAGGAGGCTTGGAGATATGAATGCGTTGGAGATGACTACAAATCAGAGCATTCTAAGGAAAGTAGCGATGAGGATAAGGAAACTTTATCTAATAAAAAAATAAATACAGATATCATAAGAGGTAGTTTTGGTCCTTATTTAGCATTTAACGACGTTGAAAATAAGTTTTCTCCAGCAGAAACTGTTAATATTTACATACCAGAATACTCAATAGGGCAGCTAGGTAACTATATGGCAATTAGAATGCAAGATTCTTCAGTATTTTAGGCTATATCTGACAGGTATAGTATCTCTGATATAGATGAATAGTTAGTTAGAGAGTTAAGTAATATTGTAGGAGATGAAGATAGAACTAAAGGATATAACTGGGAATTGTATAGAGGAGACTGTTATATTTGTTAGTTCACCCACAGAGTAAATAGAAACTTCAATGATCCATCAGCTCCATATAATGATGAAGTAGTAGATGAGAATACTTGGAGAGATAACTATGATCCTGATAATACAGAAAAATACGAATAGATAAATCTCGGAGATGTTAATGCTATTTAGTTGGGAATGTGGGTAACTTTTAGAGTTCGTTCTTCTAACAACCTCAATATTAGAACACTAGACGCTTCTAATGTTGATGAATCCGTTATGGTTGGACATCCTAGGGGATATTTTCCATACTCTCCAATGAGTACCGAAGGAACCTATAAACATCCAGAGTCCCAGATATACAACAAGGGATTTAGTAAATCCTTAAGTGAACGGTGGAATTTCGAACTTCCTGACGTCCCATATATTAAGAATTGGTTTGGTACTCGCATTATGTATTCCGACATTCATGTTAATGATGCATACAAGAATGGATTTAGAGTATTCTAGGGAACTCATTATAGAGACTATACTCGCGAGTACGGAGAAATAGTTAAATTAATATCACTTGAATCGAATCTTCTTTGTGTATTTGAGCATGGAGTTGCTTTGATACCAGTTAATGAAAGAGCTGTTGCAGGTGAGGGTGCAGGTGGAAATGTCTATATAAACACCTCTAACGTGCTTCCAGAGAACCCAAAAATTATCTCTGATATGTTCGGTAGTCAATGGCCAGAAAGTATCTTAAAAGTCCCAGGAAAGACTGGAGATTCTGCATAGTATGTTTATGGAGTTGATACTGTCGCTAAGAAGATTTGGCGCACTGATGGCAACACACTTACTTGTATTTCTGATTTTAGGGTGCAGGAATTTCTAAACAAGAACATTACTCTTGGAGAAAGAGAACTTACTCCTAAGATAGGTATTAGAAATGTGAAAACTGTATATAATGCGTTTAAACGAGATGTACTATTTACATTCTATGATAATACTTATGGCTTTGAAGAAAAAGTTTGGAACTTATGCTGGAATGAATTGCTTCAAAAATTCATTACCTTCTATAGTTGGGTTCCAAGCTATATGGAAAATATAAATAATATTCCATTCTCGTTTAATAGAGATACTTCTAAATGGATAGCTAAGCTAGGCACTAGTCATACTGAAAGCTCGTTTGCTGATGGTGTTACACTGTCTAATGTGTTACTTGAGAATCTTGAAAATGATAAAGGAGAGGTAGTAACTAATTTCAGAGTTCCAGTTTCGTATATCAACAAGCAAGGTGAATGGAAAACTATAAATTATACTGTAGCTGATGATGAAGAAAGTAGAAGAAAATATATTGGAGTTTTATCATTAAGTAACAGAATACTTCCAGATTCTCAACTTCATTATTAGGTGTCATACTCTCTTCAACGGGATTAGTATGGAAATTATAAAAAGTTCGAAATAGTTCCTTTAAATTGTGGTGAAGCTAACGGAGGAATCTATTTACCAGACGATGCCATGTTTGCTGGGGCATTTATGCCTCTTTATTGCCTAAAATTTAAGTAGGGAGGTGACGAATATCGTCCTATATATTACAAAGAAGGATAGGAACCAGTGGAGGTTTCTGATGGAGCCGGGGATACATTCTACACTTATGAAGCGTTATATACTTCAGATTCTTTATTATCAGAATTATATTATAGAAATAGTGCCGGACATGCCTATGCTGACTATGATGCTCATAAATTAGGAACTACAGTAGGGGGGAGGTTATCGTATGCCCCCATAGAAGGAGACTGGGAAGAAGTGTGGTGTTCAGATCTAGATAGACTAGAAGTATTGGAGAGTAAGTATTCTCCAGAATCATTAATAGGAAATTCTGTGCCGGAAGGATATCCAGATAATATCAAAGAAGGTATTCCACAAAATACTCCATTTCCTTGTACTAGGGTTGGAGAGATAAGGAATATTATACGCTATGATAATCAAGGTACTCCTATGGTGCATGGGATTCCTTTAAGCTGGCATTGGGTGGTCTCAGAAGCTACACCAATTAGCGGTTCAAAGAATGTTTATTTAGACCTTCCTATCTTTAAAGATATAACTGGAAAGAGACCTAATCTTCCTAGGGAAAATATGATTAATCCCGATAAAATTGTAACTCTGCTTAATATTAAGGCTACAATCTCTATTGTAGATAGTGATAATAATAGTAAACTAAGTGATGCATATTACAATATGAAAGCTGGATTCTAGCAAGGTACTTCTCTAGTTGATGCTGGATACTATGAGTCTGTTGTGGCTATTACTCCTAAATGGAACTTGCAGTTCTTATCTACTGATTTTTGGAAACATGGTTAGGCAGGATTAATAGATATAGCTGATGATATTTATCCAACTTATTGGTATGGAAAACAACATCCATTTGAGTTTGAATGTGTAATAGTGAATGACCCGTCTATGCATAAGATATTTACAAATTTGGAAATAGTAGCAAATAAGGCAAAACCGGAATCTTTCCATTATGAAATAATTGGGGAGTCTTACGATTTTGCTAAAGACAAGGTAAATATGTATTTTAGACAGGAGGCTATGAAAGCACTATGGCAATACAATGGAGCTGATATTTCCTATGATAGGAACTTCTTGAAAGTTTAGCCTAGACAATAGCCAAAATCTGCTGATTTACCTCACAAGTATTATACTAGACAAGATACTATCAATGAAATCGAGGACTATTATATCCACGTAACTTATCCAGAATCTCACGATTATCGCCATTTGTCAGGAGCAGAGGTCGTATACTATCCAAATAGATAGGAATATAGAATATGGAATCATGCAATGGCCGTAAGCTTAGATGATTTAAGTCAAGACGATTCTAGGTCTATTATTGCTGCTAACTGTCAGTACTTAGAAGACAGATGGAAAGTTACAATTAATCCTATCCTAGTATGCTACAAGAATGAGTATTAGAGAAAATTCTCTGGAGCTTTAATATAGCCACAAAATTCTACTTGGGCTAAGGCTAAGGATAGTTCACAAATGCTTCCAACATTACCTATCTATAATTCTCCAATCCCAGATTAGGTACTGTCTGCTGGTGGTATAGATTTCCCAGGAAATGATGTAAATCATCCAGAGTGGGGAGAAGATAATGCTCTGTATAATCTATACGATTTATCTGGATATAATTCTGGAGGAGATTGGAAACCATTAGACTTAACTAACTGGTTAGATGATGTAAATGTTTACAAATATAATTTTGGAGAGGCTTAGAATAGAAAAGAAATAGATGTCAAGGATAAATTCTTAAAGGTGAGAATCAGATATTCCGGAGAGGAATTGGCAGTTATAGATTTCTTAAATACTGTATATAGAATTAGTTATGCTTAATAAGAATATAAATAAAGTCAGAAGAATAGCGAAAGCCCGCTTTGGGCTTTCCATTCCTTCTGGGAATCCATATATGACCACAAATGGGCTAGCCATTCCTGGAAATAGTATTACCTAGTAGAATCTACTAGGCACAGATTATGGTGCTGAATTTAGGAATAGAGCTGAGCAAATAATGGCTCCTACTAATAATCTTATAGATTTCAATGCCAAAATGGGAGACCTATTTAGTTTAAAGTTATAGAATGATAGAAATACTTCTAGAGCAATAGCATAGATGAATACCAATGGAATTACTACACCTAAAAGTACATCTCCATCTTTGTAGCAATCATTCTAGAGATTGGGAGGTTGGAATACAGCAAGCTAGGCTGTTGATTTGGCTAATAGCTTATTATTTTCTAAGTAGTATTCAGAAGATTCTGCGATTACTACTGGTTTAAATAATCTTTGGAATACTGGGGCGAAAATAGTTTCTACTGTTAATCCTCTATTTGGTTTTGCAATGGAAGCAGGTAGTCTAGTTGCTAATACAGCCAGATCTTTAGGTACTGGAACTGATTAGCAAACTGATTTTGATAAGTTTGGAGATAGCACTATTGGACAATTATCAGGAATAGGATTAATCAACGGAATGTTTGGTAAGAAAACTAGAGATTTTTCGGCAAACAAAGCAACTATCGAACAAGTGGGAGGTTCTTATGGAGGTACTGTTCGAAACATAAATGAAGCCTCAGAAAAGGCAGGAAAGAAGTATGGACTATTTAGTAGCGGAAAGAGAAAACAAGCTAATAGGTTTATTGATAGAACAGAATCCTAGCAATCTACTATGACAAATATCGCCAAAGATGCGTCAGACTTATCCTCTATAGCTGCTAATATGTCTGACCTTAATCATATACAATATGGATTTAATCTCAATGGGGGTTATGATTAGAGATATATGAGAGCAGCCAAATTTGGAGCTAAATTAAAGAGAGTTAAAAGAATAAACTTCCATAAATAGGGAGGAGAAATAGTTGGGGCTATAAACCTAGATAATTGGCAACCAGTTATTACAGAAGCCGTTGAACAATTTGAAAATGGGGGAGAGCTAGAATGGACTCCAGTTATAACTGAGTATAAGCAAGGGGGAAAATCTGAAGAATCATCTAAAAAAGAATCTGAACTGGAGGAAACTAATTAGAAAAATATAATTCCAGAAGGAGCACTTCACGCACATAAGCATCACATGGAGAATGCTGATAATCTAACTAAAAAAGGAATTCCAGTGGTAGATAATGAAGGAGAGCAATAGGCTGAAATTGAAAAAAATGAAATAATATTTACTCTAGAGGTTACTAAAAGATTAGAAGAGCTTTATTCCAAATATCAAGACTATGAATATTCCTAGAAGGAGAAAGATGAAGTAGCAATAGAAGCCGGAAAATTACTAGTAGAAGAAATATTATTTAATACTGATGATAGGACCGGACTAATTAATACATTATAGAAAGGGGGAAAGATAAATGGAATTGAGTGATTTGTTAGTATCATACAAGAGAGTTGACGCTCCTAGATTTACTCCTTCTATTCCTATTATTGAGTAGTTTCCCTCATATCAAACTCCTACAGACAAGGAGACTAACACCTCATCATTACCCATCCAGACAAAACCAACAACTAGTTATTCTATAACTTCGGTTCAAGTACCTGGATTCAAAGCAAGATGGACTAGTCCTTATAATGATAGAAATAAATGGGTATCTGACTTAACTTAGGCATATAGAAGAGCTGGAATAACAAATGATAATGCCTTAAAGATGCTAATAGCTCAAGATGCTTTAGAGTCAGCATGGGGACGTTCTGCACAAGGTAAATTCAATTTTGGTAATCTAACTACTGGAGCTAAATGGAAAGGCGATTATGTAACTGGTAATGATAAAAACGCCAAGGGTTAGGCTATTAAATAGAAATTTAGGTCATATAATTCTATCGATGAATACGCAACGGATAAGTTGTAGTTTTTAAGGAGACTGTACGATTTCGATGAGAATGATGATATAGATAAATTTGTAGCAAAACTTACAGGTTCTAATAGAGGAAAAAGAAAATATGCAGAAGCCACTAATTATGCTAGCTCACTTAAAGGGGTGTATGATAAATTTGAGAAAGGTGGAATCATAAAATATCAATAGGCTGGAAAAATTAAGAGTCCTTCCCAAATAGCGCAGGATAATCTATCTCGGCAATTTCCAGTAAATTGGGAAAACTCTAACTGGCTCCACGACTATTTTAAAAAGAACTTAGGATATAATACTTCTCTAAGTATTCTTTCATCTATTCTACCAGAAAGTGGTGCAGACCCTCATAAGAAACAATTGAAAGGAGGTCCAGGAAGAGGACTTGTATAGTGGGGATTTGGAACAGATAGATATAACCATATGAAGTCATATAAAATGAAGGGAAAAGTTGAAGAAGGAGTAGACCCCGAACTTCAGAGATAGGCAGAATATATAGTTAATACTGTAAAAGACTCATAGAAAACTGGGGAAGGACTATGGCATCATGGTGGTGCTGGTTCTGGTTATAAGAGTGCTGAAGATGCTAGAAAAAGATTTATTAGTGCTAGAACTCCTGCTTCATAGAAAGCCAGAGCATTTAGTTTAGGCTATGTAAGACCTAAAGGGAGAATCAAAGAAGCCACAAGAAGAGCATCTTTTGTTGCCTCTTTAGATTCAGTTTATAATTCTAAGTATAAATAATGGATAGAGTAATAGTGAATATAGGTAACAAGACATATAATTGTCAAGTTGCTAAAACGGAAGAAGACAGAAGAAAAGGTCTGATGGGTGTAGAGAATCTTCCTCCCGATGAAGGTATGTTATTTATGTGGGACGATGAAGATACAAGAGAAATGTGGATGAAAGATACCAAAATTCCCTTAGACTAGATAGCTATTAATGACGATGATGAGGTGGTACTGGTATATAAAGCTCAACCAGAAGACGAGACTTTAGTTCCGTTTATGAACACAAAGTATATTCTAGAAGTCAATCAAGATTCTGGAATTGTGGAGGGGGATGAGTTTGAAATAGACGATTCTGATGATTTAGATAAATATGTAATGAAAGTACTTGCCCCAGATGGTAGTACTTAGATGCATCTTTAGGGAGGGGAAAGAATTGTTAGTAGAAAAGAAACTAGAACCCTAATTCGCAAAGCTAAAAAGGCTTATGAGAATAAGAACAAAGATTATGATAGATATTGTAAATCCTTAGGAAAATATATTTTCAAAGTAATAAAGGGACAAAATACTCGCCCTCCAGAATATGTCGAAGTTCCAGAAGGAAAGGATAAAAATTCTGACGATAAAAATTCATAATATACACATCGTATCAAAATTTCTTGGTTATGCAGATATTAATATGTAGTATTGAAGTACATAAGATAGATAGATAATTAGTGCATTAATTACATTTTAAATTTTTTATTTATGAAATTAGGAAATAAGTTTTAGGCAGGAGGACCGATGCCTGCAGGAGCACCTGCTCAAGCACCTCAAGGTGGTGAAGACCCAACAGCTATGTTGCTGCAAGGAGCATAGCAAGCTGTTCAAGGACAAGATTGCGAAATGGCTATGCAAGTATGTCAGATGTTAATCGAAGCATTGGGAGGTGGAGGTAGTCCACAAGAAGCTGCCCCACAGGAAGCTGCCCCAGCTCCAGCAGAAGGGGAACCTGTTTACCGTAGAGGCGGTCGTTTAGTGAGACGTATAAACGCTTAACAAATTTAACACGTAGGGGTATATCTAAAATATAATTAGGTGTACCCCTTCTTTTTAATATATACGAATTATGGCTACACCAATTACAAATCAAAAGTCGGCTTCTGTGAAATATAAGTTTGGAGACGATGAATTGGATTTAAATGATTACATTCGTAACCTTAACCATAACTATTAGTCATATGTAAATTCTTAGAATTGGAATGAGGGATAGAGATAGGAGTTTCGTTCCGCGTATGATAACTTTTTAAAAGGGTTACAAGATTAGCTTGCTAATAACACTAACAGATTTAGTACTGACTTTTCTGGATCAATAATAGATTCAACTGGTTAGCTAAGTAATACTGACAATGACGATATAGACCCAGTTGGATCAGAATATTATTATAACGACAAAGGAGACAGAATAACTACTGACGATTTGAATACTATGGGAAAACGTTAGTAGAAAAAATATAGTACATTTTCGGCTAATAGATAGGTAGCAACATTTTTTAATAAGGTTGGCACGGCATTAAGAGATGCAAGAAAAAATAAGCCGACCACACAGAATCAATCTAACGCTTTTAATCTATCTAAGCATGGATTTTTAGCTAATTGGAAGGCTGCTAACAACCCTGCTGGAGAGGAATTTAATCCAAGTCCGTATTTAGAAAAAGATACTTTAGACGAAACAACTGGATTAAGAGGTACTACTAATCGGGCAGCTTACCTAAAGGAGTAGATAGAAAATTATCTAAATAATGTAGGGAACTATGACTTCTCTGGAACTCCGTTTAAAGATAGAGAGACTTACATTTCTAAACTGCGTGCAGCCGCATAGAACTTAGAAAATGGATATAACTCAGAGGATGTTATAGCGCTTAACTAGGCTGGGATAGGAAATGAGTTTTTGAGTAAATTCTTTGCCACAGGTGCGGAGTAGAAGAAAACCGAAGTACAATAGGCTGCAGAAGATCTAATGAAAATACAATAGCAGCAACAAGCCCAAAAGATAATAGACAGGAGAAATTAGTTATAGTACGAGGCTGATAGAGATAAGTTTTTTTCATAGTATTAGGCTTCAAACCCATTTTAGAGTAGAGAGCCTTCTATACCTTTACCTTTATCCTATACTAGGTAGGCAGTAGAAAAAGCTGCAATTAAGAAGTTTAATGCTGACCCAAATAATAAAGAAGCTGTTAGAGAGGCTATACGGTAGTATATAAATATTCCTTAGCTTAGTAGACTTATAAGAGGTAAGAGCAATTTAATATTGAAAGATGGTACGGACATTACAGCATAGCATATAACTAATAACTTAGACCTAGCAGCCTAGGCTGACCTATTTATAAATCCAATGTATTTAGATGAACGGGGAAAGAGCATTTTGCCGAATGGATATTATGTATTGCCGGGGTCAGAAGACTATGATAATTGGACCTATATAGCTTACAATCCTAACACTAGACAATATCAAGAGTAGTCTATGCTATTAAATGACGAGTTAAAGAAAAGAATGGCATACTCTGAATATGACAAGAGAAACAAAAAGTCTAATGAAGCTCAAAAACATTAGCTTGGGGGAACTCTCAAAGATGTGGAGAGTAGACGAAACAAGGCATAGGAAGAAAAATAGAAAGTTGAGTAGAAATCTTACGCTACCGGAAGAACTAAGGAATAGATAGAAAGTGACTAGGCTCCACATACAGAATGGTCGAAAGCAGACCTTCTTAGATTAGGGGCTATAGGAGGTGACGTAGCTAGCTTAATAGCTAGTACGACTGGTGTAGGATCAGTAGCTTCTGCTGGTATAGGAATGGCCTCTACTGCAGCAAACTAGGCTGCAGATATGGCAGAAGGAATGGGATTTTTAGAATCCTTAGGAAACAATGCTGTAAGTTACGGTCTAGATGTCCTATCTCTAATACCTTTTGCTAGAGCTGCTAGGATTCCAAAGACTATTAAAGCGATCGCTGGATTTGCTCCTAAATTAATGGCAATTATAAGTACAGCACAGGGTATATCAAATGCTCCAGAAATTACCAAGTCATTAAGCAAGTTAAATAGCTCAGAATCACTAACAGTAGAGGATTGGAGAAATATTGCTAATGGAATTTAGATAGTATTAGGAGGTATCGCTGCTACTCATAGAGCGTCTAAGGCTAAATCTCATGTTGATGCTGCTAGGACCAATGATGAATGGTTAAAGACTGAACAAGGATATAGAAGAATATCCGAACAGGATATGAAAAAACTTAGAGAGGCAGCTACTATTAAAGAATAGAATACCATTCTTAGTCCTTACAACGTAACGCTAGCTGAAAGTAGGAAAAGATTTGGCTTAGGAAAAGGTAAAGGGAAAGCAGATATAACTTCTGAAAACTATTACTATGACTTTGACAAACCAGTAACTACTTATTCTGGAGATCTTCCTATATAGCATACGTTTGGTCCCGGAGAAAAATGGCTAGGAACTAGAAATATACCCTCATTAAGAATTCCAGCAGTTAGAGATGTCTACAATAGAGTTATTCATCCACAAGCATACAACAGAGCTAAAGGTAAAGCAACTGAAGGTAATAAATAGAGAAGTACGTTTGATATTAGCAAATTAAGAGAACTTAGTTCTCAAACTGGAAAACTTACTTCTTAGGAAATAGCTACTATTAATAGATAGAGAGCCATAGAAGCTAACCCAGAAAGGAGTGCAAGACTTCAATCTGAGGAAGCATATAGAAATGTTAGATAGGCGTTCAATCTATATGGAGCACCATAGTATAAAAGACCTCTCACAGGGGCAGCTTATAAAGCTAAATAGGATATGTATAATAGACTGTTTAACTAGAGAAGATACGACGTTATTGAAGCTTTCAGAAATAGAGAACTTCCTCATAGACAATCTAACAAGAAAAAGAAAACATCAAGGGATGATAGAAGAACTGTTAAACGTGAAGATGGTGGTACTCTAGATCTTGTTAGAGTAAGAAAATTTCAAAACGCTGGAAAATTCCCAGAATGGTATTCCAAACTTTATAAATTTTAGAATTTAACTGGTTGGAATAATTCATTGAATTAGTCATTGGCTGGACCGTCTATTACTAACGAGAATGTTGGGCATTATAGAGCTGGGGATTTGAATGAGGCTTATACTAAAAATAATTCTTATACTTCCAATCCGAATCTAGTAGGATAGGACTTACAATCATATTATGATTCTTCTTTTAAGGGAAAATCTCTGGATGATTACGTAAGTGCATACAATGCTAATGCAGCTAAAATTAGAGGATATTGGGACTAGGAAAGAACATATAAATAGTCTGGAGCTTAGGAGCATAATAGACTATTTAAGAATATGTTTGGAAACAGAAGTGATAACTCTAATAATGTATGGAATATTGGTTATGACTCTAATTTGGAGGATATTGTTGGTTCATCTACCTGGCTGAGAAGAATGGATAGATATGAGAAAGAATTTGATAACTTGTCCGATGAGGAAAAGAAATCAAGAATCCATAAAATAGACTTAGGAGATGGAAACTTTGGATATGTCTACAAAAAAGCCAATGGGGATATAGCAGTATGGAACCAACCAGAAACTCCTGCAACCTCGGCAATACAACCTTCTCAAGAACCTAGTGATGATAACAAACAGAACAAATCGTTCTTTAGTAATATTAATCCCACTATAGCTTATGGATTACCAAGAGCGGTGTATGCTGATAGAATGAATAGGAGAATTACTGATTTAGCTAAAGAATCTGTAGTTCCACTATTGAAAGACCCATTCGAAGTACATCGTTATACTAGAAGCGATTTAGATGCAGAAATGCAAGGAGAGCGTAACTATGCTAATCTTAGAAGATTAGCTAGTAGACCTATAACTTCTGATGGAAGTTTACAAACTGCAACATAGTTGTAGGCTGAGGTTTAGGGACAAGAAGCTAGAACGGCTGGAAAAGAGAAGAGTAATTAGGTTCAAAGATAGTACGATGAACTAGCTTAGTAGCAGGAGAAAGAAAACGCTGCTAACAGACATGAAACTGCTATGTTTAACAGAGCATAGCAATGGGGAGCTGATTAGGATAAGAGTAAATACGAATAGGCATATCTAGCTAAGAAGTTTAATATTTGGGATGTTGTAGGACAATAGTTAGAATATGACGAAAGAGTTAAGCAGTAGGAAAATAAAGCACTCACAGATAATTTTGCCCATTCTGATATTCATAATGCTGTCAATTATGCTCCAAATGAATATGGTGCTGGATTAAGTGCAGAAGAATTATCGGTATGGAATAAAGTCCTATCCGGAACTAATCCTTCTAGCTTACAACCTAATGAATTTAACCAATATAGATTAGCTATGCAGAAGGTATCTAGGGTAGAAAATGAATAGCTAAGATAGCACTATAATATTCCTAATACAAGATGGTCTGGAAAATCTATGCAAAGTATTCCAGAATAGATTAGCATAATCAAAAAAGGAGGAGTAGTTTCTGCTAAGAATGGTTCTAAAATAGCAGTAGCTGGAATAGAAGCCAAAACTGCTGATGCAGAGAGGTTCCAGAAACAAATAAAGGAAACTATTGATAGAAACGAAAAGGCAATAGACAGATTATCTAAGAGTTTGTATGGAATTATAAAAGCTTCAATGATAAAATGATACTAAGACTATAGCAAGGGGGGAACGCCCTTCCCCCTCTTGTTTCTTATCAGCCAGTAACAGTTACTGGTAGGGCAACTACTGGAGCTTCTGCAGCTCCTAGCAACGATCAGGAAACTACTGATTTAACAGATAAAGACTTGCTAAAAATGCTAGAAAAGTTGGATGGACTTCCTAGCGATATGGCTGTTTTAACAGAGACTTTATAGAACTTTTATATAGACCAACAGTTTAGTCCGTTTCCTAGCACTTCTAACATTGCATCCAGATATTTGCAGGCTTTACAGCAAATGAAAACTGCCAACTTCAATCACGAGGTTTACAAAGATGCTCTCAAAACTGTTAGTGATAACGGGGGAATTAATGAATTTGCAATTACTGATAGAGGTCAAATCTTCTGTGCTAATAATGAAGGAGATTTTCAACTTCTTTCTTTAGACCAACTAAAAGATAATCCTGAATATCAACCTTTGACAAATTCAGAATTGTTATATTATAGAGCACAATCTCCTCAGTTAGCAAATAACAATGAATTGCTTAAGGTAGTAAAGAATGGAATCGGAATAGAGTCTGTTACTAAAATGATACAAGATAGTATAGGAAATCTAGGCACTACTTCTGAATCAAATGAAGGATTTGCTAGGACTTAGGCAAGTCAATTAGTTAATGGGTTACAAGAATTTATGAATGCTCAATAGCAGTCCGGAAACTATAATGCTACTGTAGATAACTTATATAAAGGAAAATTATTAACTAAGAATTAGGCTATGCAGGCATAGGCTGCTCTTAGTTATATATACTCTACTCTACCAGCTAATGCTAAAACGTTGCTAAAGACAAAAACTTAGAATGGGACTGATGCAGAAGCAATAGAATTAGTTTAGACATTAATAAACTCTAAGCTTAGCTCTACTACAGATTTCTCTTTAGACTTAGATGATTCTAATGATTCAAGCAAAGGTAAGGAAGGCGTTGGAGAAAATCTAGATGCTGACCTAGTAACTTAGATATAGGCTAGTCATGGAGGTCATGATACTATTTATTAGTTAGATAATAGCTCTGGGGTAGGATTGACTGTACAAGGTACAGCGTATGAATAGGTAAAAGATACTAAAGGAAATCATATAGGCAGAACATCTATGGAAAATATGCTTAATGATTCTGGGCTACGTTCAATTATTAATGCTGATAATGGAGTATATTTCGGAAATCAAAAAGTTGACCTCGACTCTTTACTAAGTATAGCATATGATGGTAAGGGATTACTAAGAGTAAATTTACCAGTTCATTCCGATGGTTCTCCTAACTTTGATTTGTTAGAGGAATATTCTAAAGCATAGGCTGAGTTTCTACTAAGTAGTCAGACAGACGAAGATAGACTAAAAATATTCGGAGATACTGAGAAGTATCCAGGACTTACATCATTAGTTAAACCTACTGGGGAGCTGGATATGTCTAAGTTTGCTCCTTTCCTTGTGGCGTCAGGAATGACTACTGACAACATGATAGACATTGACAAAAAACAAAATAAGTTTGTAACAGAAGTTAAACAAACTCCTAATTTAGTAGAACAACTAAAAACAAGTTTAGCAGTTGGTTCTGGTAAAGATACTAAATATCCAGACATTGATGAGTATGATTGGACAGAATGGCTTATAAACAGTTACGACCATATCTTTAAGGGAAATATTTATATTCCTCTTAATATGAATAAAATGGCTGCAGCTTTAGGAGGAAATCAAAAACTTGATACAAACACTGGATAGATGCTAGAAAAAGAATATCAGAGAAGAGATGTAACTTTCCAGAAGGCAGATCCTTCTTTACTATTAAATAATTAATTATGTTTGAAAACGATTGGATATTATCAAGCTTAAGTAATCCTACCTTAGATATAGATGATTTAGTTTCCATTGGAGGTTTAAATACTAAAAATACTCAGTTTCTAAGTAAGGATTAGTATTTGAAATCAAACTTTATAAAAGATAACGCTCTATTTAAAGATACGAACGGTAGTTTCTCTAGAGAAAAGTTTGATAAATTTTACGAAATACAAGCATCCAGATGGAGAGATTTTTAGAATAATGAATTTCCTACTGGAATAGAACTAGATGCTTTTGATACTGCAAGTAATAGAGCTGATGCAAAGGTCAAAGATAGTAAATTTACATTAGGGCCAACTTATAATCCTGATAGGGTATAGATTGGTGTGGAAGGTTGGAGAACCACTAGTAAGAGAACTAAATCAGAATAGGAGTTAGCTCAATCTTAGAAAATATTCAATCCGGAGACTGGAGAGTATGAAAATACTACTCCTGAGGATTATGCCCTATTTAGTAATCCTATAAAGTGGGTTAGCAACCTATTTAAAGATCCTCTAGTATTAGCGCAGTATGAAGAGGACGAAGTAGATGAATAGGGAAATAAACATAAAAAAGGAGAATATAAACTTAATCCTGAAGGAACCTATTATTACGAAAAGTTAAATGGACGTTCCCCATTGGGAAAGACAGTGTTATCTGCTGCTAACATTCTTACTAAAGAGGACTCTGCATTAAATAAAATAGACTTCTTTGATTCTGATGACTTAGAAAAGAGTACTGCAGGAGTAATTGCTAAAAATATAGCATTAATAGCACCTATGTTTACTCCTGCAGCTCCATATTATTATAAAGCCATAATAGCTAAAGAGTTAACTAAAACACTACCTATGTTACATAGCGTGGTGACTAACCTATTTGGTTCAGGAGATAATCAAACTCCTAAATGGATGAATAGAGCAGCAGCTGTAGGAGAATCATTATCTACTACTAACTCTGTATGGAGCAGTGAGCATACATTCTCATTTGAGAACCTGGCTAATTTGATTTCTGATATAGCTTTACAATGGGGATAGCAAAAACAAATAGCAAAGGCAGTAACTTGGTTTGGTGACAAGAAGGCTCTTAAGAAAGCAGAGGAACAAGCTTTTGAACTTTACAAATCTAAAGTTGGGGGAAGTTTAAAAGGATTAGAAGCTCCATCTGACGAATTATGGAAGTAGTCTACTCTCGGCCAATTATGTATGAAAAAATACTATGACCCAGTAGTAGAAACAATGAGAAAGAAACAAAGACTAGGGGCTGATTTAGCACTAGCCTATATGGCATTAATTTCTAATACAGATGTATATTCTGATATGTTAGAAAGAGGAGCTACAAAAAAGGAAGCTGCTTGGGTAGCTTTGGGTAGTACTGCTGCTATGTTTAGTGTAGATAGATTCGCACATCTAGGTGAAGTATTCTATGATGATCTTACTGCTGAATCTATTAAGTAGGGACGCTAGGCTGTAAAGAAAGAACTAAAGGATGCTCTCGATACTATATATAAACCCGGAACTAAGGATAGTCCTGGCAACTGGTACAAAAAAGGTGCGGCTTTTGGAAAGAGAGCTGCAGAAACATTTGTAGAAAATCTTAAAGACCACAATCTAGGTGGAGTAGGTAAAGCTCTTGGAGAAGGTTTAGAAGAAGTAAGTGAAGAATTAGTAACAGACTTAACTAAGGCTACGTATTCTCTACTTGGAGATTTAGGGATGTATGATAAGAGCGTTAAAGACACTGGAGCTTTTGAGAATATGTTAGAGAGATACTCAATGTCTCTACTTGGAGGTACTATTGGTGGAGGATTATTCTACGGAGTAGAAAAGTATAAAGGCTTTAATAAAACCAGAGACAAAGATCTAGTAACCCTTATTAATGAAGGAAAGGCCTAGGAGCTAAGAAATCTAGTCAAAGGATATGTATCCAAGGGAAAAGCAGGCAATACTAAAATCTCAGGGACTCAGTATTCCTAGGATGCTGCGGGTAATATTACTTGGCTTAGCACAGATAAGAATGAAGAATCTCAGAATCAACAGGTAGGTAATAGAGTAATAGAAAAAATTAACTCTTTAGAAGCAGCTATAGTAGGAAGTGGAACTAAACTTAGTTAGGATTAGTTATTTGATAAGATGGTTCTTTAGGAAGCTAGGTATCAAGAATACAAAAATGCTTCACATGTAACTGGATACTATTAGGAATTTAGTAAACTATAGAACTAGTTACTATAGGCCAAAGAAACTTACAATAAGGCTGCAGAAACCGCAGACGGTACTTTAACTGGAAGATTAACTGATTCCCCAACAGATGCAGAAAAGTAGGCAAAGGTAGCCAATCTACAACCATTTCAAACTGCTGTAGACAATGCTTAGAAAAGAATAAATGATTTCTTGTCTGGAGATATGTCTCTTGATTATACTAGAAAACTTAACTTTGCTCTTGACCCAGTTTTAAATTCTGCATTTTTAGGACTTGATAGAACTAAATGGGTACTTAATAAGATAGACCCTACCTAGGAACTTACTATAAAGGATTAGATAGACTTAAATAACTAGTGGAATGACCACGTAAAGGAAGTAATGCTAAAAGACTTAGACAAAGCTTTCTTAGCATATAAAGCTTTTGAAAAGACTATAGCTCCTTAGATGCTTGCTTAGCAAGACAATGCTAATTAGTATAAAAGTATATTTAATTCGTTAAGTCAACTATATAATAAAGAGGACTTGTCACTAGACAAGTATCTTAATGATAAACCATTTTATACAATGGATTCCAGACTTGTAGACTAGAATGGAATCGAGGAATCTGAGGAGGAATACAATGCTAGAAATAACACCACAACCCCTGATGAAATACAGAAATACTATCAAAGATAGCAGAAGGTGTCTGATTTAAACAACTAGGTTTTAGCATAGTATATATAGCAATTTGATGATATATTAAGGCCTATCAACTATTCCGTAGATAGCTCCACTAATAGAACTATAGTATAGAATATTAGATATAGGCTTAAAGATATTATAAAAAGAGAAATGCAGTATCCATTCCTAGATTAGGGAAGTAGATTTGATGCTTCTCCTTATAGAAATATTCTGTCGGAGTTAAGAGAAGACTTATCCAATATTGATGATATTCAATAGTAGTTATAGGACAAACATTATACTATAGTAAAGGAAGAAGCTAATAAAATCATGAGCACGCTGAATGATATTATCCCACCTTTAGAAACTCTAGTAAGCGTAGGTAAAGCTACTTAGCCAGTAAATATAAAAAAAGTACTTAAATCAATATCAGAATCTAATATAGAGAATAAGGAACAAATAATAGCAAATATAGAATCTGCTAGGTAGAGGTATTAGGAAGCAGAAAGCCCAGAAATAGAGCAAGAGGCTTAGATGGAGTTATATAATGCTATACCTATTTAGTTTAAGACTTCTCAATAGACTATATAGGAGATTTTTAACGGGTTCGGAAACCAAGTTGTAAACGAAGATGAGTAGCTTAGAGATGTTCTTACTATAGACGATGTAATCAAGGGATTAAACGATCCTACGTCTTCTACATATCAATATTTCTTTGAAAAATCTTCTGCATTACCAGAAATATTAAATGCTGCTTTACAAAATACTCCAATGTAGTTCGGAAAAGATTCCAAGATGAAAATATTAGTTGGAGGAGATATTGTTGATTCAGTAGGTGATACTGTAAAAAAACAGTTATCTACATTGAGCAGATATACTAATACTCTATCATCTAGAATACAGAAAAACCCCGTATACTCATTTTACAATAAATTAAAAGTTAATTCTCACAGTCCTCTAGAAAATATATTGTCTTCTATTACTAAGGAAATGTCAGACAATCAGGAAGAAATATTTAATATGAATTATATTCTAGATTAGGTCTACAAGGATTACGTTGCTCAGGATAAGCTAGATGCATTTGAGTTAAATGATACATAGTCTAAGCAACTAGACAATGCACAGAAGGCATTAGAGTTGATGTCAGCATACATATATTCAGCTTCTACATCACCAGATGGAACTCACTACTTTGGATAGAATAAGTAGATAAACGAGTTTGCTAATTCTCATAGAGACGTATTAACTAGAGAATGGGAGCCACTTCCTGAAATAAGTTAGGAGTATGCTTAGGTATTATAGGATGAAGTAAATAACCTTAATACTGAAATAGAAATATGGAAGAGAATGTCGGAGAATAATAGTATGAATAAGTTAAGACGGCTTGTTGATACTGAAAGTATTGTTAACAGACTACATTATGAACTGGGAAAAAATCTATCTTTCCAGTTTACTGTAGGAGATAAACAATATGATTTAAGTGAAGGGCTAGATTCACTATCTCCATTTGATACTGATAATCCAGACAATCAATTAAGTTAGGTATTTTAGTTTGAGCAAACCCTTTACAGCAACTTCAACAAAATATTAAAAGAGACTGGATGGACTCCAGAATAGTTCTTTGATAACTCAGACTTCTGGAAGAAGTATTTAGGCAGCTACTCAGAATTAGAAAAGCAACAAACTAGTAAGCTAAATGAAAGTCTTAGTGAATTTACTAAGTATGATAAAGCACTATATTTGTTATCAATCCTTTCTGATAATCCTTCTAATTACTACAAATCTGTACAAAATTTCATTAAAGATAATGAGGATATAGCTCCGCTAACTGTATAGTAGAACATATCTAGATTAGGGGAGGCTGCACACACTAAAGCTTATAAAGCTGGATTTAAAGCTTTAGCTAAATTAATTAATCCTAAGAGAACTGTTACTCCAAATGTTGTATATATAAATGGGGTAGCTGGTGCTGGTAAAACAGAAGTAGTACTGAGAAATATAAGACAAAGATTTTATGAGTAGGATGCTTTGGTAATAGGTCCGACTACTTCTCAAGCTGTTAAACTGCAGAACTCTCTTAATGAGGGTATGTCTTATACTATAGACGGAGATACAGGTATATTTAGTAAGTTACTTCCTGAGTGGGATAATATTAGTGAGTCCTTCCAGAAAGCTGTTTCTGAAATAAATAAGCATGCAAAAGAGAAAAATTATAAAGTAGAAACCGATTATTTTGTAATATAGAATTAGGATAGACCTAATGAGTTATCAGGAGCAAAGATTGACTTAAAGGTTAATAAAATAAAATTCAATCCTGATATAACTTCCCCTCTAATATTCGTAGACGAAGCCGCACACATGAATACTCTTTAGATAGCACTTCTAGACGAATATGCTGATAGAGTTGGGGGTACTGTTTTCTTGGCCAGTGATTCCAATCAATCAGGATATTAGAACGGATAGATAGAAAACCTAAAAACCTCTGATATATTTGCTACTAGAACTTCTAAACTGTAGGAATCTTTGAGGACTTCTAACGTGTAGAAATAGAATAATAACAATAAGGTCTCGGCATTACTAGATACTATAAATGATATTTGGGAAGCCGGAGACAGTTAGGCGTGGAGTGATTTAGAAGGTAAACTCCCTAATTTGATAAGAAAATTAAATCTTAGAGTTTATAATAAAGAAGATGATATAAACGGAGACCTTATTGGCGGAAATATAGACGAAGTAATAAAAACATTGCTTAGTGATAAGCACAAGAATGCTAGTATAGGGTTCATTGGAGATGCTAACTCTCCTGCATATCAAAAACTTAAAGATGCTGGATTTACCAATCTGGGAGAACCATTAACTGAGACTATTGTTCCAGGGAAGAAATTTATGTAGGGACAAGAATTTGACTATGTTATTATAGACAATATAGATTTATCTGTAGACTTAGATGGATTAGATTCATATAAGAAGGTAACTTTCCTAAAAAGATTCTACACACTAATGTCTAGAGGTAAAACAGCTTCCATCTTTTTAGATAGAGGTCTAGCTGGGTTAGTAGGAGCTAATACTTAGGATGATATAAAATCCATAGGATTTAGTTTGGCTAATCAGGTTTAGCTATTTAGAGACAATTACTCTAAAGCATTGGAAAATCTAGACTTGTCCCAAGCTACATAGGAAGAGGTACCACAGGTTAAAGAAGAACCAGAGGTTAAATAGGAGGGGACTGAATTAGTTATATCCCCGGTAGTAGACAATACTCCAGAGTTCAATCCAGAAGCTACTATAGAATAGGTGACTCAGCAACTAGAAGACAGTAAACAGAAAATTTATAATGACTTCACTGAATAGAACTAGGCAGAGAGATAGGATGTGGAAATGTCAGAATTTTCTGACTTATTAATAGAAGCTAATACTGTAGTACCTATTACTGGACTATAGGAAACTATGGTCAATCCAGATGGTACAGAAAGAAGATACCCAGCTTGGCTTCCTGGAGAAAAGACCTCTGTGAGAAGAAATATTAATGCTATCTATGATGGTACAGATCCTATTACTAAAAGAGTTGATAAATAGAGGTATCAGGATATTATTACTAAGGTTCAGAGTTCTGTTATATTTGGAGGAAATATTACAGACCCCGCATTAACATCTCTATTAGGATTTAGTGAGGCTTGGACTAACAGAAAGCTCTAGTTGGAAGTTAGAAAAGCTACAGACTCTGATAATTTCGGAATAGGAACTGATCTTAAACCTACATATATAGATATTGATGGAACTCCTTATATAGTATCTATTACTTGTAGATTAGATGGATTAAGTAAGACTATTTAGGATACTCCATTCTCGGCAGTATTTGACATATGCCTACTTTCTGATTTCAATAATCTTAAATAGCCCAATGTTTAGCAAGCTATTAAAGACAAAATAAATCAGAAGATTAGGGACGGAAAAATCACTGGAACTAATAGAGCTAAAGCTGAAAGATTTAGAGATAATCTAAGTGAATCAGTTAAACAGTATGAACAATTTATTAGGAGAATAGTTAAGGAACATCCAGAAGGACATTCTATAGAACTTTCCCCTGATATGTACCAATCCCACTAGACTACTAGATTAGTTAAGAGAAAAACTCCTAGAAGATTAGGAGGAACTCTTAGTGTAGCTACTATAGAAAATAATAGAGTAGACTAGGATGGAAATTATATTTCTGATTATAACAATTTCCTAGATACTGATAAAAGAAAGGTTGTATCTCCAGTATATATAGTTGGAAACAAATCTGATATTCTAAAAGGAAAAGTATTAGAATCAGTTTTTGGTAAAGCTGTAGTATTTGTGTCGTCTAATACTAATCTTACCCCAGAGGAGTTACCAGATAGATATATAGAACAAAAGAGAAATCCTGATGCCCATACCCCAGAGGTGAGAATGGTAGTTCTTAATAATCATGGTTTGAGCTTTACAGAGTTAATAACTCATAGAATTTAGTCTTAGCTTACTGGAGAGGGAGAAAAATAGAAAAAACCTTGGAGGATGGATACCTTAGGGGTTAGAATGTTTACAGCGATGTGGAACTTTAGAGCTGGTCTAGAAAATTTCATATCACAATTAGACAGGTGGAAACAGGAGAATGGATACACAAGCAAAAAGATATTAGATATTACTAAAGTTGAGTCAGAACTATTTGATAGCTATGGAAAAAATTGGACAACGCACTTAAATGCCGGAAATTCAAAGGTAGAAGCTTTATTAAATAGATATAAAGTAACCGCTGCTGACTTAGAAAACTTAATAAAGTTTAACTAGGAATACTGCAAAGATATACCTACTTTTAGGCTGGGAATTGACCTAACTAATACAAACGTAGGAGGATATGTAAGAGCCTTTGACGTAAGTAATTCTAAAGTATATGGAAAGAATGAGGCTAACATGTTGGCTATAGAAGAAGAGTATGCTCATAAATATCACTCTGTTCTATCTTCTATACTAGAATAGTTAACTGCTAATGAACCTCCTAAAGCTTTTAAAACAGTAGGTTTAGAATTTAAGCCTATGGCTACTAGACTGGCTAAACCCGATGGTTCTAATTATGCTACAAATGAGTATATAGGAAAGAATGAGTAGAAGAGGAATTTGTCAGGACTTATTCATACTAATAATAAGAATATTGTTATAGGAGAAACTGACAACAGTGGTAATATTATAGCTACCTCAACTATCCCGGCAGAGTCAATGTTTAGCTTTTTCCCGAAGGCTATTTCTGCTATAGCTTCCAAATCAAGAATATATCAAACTAACAATAACGTTAATGGATTAATTAGTATTACTACTATTGATACAAAAAACAATACCGATAAGTTTGATTTTGACATTTCGTCTATGTTTAGAACAGGAATGTTAGAGAGAAAAGGAAACGACAATACTCTATTTAATATGTTCAACTTGATTTTCCACGGAACTGTTTAGAGCTTAGAATCTCCTCATGCTTATACTGAAGAAGCTCCATTTAAATACGGGATATTCGTTGACCCTGATTTAGAAACTAGTTAGGATTATAAACAAATAAACGTTAGAGGATAGAATGGATAGGATTACGCATTCTTAAGATGTGGAACTAATCCGGTCTTCTTCGATGTGGATGTAGATGTGGTCTCTGGAGGTATAGCAATTAATCTCTCTAAGTTATTAGATGGAGGAAAAAGATAGCTAAAGGAAGAAACTAAAGTATAGAATCCTATAGAATAGTAGATAGGATACTCATCTAGGATTACTGACGAATAGGATAAAGTAAGATTCCAGAACTACCTCCTTAATGAGGGAAAAGAAGATAATGAGTAGAGTTATTCCGAATATACTACTATCTAGAATAATAGGAAATTAATCAACTTCTTTAAAAATGGAACATCTGTAGATAACATAGTAGAATTAATTAATCTCCAACTTGGAGGAACTACTATACAAGATGTTAAATACGAAAATGGAAAAGTAATATATACTGACAACAATAACGGAACTGGAGAATTGAGTTTAGATACTGGAGATATGTATATAACTGCTACTCCTAATAAGACTAATTCTGTAGAAGAAATTACTGGGCAGTCCTTTAACTCAATGGTTGTAGACCCAATGGGAGCTGACATAATGACACACTAGGACTTCTTGAATTAGTTAGAGGAATCATTCCCAAATGATACAGATATTCAAATGTTATCTAATTCCTCTAATGTAGAAAGTTATCTGGAGTTGTTAGTAAGTATGAAAGATACACTAAATAATAAGATAGAGCAATTAGAAGATTCTGATATGAAATGGAGTTTATCCGATTATCTATTATATGTAGATACTACATGTTTTTAAAAATAAATGAATATGGCAGCTTGTAATGTTAAATATGACAAAAAGAGTTATTAGCAATTAGCCTCAGACCTTAAGTTATTATATAATCAAATCAATAGACCTGGAATAGAAGATAGAATTATAAAGACTTTAGAGTTCAAATACAAATCTAAAGATGGTTAGGATAAGAGATTATTACTAACCGATAATGAAAATCTAGACGAAATTTCTAGAAACTTTATTGATGATGTTAATAATATAGTTTGTGGATTAGCTAATTCTTCCTTAGACAAATTACCAGAGAAAGCCATGAAGTTTAGAAATATTGTGTTGTCAACCTTCTTCGACATGAATAGTGTCGGAGAAGTGACAACTCAGATTTCTGAGACTGAAAAGGAAATGGAGACGGATCAAAGTCAGGAAGCAAGAAAATTACAGAAAGTAGAAGATACTCTACTAGAAATATACGGGCCGATAAATACAGGTCTAATCCAAGAGGTGACAGATAGTTTCGGTAGAGAACTTAAATAGAAGCTTATCTATAATAACTATCTAAAAACTAAATATGAATTAACTTCAGAGGAAGTTAATAAGAGAATTGTGGACTATAAGGAGGGAAAATTCGAGAACATCCTTGGACACCTAAAAGAATAGTTCCCAAACGATTCTGTTTTACAATCTATTACAACCATGTATAGTAATGGAATGTTAAACTCTAGCTAGTACTACTATGTCATAGACGCATTCAAGAGATATGTGCTATAGGACCCTAATAGAAACACAAAGTTCAACTAGTAGTTAGAGGATAAAATTCTTCAAAAGAATAAAATATAGTAGGAATATCTATACAGACAGTTGATAAAAACCGTGTTGGATAATCCTAAACTAAATACATGGTTTAATAACAAATATAACACTAACTATGTTAATTCAGAAGCTAAAAATTAGCTGTTTTTAGCTAATAGATTCTCTAACTATTACTTAGAGATTAAGGATAAGCTTCTAAAGGAAATAGAAAGGGGTGCTGATTATGGTGACTAGGTATTACCTATAATATAGGAAATAGAAAACCCAAAGGATGATTTACTGAATTATGTAAATGATTATATATCCCTTACGCAGTTTGATGATCTACTTTCTCAGAAACTAGGAAGTAGTATAGGTATAGAAAGAGGATTCCTAAATAATGTAGAGCCTCAAAGATAGAATGCTAAGAAATACACATTAAGAGAGTCTCATTCTCACCAAAAGGCAGGATGGGAAACTGCCAATAATGAAGGTAGTGAAGCTCATACTAGTATCGGAGTGAAAGATATGTTAGATACTATATTTATTTATAAGTATAATGAATCTCATCAGTTACTCCCACAGACTTTAGATATGACATCTCTAATGTAGGCATGGCAGTCCCTTTTAGCTGATGTGCTAAATAACAATATCAACTTTGACATAAGTGATAGTAACAGTAAAGCAGTTATAGGTGTATTAAAAGATCTTATTAATACCTAGAATGTTAACGTACTAGACAATATTATAGATATTCTTGAAGTATTATTCAAACCTTAGGCTATTCAAAACTCTAGAGGTAGAATGATTGACTTTATGAGAAATGAGAATCTTTTCTCTGAGCAGCATAAGAATATATTATATTCGTTCTATAATGAGGTATTGAATAGAGATAATCCTAATTCAAACATTTCTATAGAGTTGAGTAGAGTTAATGATAATCTGAAATACGGAACCAAGTTCTTGGAAACAGTTTCAGATTTGTGTGCTATTATCTACAGAAACGTAAATAACAACTATATAGATTGTAATCTACAATCCTCTAAATCATCATTTACTGTTAAGTAGAAGTTTAACTGGGATGCCGATTTATTTGACTTAGTTGAAAGAATTACTTTTAGAAGTAAGACAAGACAAACAAACAAACTAGGAGAAGATAGATTAACTAAGTATAACTATACTTCTGTACCAGATTCTACAGGAAAATTTGTATCTAAAGTAGAACTTGCTGGAAAAGAAGGAACCCCATATACCTTTGGATTTAGATATTATCAAGGCGCTTCTAATATGGAAGGACTTTTCTCTACTATGGATAATCTAGAACTAGAAAACTCTACTGTAGAAATTAATGGAAAGGAAGTTCCAATACTGGACGTCTTAGCTAATATAAATCTTAGAGACTTTAGCAATAAAGTTCTCCAAAATAAGGAATTATTAAATGAATATGAGACAGTTCTAAATAATCTGTTAGAAATGTTTGACTATTACCTAGATACAAATTTCTTATCAGATAAGGGATTAGAAGCATTACAGGGTTATAAGGACAAATACGAGTTCAATCCAAAAAACAGTTTGTTTTCTAAGAATTACCTTAACCATTTCTTGAAGCTGGCTATTAGAACTGCTGACATTGATAATCAAATTAAATTAGCTAGGGATTAGGATTTGAAATAGTTCTTAATGGAGAACTCTAAATACACCAGTTTGTTTAACAGAGAATCTAAGAAACCATCATCTGATGTTTTCGATATTCAAGCTAATAGAGTTTATTTTAAGCCTGTAACTACTAGAGATAAAGCTATGAGTGACTTAGCAAGGAGTTTTGTAGAGGCATCTGGTAGAGCCGTTAGGTCTACATCTTTAAACAAGGCAGGCTCTAGCGTTTCTAATTACAGTATATCTAGGCTAGGTTCTGAATTAAATAGGCGTCTGCATCAACAAAGTCAAGAAGGAGGCGCTGCTACCTCTCTATTATTTGTATAGAATCCTAGCTCTATTGATATAGACCCTGTAATTGATGGAGAAATAACTACCCCAATAGGGGACGTTAAGTCAGTTAGGGATATGTCCTCATCTGAGCTATTTCAACACGCTATATTAGACAAATTTTATAGCTCCTTCTTGAAAACTGGAAAGGTATGTTTCTAGCCTACGGTGTATTCTGACAAGACAAACTTCCTAAATTATATGTCTAATCTATCCATGTTCAGTGACAACATTATGGATTTGATGACAGATAAGAATTAGGAGCTTATAGACCTATATAAGAATACTTTCTTTTCTGCCCACAATAAAATCTAGGCTAGTGTAGTAACTAAGATGGAAAAACTTATGGCTTTCCTATCTACCGCATAGGGAGCTGAATTTAGAAAAGAAGGAGATGTCTTTACCTCTAATAGACTTGACAACGTTAGAACTTTCCTAAGAAATAGAAAAGAGGACGATTTGACTAATCTTGTATTTAGATACAATCAATATAATATAGAAAAGATAGAATTAGAAAAGGACAAGGATTATAGGTCTAGAAAAGGATTCTGTGACCTTAACGAGGTAATTGACTTCTATGCTAAGTTATATAATGACCCGACCCGTTTAAGAAAATTCCTTAAACAACAGCAAGAATTATTCCTAGATAACCTTAGAGAGTATGGGGTGAACTTCAGACTATTTGACTCTACTTAGGATCTTAATTCTTGGATTAATGACAAGCTAAATAGTAAGGTAGCTACCCAAGTAGTAAGACTTTTATCTGACACCAAATTATTATAGGTAAAGGATAGATAGTCTTTTGCTGACAACTGGATTAACAAGGAGACTGGAGAATTAATATTATCTAAAGATTCTTAGATGAATCCTTTCCTTGAGAAGTTCTTCTATATAGAAGGATTGTTTAGTAATAATCTTAGATTGAGTTTATCTGGAACAGAGGTAAATCATCCAGACAAAGCAAAGGGAACATTATTTAACAAAATAGTATCTACAGTTAAAAACATAAAGGATGCCGATAATCCTATAAAGGTCAATGTAGCTAGAAAAGCTTTAGAGAATTTATTGATTGACAATCAGATAGGTTTTGAATCCCTGGATGGGTTTATTGAGGAGTTTTCTTAGGCTAGGGCTATTAATGATTTGGACGGAAACCCTAACATGTAGGATATATATGATAAAACTATTATAGAGATTATAAATACTGCACAAGGAACATAGTTCAAGCGTAACGTTATTATTCCAGCTACTCTATAGCATCCTCTTACTGGTATGATAAACGGAGTTGCCAATAAGGTTAATGCAGCTGTTGCTTATGATATGTCAGCTCCAGTAAATAATCTAAGAGAATCTGATGAGATAGACTCTCAGGATGGTAGCTCAACTATGTCTCCAATCTAGGTAATTCTAGAGAATAATTCTCTTGGAGATTAGAGGGTAGGAACAAATAGAAAGCCTATTTGGGATGATTAGACTAATGACTTAACTTCATTCCTAGCTAAGTTTGCATCATTTGGTTAGACTAATTCTATGATGTTGTAGTCATTACAATCTAATTCTGCACAGTATAATATGTTTAAGAAGATGCATAATATACGGTGGAATGGAACTATAGACCTAACTAAGAACATAAACTAGTTTCAACAAACAATGTATGACTAGGAAGAAGTTTCTAGGTGGTTTAGAGAAGCAATTCTGGGTGGAGAAAAACTGTTCTATAAAAATTAGTTAGGAGAAATAGTACAAGTAACCGACTTTGGAAGGGATAATTCCGGATATTTTACTGTAGAAACTATTTTAGGAAAAGGCTCCAATAAGGTTTATCACTACTTTAGCGATGCAACTTCAGAACATAGTACTACAGGAGGAGAAGGATTCCATACTATAGACAGTCTATATGAATTATTTGTGGCTTTAGGAGGAATTAATTGTACTAATGCTAAAGGAGTAACATCAGAATTTAGCAATTAGGTACTTACTAACTTTGTTATTAATGTGGGGCACAAGGTTAACCCAAAAGTAACATCTGTTAAAGATATAGTTCAGCCTCTTAAGGACAAGTTTGTAGCTTATGTGTTTAACAACTCAGCTGTAAAGAATGGAGCTAAAAACATAAATAGTGCGGATGTATGGACTAATAACGCTCCCCTAAATACGTTCCAATTAAATATACAAGGATTAGGCATTCAGCTTAATGCTGACCATGATGTAGTAGATTCAGAACTTACTGAGTTCTCTCAGGTAGTAGCTGCTTGTGCTGCATATGGTAAAGATTTTAAGTCTGTAAACGAGATATACTACGGACTTGCCGAGTCTGCATTTTAGGCTTCTGAATAGGAATTGACAAATATCTCTAGATACTTTAAGGATTACGCAGAAGACCCGAGTAAGGCTAAATATTAGCTATATAAGATAGTAGGAAAGCTTATAGTTCAGTCCAAGAGTAATAGCGATATGGACTTAACAGAAAAGTTAAAATAGGAAATTAATAAGGAGTTTAAGGTAAATAAGGATAATTCATCCTCTGGATTAAAGATTCCTTTTAGTGATCCTAGTATCTATACACAATTTATTACTAATATTACTTCTGTAATCAATTCTAAGTCTATTAAACGTAAGCATCCTGGGTCTGGATATGTTATGGCTCCTGGATATAATGTTGTACAATACTTTCAATGGTTTGACCCAAAAACTAGAACCTACAGAAAGTTCCTTTTTGAGGATGCTCTGAAAAGAGCAAGAAACGATTTTAAAGGTAAATTAAGAAGTGGGCTAGAAGCATGGTGTGCCCAGAATGGAATAGACCCAAATAAATATGGGGAACGTAAAAGAAGAATAGCAAATTTCGACTTAGCTACTTTAATTCAGGAATCAGCTGATAAAGTAGATTTATCTACTATTCCATATTCTAATATTACATCTCAAGATACTACAGAATACAATAGATAGCTTGTTAATATGTTCTTAGCCTCTAAGCAAGAAGCTGAACAAGTAAGGGATAAGTCTTGGTTTATGCCAACTGATATAGTACAAGTTATTACTCCAACTGGAGAGCTTGGCTAGACTATAGACCTAAGCGATATGGAAACATATTACAACTTTAAGAACAGGCAGGAATTAGAAGGAACACAGTTTAAACTGTGTGTAACTAAACCCAATAATCTTAAACCCTCATTATTAAGATGGCAATATGTAGACCCAGTTGATGGGATTACTAAGTACATGACTATATACGACCATCCAATTATCAGAGGTTCTTGGAACTTACCAAAATCTGAGAGACCGAAACAAACTTAGATATAGGAAGTTTTAGACTTGCTAGATAAGGGAAAATTTGAGCTAAACGGACAAATACTAGACATAGTTCCAGGAAGTTTAGAAAATACTGAGGCTGAAATAGTCCTTGGTAATATGTATAAGGATATTTTCCAAACTGGCGATGCTACTCTTGCTGATATTATGGATTAGGGAGAAAACTTCTTTAGAAGACAAACAGAAGTTCCAAAGATTCCGGCAGGTTTTTATAATCTAGCTTTTGTAAAGAATAATGGACAACATACATTGGTGTCTTTTAGTAATCTATTAGAAACACTTAATGTATACGAAGATCCATTTGACTATACATAGGAATATATAAACGACAATAATGAAATATATACCCACTAGGATGGGATAAAGATTGGAAAGTATATACAATCTTCTTGGAAGTATACAGATGGTAAGGTTCTAGATTAGAATAATGAGGAAATAGATAAGTCAAGATACAGACTTATTCAGGATAAAAATGGAAATGTGGAGAACGTTCTATAGAGGATAGATTACCTTAAAAGATACAAGTACACTAAGTCAGAATTGGTTAATGGCGAAAATCAGTTAATCAACTATACTTTATATAAGATAGCTCCTATTTAGGATATAAAGAGAGCCTTAGATAAAAAATCTTAGGACTAGGACGTTTTAAATTCTGATGCATATCACTAGATTTCTTCTATACTAAATAATATATACTCTCAGGACAGATATATAGACATCTAGGTTAATACTGGTATTGAACTAAATCCAGGACTACAAAGAACCATTGCTAACAGTTTAGTAGATTTTGGAAACGATACCAAGTATGATTAGAAATCTAACAAAAGAGTTCTAATGACCCCAGAGGAGATATAGAAGCTCCCTAGATTCTAGCAACATATGATAGAACTAAGAAACGCTTTAATAGGAAATAATTTCTCGGAGTAGTACAAGCAAATAAGAACATAGTACTATGAATATCTTCAATAGTATAAGAAATAGTATTCATCATTCTTAACTTCTCTCCACTTTATTTCTTCTCGTATCCCTGCGCAGTCCCTACAATCATTCATGCCTATGACTTGTGTTGGTTGGACATCAGATACTTCTAATACCGCATATGTTAGTTATATACAAACATATCTATAGGGTTCCGACTATGATATTGATAAAGCCTATGTCATGGGACAATCGTTTAGCGATGATGCTTTGTATATAGGCTGGAGTCCCTTATTTAACTATTCATCAGAATAGATGGTGGATGCTAGTAAGACTCTTCCGTTACCTAGAGGCAACAAGTTAATTGTGGTAGAAGGATAGTAGTACTCTATAGAGAATGAGCTTAATGATATACTATCATCTTCTGGTCCAGAAAGACTAAGAAAGATGGCTAATCTTATATATAAGATTGATACCAACAATGGTAGATATAATTATGCTCCAGGGTAGAATGCCGATGATAAGTAGAAAATAATTAATCAGATCTAGAAGCATGAGAACTATAAGGTAAGTTACAGGTAGAGAGAGTAGGCATACAAAAATGTTGCTAGTGCCAATATTAGAAACGTTGTTCATAATATCAGAAATAGAGACTAGGCATATTCTCCTATTACTATGAGAGACTTGCAAAAAGAGGCTGATAAATCTCCTAAGGGAGCTAAGACTAAACAGCTAAATATGATGAATCCTCTTACTAAATATGTAATGTAGAATCAGAACCTAGTTGGTAAGAACGTAATTGGTATTGCTGCTAATGGTGAAAAAGACTGGTTTAATCTCACTTACTACTACCATAACGTATTAAGAAATGGAAACCAAAAAGACAAGTTCTTTTTAAAGATGAACCACTCTTATAGTAGATTGTCTGGACGTGCTACCGATTAGTTAATGAATGTAGTAGTTAAGCATATCCCAGACTTGTGGAATGCTTCTCCTGAATTGTCTCAGAAAATTAAAGAGGAATTCTACTCTACATATGATGGGCAGATAGATACTGATGATAAGTACGTAGACCAGTTAATTTCTCAAATTCTTTCTGCTGCAACGGATAATGCTAAAGAGTTAATCTTGGCGAAAATTAATGCCGGAACTAACCTAGCTAAATATCATCTACATTTAGTAATGATGGGATTCAATCTTAAAGACATAGTAGCTTTCATGACTAGTCCAGTAGTTGAGTTAATAGACAAGTATAGTAGAAACGATTTGTATAAGAATGAAGCAAGTTCTGTGACTAATGCTATTAAGATTCTGAATGGAGATATAGACTTATCTAAGTTAATCGTTAAACCTCAGGATAACCTCTCACCGGAAGAAAGATTAGAAGCCATGGAAGCCTAGATGGAGGCTATGGAAGCTGAAGCGGAAATGACTATGGAATTATTAGCAGAAGGGCGTACACCAAGAAGAATTAATAATGAATATTCTTGGGTAATAAGAGAACTTGGAAATATATATCAAGTAGCCGAGGCTAGATCTCTAAAGGATTTTGTATAGAAATATATTAAAGCGAAGACTGAACCGATTTCGGCTAATAGTCCGGAATATGTTACTAAGTTAGCTAACTACGAGTTTCCTAAAACAACTAACATGAACACTAATTACGTATTCAAATATATCAATTAGATTGTTGATGATATTAGGTCTCAGATAGCTGATTATAATAGGATTCATCCTAATAGTAATTACTCTATGTTGGACTTCAAACTAGACCTTAACGAGTTTTAGAGGATTACTGATGAGGCTAATGAAACATCTACCTTAGCATCAGTATGGCTTAAATTAAATCAGGGTATTCCTCAAACGGATATGGATTTAATTAAACTGATTAAAAGGATGTATGCTACGGTCTCTACTAGGGAACGTAGGATGGGAATAAGAAAACCTTCAGATTCTAGTAAGAATAAATTCGTTAATTTGTAGGATGAAGAGGAAGGAGCCTTTGGAAATTCTGGAACTAAACAAGAATTGTTATCATATCTTGAGTAGTATTCTATGATGCCTGCAGTACCAGATACCTCTAAGAATAGAGTAGAAAAAGGACTAATAAAGACCATAAAAAGTATTTAGGCTAATAATCCTGAATTATCCTTAGCGGAAATAGTATCTATTCTTAACGATGCTGTTAATGCTGATTTATATGGAAACTTTGATTTATATAAATTCTTAAACGATGAAAAGGTTATAGTTCCTCAAAGTTCTAGAACTATCTATAATACTAGACAAGGAGACCTGGTTTCTTATAGAGAGTTAGCTGCTACTTATTATAATCTGATTAAATCCAGTTGGAATATCCTAGATATGGTTAACAGGATTCCTCATTACAAAATGAATCTAGATTTATTAAATTATACATTACAATAGCGACACTTATTTGCTAATAAGTCTAAGATTGTAGACTAGTTAATCTCTTTAGGAGAACTATCCTATAGTGCTTTATCTGATAGAGATTACAAGAATATTATATAGTATGCTGATAAGATACTTATAACTTCTTATTTCTTGTCCAAAGAGGATCCTATAGATATCTCAAGGGTAGATAATACTAAGGTTTATGATTCTAATTATGATTTAGTTAGATCTGATGAGCTTTATTTGAACTCTCTTAACGGAATTGATTCATTAAAGAACTTTGTTGAAAATGATTTCTATGAATGGTTAAAGAATACCTATCCAGATAACTTCTTAGTTAAAGAGCTAGTATAGAGTTCTAATAGAGGAAAGAGTATGTTAAGGACAGCTCTTAATCTATTCGAAATTGACTAGAGTCTGCCTAATAAGTAGACATATAACAGATACTTAATAGGCATCTAGGAATTAGCTAGTGAAAAGTTTGATTAGAATCATACTGTAGCTGATATATTGATGTTATATAATCTGGCAGTAAATGGAACTAAGTTGGGAGGTAAGTATATGACTGGTATATTTAGAGATTAGGTTCGTGAGGGAAATGTTCTGTACGACTATTACAAGTTTATGTCGGAATAGGACTATAATGATGACTTTAAATACATCATCCCTACTAAGAGAGACTTCTTAATAGCTATGGCTCCTACGGTATATTCTACCTATGCATTGGGTTATAGAACTGAACCTTATGTTAAGGTTCTTAACCCCGCACATGGGTATGATGTCTATAAGAGATATTATGATAGGTCCGATTTTACGTGGAAATATGATATGAGTAAACCAGAATCTCTTCTATAGTTAGACCACTTAGGACTAACACAAGGAGAAATAGACGAGAGAACATATAACTATGCATAGAACTCTTTAGTAATGTTCCCAGAACTACATAAGAGAATACGAGAAAACTCTATATTCTCTGGAACTGGGGAAACTAACATGAGAGATAGGGCACTACAATTAGCACAGTATATTAGATAGAACAGGTTGCTTATTTACAAATTATGTTAATATGATGGAGTGTGATATAATTCTAGAGATAGGAGGAAAAAGTGATTTTAAAATTGATAGAGAGTCCAGCGAAAAAGAGCTGGACTCACTTCAAGATATTGTAGAATACTTAGATACCCTTCCGGAACACCAATTAAAGTAGTTAATTTACGACTTATAGACATCGTCTACAAGAGTAAAGAACTCACAAAAATACTTCTTGGATAAACAGCTAATAGGGAACTGTTCTTTCGAGAATCTAAAGCTCAGATTTCCTTAGGAGACTGAGTTGCTTAAAGATATTGAAAAGCCCTATATTATTACTCTAGTTGATAAGGCCTACTCTAATGGAGATATGTTGAAAGGAAGAGTAGTTGTAAACGGAGTAGTTAGCTATGTATTTAGAAACAAGTTTGATGTTTAGAATTTCGCTGAAACTGAATATAAGAAACATTTGGTGGAGTAGATTATAACTGATAATGATATTGCTGATGAATATCTATCAGAAAAATATAAGGACAAACTAAATGTTATTAAGGGTAGTTATAAAGGTAATTTAGAAAGAATCACCAAGGAGGTAGATTCTACTCCCGCGGAACAATTTACTATAAAGCATTTGATTTTAGACTACTTAAATAATAGTTCAGATTATACCAAACTAATTAAAGATGGAGATTAGATTATAGACGCTGGTTCAGTGCTAAATGACTTCTGCAGAGAACTTAACAAGTAGCAGGTTATTAATGAAGATTCAGAGTCAGAGCTAGCTAGATATTTAAGAAGACTTCATTGGAAGAGAGAATAGTTTGGCAAGTCTGAGTTATATAAAGGATTAGCTACTTATGTTCCAGAGTTTGCTTAGGAGGTAAGCGAACAGCAATTCATAAATCTAAACTAGGAAGGAATGGAAGAACTACTTTAGAAGTACTTTAAAAATGATATAATTCTCTCCAATTATCATGTAGAGTCCGTAGGTAGGTCAATTCCTCAGTCTATAAGGCTAACTAAGTCTTAGGTTAAAAAGATATTTGATAAAACCTTAGCGATTAAAAATTCTGAGAGGAAATCTTTGGGAGAGTTAGAACTGTCTAAGAATTATGAAGATAACATATCTTCTCTAGAAGAAGCTCAATAGTTCTTTTAGGGACATCTTAATATAGACATTGATGGAGAGTTATACACTCTCAATATATCTCAAGACAAGGATTAGATAGTATATAGCTATGTGGGAAAAAAGCTTACTAACGATGATAAGATTAAGCTCAAAAGAAAAGGAAAGGTGCTAAAGGACGAGTTTAATTTTGGATATGATACTATGAACATCTTTACTCCGGTAAATGAAGACGGAGTAAGCGACGGATATTACAAAGGATATTATATATATAACCACCTTAATGAAAATGGAGAAAATTTATTTATAGTTAGTGGAAGTGTTATTAGTCCTAATCTATACGACCCTCCTAAGTTCAAATCTTTAAAAGATGCTAAATTAGCCGTAGAGGGATTTAACAGGTCTGCAAATATAAGTAGACAAACTAAAGTAGAATTGAAACAAATGATTGGAAGCTCTAATGGTAAGAGATACGTCCATTTGGAATTTTCTACAAATCCAGGACAGACTATTAGTTCTATAGCATATCCTATTAATCCTAAAACTAAACTTTTTGCTTAGGAACACAATTTAATTACTACCAAAAAATCTTCCGAGATATAGTCTTTCTACAAATCTAAGGGAATAGACATTTCTGCTTTAGACCTTCCGGAGAAAATTGGAACATTTCTATACGCAATGACAGAAAATGGATATTCTATGAATGCTATACAAAATAAACCTCTTGAAGAGGCAGATATGGAAAATATCAAGAAGATTATATTCGACATAAATAATGCTCCAGTAAAACAGTATCTAGTAGAGAGAAGTAATAAGAATTCTGATGGTAACTACACAGCCTATATAAAATCCTTAACAGATTCTGGAATTACTATTAATTCTACTGGGGTAGATGTAGCTGGGAATCCTCCTACATAGAGTCTAACCAGCACGTTATTTAATCTAAAAGATACTCTAGAAAATACCTTATTCAAGGATACTCCAATTAAAATTGTTATTACTGATAACGACTAGCTTACTTAGCTCCAAGATCCTGATGGAAATAGGATATTTCCTAATGGTACTAACGATGTTAGGGCTTTTATTTATAATAATAATTTATACATAAACTAGAGCAATGCAAATGTTAATGACTTACTTCACGAAACCTTTCACATAGTATTGGGAGCTATCAAGGCTTAGGATATGAATGAGGGAACCAAAAACTATGAAAGCATTTTGAATTTCTATGACAAAAAAGTATCTTAGATGACTAAGAATAGAGTTAATGATCTCTATAAAAACTTAGCACAAATAGATAGAGTAGAAGAAGGTGTTGTAAGATACCTGGCTAGATAGGTTGAGAATGGTGATGTTTTTTACTATAACGATAAAACGGATTAGGCACTAGAATTATTTAGATAGCAATTTCTAAATATAAAACAAAATATTAGAAAAAATATTAAACTTGATTTAGATAGCGATTTAGGCTTCTAGTCCAGTGTAAATGCTTTGGTGTCTTCGTAGATAGGTTAGATGTAGAAAAACCGTATTATTTCCAACCTAATAGAAAAAGGAATAGAAAAAGGTTTAATATTAGAAAATTGTAAATGAAAGAATGTAATTACACATTAGTTGGTAAAAGATAGTACAACCACTCTTATGATGAGTTAATCAAAATACTGAAGAAGAGTCCGTAGTTAGCCTACGACATCTTATATTCGAAAGATTATAATCGTTAGACAAGGGTGGTTGATAGACTATCTGAATTAAAAGAGTCTGGAAAAAGAAAATTTAAAAAAGAGTTCTCTGATAGGGTAGATGTTATAAATGGATGTGCAGAAGTTAATACTTCTGGATATACAACGTAGTCATTTATTGATTCTGGTTTATACACAGACCAATCTGGGAACCAAATAATGCCAGTCTTGCAAATAGATGATTATATAGAAAGAATGCAAGCTTTATATGAGTCCAAAGGATTATCTAAAGACGAGATTAAACAACATATTTCTGTCCTAAAGAATAGTTGGAAAAGAATAGCAGAGGATGGTAGAGATTTTCATAAAATTATTCTAAAATAGGGAAAAGATACTTCCTATTCATAGACGGAAGATAATACTAAAGGGACATCATTTGAACATCTTAGTGATGTGATTTATGATAAAGCCTATAATGATATATTCAGCTAGGTATATCTAGGAAACGGAAGAGAGTCTAGAGAACTAGGAGATGATTCTTCTCCAGTAATTCTAAAAAATATAAATCTATCTGCCAAATTGATAGGTAGAGATGATACTATTACCGGACATATTGATTATATAGTAGTTAAACCTAATGGTTCCGTAGAAGTATTTAATATTAAAAGTTCGCACGAGTCTCCTGCATTCTGGGATTAGGCTAAGAAAGAAAAATATAGAAATGAGTTTGCTTTGCTATCTAGGATATTACAATATAATGGAATCAATACCAATGATATTAGATTTAATATTATTCCAGTAACTTTTAAATATGACGACTAGTTTCAAAACATAAATAATATTGTTGTAAACAGAGCAGAATGCTACAGTCATAATAAGGGAGCATTTGTTATGCAAGAATCTATGAAACTAGCTCAGAGATTTATAGCTTCTAATGCTGAAACCATAACTATTAATGACTCTTCTGTAGATACTGTAAATAAACAGTTAAGTGCGGTATTTCCTAAGAGAGATATTAAGGCTGATGGTATTACCTCTACTATAGAAGAATATATTGATAAGAATTGGTCTTATTGGGTACAGGGTGAATAGCCTGATACAGGTTGGAACTTGTCTATAGATGGCACAGTCTATCACGTAAAAAGTTCGGAAGTTAGAAGTAGAAACAAAGAAGCTGTTGAAATAATAAGGCAGAATTAGGATAAGCTGTTGGGCGTTGATAGTGGGAAACTAAGCGCTAGAGGTATAGTAAACTAGATAGAGGAGTTTAGAAGATTTGGTTTTCCTAAGTTTGGAAACGACTATCTAGATAGATTATTCTTGCCTTATTTTGAAAAATCAGTAGTCAATGTAAACGGAAAGGATAAATATAATTATCTATGGCAGGTAGTTAAGAATGATACCCTAGATAATTGTAATATTATTATGTTTAAAAATTCTCTAACTGGGTAGGCAAACTTTATTACCCTCTCTGGATTAAATCTTGATTAGGTGCATTCCTTTGATGGAAGGACCAATATTTTGGGATTTCATCTTAATGACTTGCAAGGTATGGATAATCAGGGGAGGTAGTTAATGAAAGCTACATATGGCAACATAGAAACAATGAGAACTATGTTCCTAATAAATGAAATTATACCTCAACTTGGAGACGATGTCAAACTAGGAGATTTAACTATTATAGGAGGCTTAGGCGGAACTATACAAAGCTAGCAATACCCTATACAACTAGTAGTTTCTAACTTTGTTAAAGCTTAGGAAGTTCTTAATAAAAAGGACCCAAATCTTAATATAGGTAATAATTTTTCTACGATAGAGCATATATCTCCAGTATCATTACTAATTAATGAATTTTGGGATATATTACATGAGTCTCCTAATCTAGGAAATACTGATTTCGAATCATTAAAAGAATTAATATCAGGCTCAGACGTAGATGGATTACAACACCTTATAAATGGAACAGCAGTCGATTCTTTAGCCTCTGCAGAGTCTACTGACGTATAGATATAGAGATTAGAGGAATTGATTAAGAAACTAAATATTATCTTATCTCAGCAGTAGATATCCCTATCTCCAAATACTATCATAAATTATGCTACTGGGCAGGATAAACTAGCCGACTCAGAAAGAAATGAACTAGTAACCAGTTGCTGCAAATTGCTGTTAAATGCTTCAATAACATTAGATAGACTATCAGGAATAATAAGAATTTCTGAGAAGGACTTGTCTGAAACTGAGCGACTCTTTGCAAGACCCTAGAATATATCTAATAGCTAGGTAAGAATAATTAGTAAGCTTCTGCAGGACGCTATCCATAGTATCTCTAATAAATTAGAACCTTAGGTTTCCGATTTTAATCTGGCCTGCTTAGAATATTACGAAGCCAAAGGATATAGCAAAGCTAGAAATGCCATAATAGGTGATTAGTCTAGAGTATTCAAACATCTTTACTAGCAAATAGACGATGAATTATTCTTTAAAAACCCTTACGATCCAGCATCAGACTTGGATGCTGATGATAGGAAGTTCTTGAAAAAAGCCTTATTTGAAATAAACAAGATTAGATTCAAGGATAATAACTTCCCATATAAGTCTGAAAATGATCCAGCCCTAAGGTCTTTCATTAAAAGTACTCCTGGATATCTCTGGGTTCCTCTAGAAAAGGCATCTTCGTCTACTAGATGGAGTAATCCTGGAAAATATTTTGATGATTTCAAAAGAAGAGTTCAGGGATATTGTAAAAATCCTACTCTATTCTTTAAGGAAATGTATGAAGATATACTAAGCGAAGAGGACGAAGAAAAAATAAATAGCGACATAGAAAATATGTAGGCTTATAATAGGTTTAGAATAGCAGAACCTACATTATCTGGATAGCCTCGCAAAGGAAGACAACGTTTATTTGAAATGTACGGTAAAGACTATTTCGAGACTAACCTATAGAACTTGGTCATTGACTACTCCTACAAGAACCTATAGGAGGAGGAAATGAATAGAATGCTTACAAGAGCTAAAGGTATCTTATTATAGTTGAAGCTTACTGGGGTAAGAGAAAATGACCCAGACAAGTTTGCTAAGACTATTAAGCACATAGACGACTATCTAAAAACTGCAGTCTTTAATAGAAGTATAATGGAAGAAAGCTCCAAAAGAATCATAGCTAGACTACAGCCGTTGAGAAAGGCAGTGTCCACTGCATACATTGCAGCCAGTCCAATCGCAGCTATTCGAGATACCTTTGGTGGTTTCCTATCCAATGTAGTTAGAAGTATGACTAAATATAGAACAGACATAGATGCTAAAGATGTAATGTGGGCATATTAGTTTGTTTTGAGACAGGGAGTTCATTCTGCTATGACTATAGATTTATTAGATAAATTAAATAGTAAATATTTAATATCTAATATCAATATAGAACAATAGCAGGAAGGATATAAGACAAATAGGGGAGGTATCACAAATGCCGGTAACTGGGCGTATGCTACCCTTAGAAAGCCAGACTTTCTGAACAGAATGGTCTTATTTATGGGTAAGTTAAAACATGATAATTCCCATAGAGCCTATTCTATAGTGGATGGTAAATTAGTATATAATTGGAGGATGGATGGCAGATTTGATTTACTAGCTTCTAACGATAAAAGTAATATGGAAGCCTATAACAAATAGAAAGCTTTATACTTAAGCTAGATTATGAAGTTCAATGAGGAAAATCCAGGAGCTAATCTACCAGTAAGTTTAGATACTAATTTGCCAGACGGATACACATAGAGTCAAATCGATGAAATCAAGAATTTGGGAGATACTATTTACGGTTCTTATAATAGAAGTACAAAAGCTATGTATGAGAACTTAGCTTTAGGTTCTTAGTTCGGTGTATTCTCTACCTGGATGAATGGTATTTATGACGTATATCTGGGAAAAAGAAGAGAATCTTCTTATGAGACTTAGTAGGTTTAGAAAGAAGATGAAAATGGAAATAAACTCTGGATAGATGATAATGGTAACATTACTACTGAAGATACTGGAGTTCCGTATTTAACTGACATTCCTCTGATAGTATAGGGAGTATGGAGAACATTACACGATACTATGTCTGAACTCTATCACGGTAGAGGGTGGGAAGGTATAAAAGAGAATATTATAAACAGCCCTATGCAAATGAGAAACTGGAAAAGAATAGGTTCTGACCTTCTTGTAGCATTGTTGCTGTACTGGCTTTTTGATGAAGTAGTAAGTCCAGCATACAAAGAACATAAGAAGAAAGGAGATGGAAAGGATATTCTAACTAATGCTGCCATAGAGTTATTATATAAAGGTAGTTCTAGTAGTTTTGAGGAATTTAAAGGACCTTTTCCTATTTTGGATTATCTAATGAATAACACAAGTCCCGCCGCCGTGAAATGGGGAGCAAAAACTTGGCATGATATTGGAAGATTCTTATTCGGAGATACTACGATGGGTGAATTAATTACCAAATCTCAAGCATTACCACGTTCTCTGCAAGACACATATAAAATGTATAAGAGAGATACTATAAATGGTATTGGAGAAGAATAAAAAAAAATAGGGAGAAACATAGACTTTATTGTCTACGCTTCTCCCTTTATTATTTACCAAGTATTGTAATCAGTTATGTTCTTACTCTCCTTACATACATTACATTTAACAGATTTACCTACACCTATTCCACTATGTGTAAATGTTACTGAACATCCACACGCCTTTATTCCCTTATGTAGTTCATAATGTTGTTTTTGAAATTCGGCATATGCATTTGCCTCCTTCTCATTCAAACTATAAGAGATAGCACTAGGTTTAAATATATTAGATATACAAGCAGTACCATCAGTACTAATAACAAATCCAGAAGAAGTTCCTTCTTCCTTTTTGTCCTCGTTAATCTGCCGAATCCTTTCTTTGCAAATATGGATAATCTTCTCGTAATCCATTATTCTAGCATCCTCTTTAGACTTACCAGGTTCTTCCTTAGTTCTCAGTATCCTCTTTACAATATCCGCATCCCACGGATTGAGATTATATTCTTTCCATATATTCCACGGCTGAATTACGTGAGTACTATAATCAGACTTTCCTATATGGTAATCTTGACAGCTCTTTTCCGTGGTTTTCAAAATACCCAAGTTCAATAAGTGCTCTATCTCTTTCTTGTTTAGCTTTACCAATTGAATCAAATCTTCCTCGGTTCTCATATTTATTTCCATTTTTTATTCTCACTACCCACTTATCTGACCATTTATCGTATGATACTCCAGTAATTCCAGAGATATTGTCTCTCCTTTTTGGTTTATTCCTACTGTTTTCTTCTGGAGTTACTAATCTTAAATTTGAGATACTGTTATTATTGGTATCCTGATCAATATGGTCTATTTGTTCTAATGGATATATTCCATATTCAAAATACCAGGCTAGTTTATGTAGGTAATATTTTACTTGGTTATAGGTTAAGCACTTATATCTACTAGTAGTATTTGCCCCTATAGGAGTGCTTAAATTTCTATGAATTTTATTTTTTATCCAGTAGAATTGCCCAGAGTTTTTATCGTATCTCACCTCCTTTTTGAGTTTTTCTAGTTCGCCTGAAGTTTCCTCAGAGTTGTATTTCATACCGAGGTTGAATCTTGTGCTTACTATAATCTGAATTTCCTACGTTATATTCCCTAATGTCTTTATTCGTCCCCATCAACAATTTCTATTTCGTATTCAAGTTCCATAGAATCTTTCAAAGTGTTTAAATCATCTACAAATATAATTACATCTCCAGAATCTACAAAATCTCTCAAAACTTCTACGAAATCAAATTCGTCAAGTTCATCATCACACTCTTTAGCGTATGCTACTCCAGTTCTGCTTAATAATACTCTATACATATCATTTTCCGTTTATAATTGATAAAATAGTTCCCAAAGAAACAGCACCTACTGTACGCTGTACTTCATTATCATGCTCATCATAGTAGATTAAAACTGGAACATTTCTAATTCCTAAGTCATTAGCTAAGTCTTCTTCCTCGTCTACGTCATGCTTAATTATCTCTATTCCAGATAACTGTTCTAGAGTTCTATCTAATACTTTACATGGTCCACACCACGATGCTCCAAATTTCTCGATTCTTGCAATCATACTTTACGCTTTATTATATTTTTCCATATCTGTACTTAATATTACTAATCTGTCAGCTAAAAGCGAGGCTACCTGTCTCCTAACCTCCTCTGTAGTCCAGTATCTCATTTGAGTTGATATGTGATTTCTAACGAACTTATCCATATCAAAATCGTCAAATGTTTTCTGTAGCATAAGCTCGGCCTGAGACTTAACAGCCTCTTTAAGCCAAGCTCTTATATCGTCTTTGGTAATGCCCAATTCATTATGCATATAATTCTTGAACATCATCCACTTATCATTCTTTTCTGACATTAGATATGAAAATCAATTACTGTTACAAAAGTATCCTCTGACACTGTGTCTAGATAATCTTTAAATTCATTAATCCAATCATTTTCATCCTTCTCATTAGTAGTAATAGCCCACCAACCCATAGAAGCTGACTCATGCCAATCTCCTAACTCGGTTACAAAACAGAATGGAACTCTGTCCTTCTCAAACATAGCATCCCAGTCTATATCTTTCTTTTGTGCACAGATTTCTGTTAAAGGCTCTCCATCCTGCCCTTGCTCCTTAAGTAAGAGCCAGAATCCCCAACGACCTCCTTCACAATACCAATCCCACTTCGAGTCAGGATTATATGTAGATAAGAGATTTTCCTCGTCGTCTATTTCATAACCCCATTTCTTAGCTTCTTCCCAGGCTTCCTCATAGGAAATAGTAAGCCCTTTATCCAGAGTTTCATTTGCTTGCTTTAATTGACCTCTCTCCCAGTCTGTAGCAGGATTCTTATATTTTTCTACTACCTCAACAGCATACTCATAATTAGCAGCATGTATTTCCTTAACCTTATCTACCGCTTCATCTTTCGTATATCTAACATATTGTTCTACCTCCATACTTTCGTTATAGGGTTCTAATAATTCTTCAATATTACTACCGAATACTAATCCTACAAAATGGCTCATACTATATATTTTTTAACAATTTCAGAAATCATCTTACCGTCTGCTTGAGGAAATTCTGATTTCAAATATTTAATCGCATTTCCCATTTCTTTCTTTGGAATTTGGAAACTAACCATATCTATTGAATTTTCTTCATTATAGAAATCTTCAATAAAGCCTTTTCCCTCACACCATATTTGTAATGCAGAATGTATGTCTGGCTCATTTACAGGCTCAGGAAGCAACTTTTTTAGTACTTCCAATTCATCCCTATATTCAGTTGCCAAGTCCTCTCTACCAGCCTCTATAAAGCTAGAAATACTGTCCTCTAATTTCTTACACATTTTAGAAATAAGCTGTATCTCAGCTGCTTCATCATAAGGTTTAGCATTTTTAGCAGTTTGTAGAATCTGAATTTCTGCCTTCAGATTCTTATATGCACGAAGTTCTACTTGATTTTTAGACTTCATTGCTTTAGCTATGTGTTCGTTTATGTTTATCATTTTAGTTTGTTTAACCCTTCTTCCAAAACTTCATTTAACCACGTACCTCCATTGTAGAATTGCGCAACGTATTCGTAAGTTCCATCTCCATTACTTCTAATGTTAACTAAATAGGAACTATCTTCATATTTAGTATCATTGCACCTATATAACTCACCATTAAGTATCTTATAGGTATCATCTGTATCCATTAGAGTTGTAGCATACGTATCTTCTTCATATGCTATCTCATAACCATGTTTCTTGCAAAGGTGCTCACAGTATTCTTCTACTGTAAGCCCTTTTGTATCAACTTTAGTTAGAGTTCCTGTATGTAGTTCTGTATAACTCATTCCCAACTAATTGATATTCCTCCTGCAGGGTATAACTTGACTTTATACCCATTACTAGTAAGTTCTCCTATTACTTTATCTCTAAAAGGATACATAAAGTCAGTTCTCAAAACTGTGTTGAAATACCCAGATTTGGTAGCTTCAATAATTCTATCTTCTACGTGCTTAAGTACCTCTAGATAGTGCTTCTCTTTCAACAACTCCTTAGCTTCTTTAGCCTCAAAGGCCTTGTTATTAGCAGTTTTTGCTGTTATCATTTTATTAATTATTTAGTAGTTATAACTCCAAAGTATAATTGGAGATCCAATCTCCACATTCCTCACAATGCCCAAGGTCTCTATATTCTCCCTGAGATTCAATAAGGGTCGTCCATATGTCTTGAAGAACCGCAAAATCTATCTCCCTATCTAGCATAGCTTGTATAGATACTTTTATTTCCTCAGAGGTCATATCTGCGGTTTCTTTTCCATCAACGGTAAGGGACGTACAAATACATCCATCAGTATATTCTAGTTTCATATTAAATATTCTTATTGTTTGTTAATACTTCCATCAATATCTTCGCTATAATATCAATATTCATTGTTATTTGCTCGTGGACGTCTATCTTATATTCGGATTCCCCAGAGCAATCCTTCAATACTATTTCGTATTCATGCCTAGCCCACCATCGATTCCTGCTATGCCTCTCGATAAAAATTTTTAAATCTTCAACATTTACTGGCTTATTCTTTTCCTTATTATAACAATCTGTTAAATAAGGAATTACATTATAATATTTGAATACTTTAAGATTTACGTCCCAAATTATTACGTTAAACTTTTTCATTTCTTTCTACTTCTAAAGCTTTAACTAAATATTTAATTGCTTCTAGCTGTCCATATGTTAAAGATATCAGCTTATCATTTAAGCTAATATCCCAACCTTCTCCATTTGCCCACTCTGTCACTTCTATAAAGTCTGAATCCTTTGCTAAGTGGTCATATTTCTTTAAGCTGTCATTCACAGCTTTTCTTTCATAAAGTTCCATTACTTATTAGATGCTTCGAATTTAGTTTTCTGAAATGCTATCTTAGATTTAACCTCCCTATAGGATATAGGAGCATAGTCATTGTTATCCACTCCTACATCATATTGAGTAGGAAACAATGATTCAAGTCTGGAAATGTCCAGTCCTTCGGCGTTCGGACCTGAGTGAACATGTCCGAATAGTTGCCATACTCCTCTATAGGAACCTCCATAACATAAAAATGGGTAATGATTTAAATATATAGGATTTCCCTCGATTTCTATCTGAAGTTGAGGGACTACCATATCAAAACTAGACATGTAACCCTGTCTAAGGTTCTTCCTGTCATGGTTGCCTATAATAAGGTTTATATGACCGTTTAGACGAGGGATGATACTTTTCCATACACTACTTCCACCAAAGGCAAAATCTCCCAAATGGAAGACTGTATCATCTTCAGATACTACTTGATTCCAATTTTCTATTAAGGCTTCGTCCATTTCTTCTACATTCTTGAAAGGACGATTACAAAACCTAATTATATTGGCATGTCCAAAATGGGTGTCAGAGGTGAAAAATGTATGTTCTGGGTCAAATTTATATTTCTTTTCACTCATATAATTACGAAATTAAGTCTTTAAGTTTAGATATATACTTACTGTTATCATCAGCAACCTGCTGATTAAACTCAATTTGAGTTTGAATAGAAGCAATCTCGTTTTGCTTAACCTTTATATCTTCAGCAATAGCTGAGTTTAAAGCTATAGCTTGGTCATAGGATGTTCTAAAGACGTTCTTTACTTCTGCCAATTGTTCTGCAAATGATTTTACTTTCTTGCTACCAAAAATATTTGAAAAATTCATAATGTTTTATTTATTTAAAATTAGTTATTACTTCCCATTCGTAAAAGCTTGAATCTATTTCAGAATAGTCTTTCTTTGGATTAATTGCATAAATATCCTTTAGTTGTTCTGTTATATTGTGTATCATTTCTGCATAATCCCTTTGCCGTTTTATTTTGGCGGCCTTACGAGTCCACTTAGAGTTTCTTCCTATAGTATATACAGCTCCATATCTTATAAGCCTTCCACATACCCTTGGATGTAGGAAAGCATACTTAAGAGCTTTCTTTATTTTTCTAGGTATCCTTTTATTCTCCATGATACGTAAAGCCATAGGCTGCACCCTCTAGATCCCATAGAATCTCTTCTTCTAAGTTTCTAGCTCTCCACGTCAAGTCTGGAAGAAAATATTTTGCTATAGCAAAGTATATATCTACAAACTCATCTTCCGCACATTCAAACTCATAACATCCAGCCGGTGTGCCATATTCAGAATCAGATTCTATTACATATTCCTTGTCTATTATTTCTAGTTCTAACAACTTTTTAGTAAACTTTTCTGGTATCCACGGGTCTGACTGAAATTCTACTCCAACTTCCTTAACGAAATCAAAACCCAAGAGTTCAGTAGTTTTCTTATAAGCCTCAGATATTTCATCTACTGAATGATTAGCAACTATATGATACTCTGTTGTACAAGCGTGACCATCTCCACTAGGATCTCCTATTACGAATCCAATATTATATTCCATAATTAACAATTTCCATATTCCGTTTCTTTGTAAAATTCAATCTGCTGTCCATATAATTTCTGTAGCTCTTGATTTAGCTCAGTAAATACATTATATGGCATTTTCTTATTCTGCCTAGCAAAGTAAGCAGGATGATATACCTCCATAATTTTTGGACTATTTACAATATACTTCTTAAATGACGATGCTTGATTACCAAATAATACATATATTATACCTCCATCCTTGGTGCTTAGGTTGTGAATCAATTTGGCAGTAAATGGCTTCCATATATCAAAATGGGAACCTACTCTACCAACTTCACAAGTAAAGGCAGTATTAATCATTAAAATGCCTTGCTTAGCCCACGATTCTAGAGTGTTATCAAAATCTATTCTATTATGAGGAATCTCATAATTTATTGCAGCTTCTTTGACTACCTGTAATGAAGGCGATAGTCTATGTTCTGGAGTGTCTTCAGAATTTCCAAATAATATTCCAGTAGCTACACCCTGTTGAGGGTAAGGGTCTTGCCCCAGAAAGACTACTTTACAGTCTTTCAAAGGACAAGCCCTAAAGGCCTTAAATATGTTAGGAGAGGAGGGACATAAAGTTGTTTTATCTATAGTACTTACCCAAGATAGTATCCTGCGTAGTTCTACAGTATCTATTACATCCATCCAATCTCCAAAGTATTCGCTAGCTTTCATTCACACCATCCTCTTTTTCTAAATTCTGCATGTAGAGGTTCCGCTAATTCTCTAGCTTGCGGATGCGCACTTTCTGCGTCACGTAATTTAAAGAATCCTTCCCACTGTGTAAGAGTACCAGTCATAATCAACTCAGTTTTCAAACTATTAGGAAGTACTGCTCTAGCTTGTTGGGCTACCCATCCCTGGCTTATAAGTTCTAAGTACGCAGCTTCACTCCTAACTAAAGACAGAAGAAAGGTATTAAGTTCTAATTTAGAATCCCATTTACTGCCATCCTTGGTAAATCCATTAGGATAATCGTAGGTGTAAGAACCATTACTAAGGCTCAACCAACGCGGAATTATAAAGGTAAGTTCATTTCCAAACTTATCCTTAGCATAATTACAATACCTAGTACTCTCCTGAGCAAAACTAAATACTCTATGCCTTACAAACTCATGGGATACGCCTCTATCACACACAAATCGAACCGTAATTCTCTTCTCATGCTCCTTACCAGGATTGCAGATATATTCCAAATCCTCAAGCCAACCATTTTCTACTAATACTCTATAATTAGTAGTAACAAACCCGTTCCAAGTTCCTTTTTCCGCTTCCCCAGTACTATTAGCTACTGAGTAAGGGTTACTACAATATTTAAAATATTGCTGTCTGGAAGACATAGTCAAGAACAGATATACAGTACCATGTTCCAACATAGCACCATGACCTGATTTAACCATTCTCTCTACAAACTTCTTAGCAGAATCTGGAGTGATTTTATCCTCAGATTTATAACAAGTTCTTCCAGCTATTTCAATCTGTCTATATACAGAATTTATAAGCTCTTCTCTTGCCATCCTAGGACCTATTTCCATATCTGCTGGAATTATAATTTCTCTTGGTTTTTGTTCTAATATTTCGAATGATGGTTTAACTAGCTTCATGCGTCTTTATAGTCTTCAGTTAATATATCGTCATCTAAATCACTATCGTAGTCAGATAATGCTTCATCGTACCATGTCCAATTATCCACTCCTCCAGCTTCTAAACAGCTAAGCTTGCTGCTTGCTCTCAATAGATCTGCCAGTTCTTCCTTACTAATCAGTTTCATTTCCATAATCCTAGTTCTTTTCCTAAATTTTGATCTATAAAGCAATAGGTAGTCCCATCTTTCAGTGTTGCTATATTGGGCTTTACTTTCAAAGCTAATGAACAGCTATCTTTTATAGCTGCAATTTCTCCTGTTCTCCAAGGTTCTTTCTTAGATTTCTTGGTATCTACTCCTATTAAGAAGATAGCATTGTCCTTATATTTAGTACATTCCTTGCAGACATGGTCCGCATATCCAACAGCTTTTCCATGTAAGTTTTTTACTTCTTTGGAAGCCTTTTCAGAAAGAAGGGAATTCATTATGATTCCCTCCTCTGCTACTTCTCCGCAAATAGGACATAGATAGTTTACTAATGAAACTTCTAGCTCTTTTGACATCTTTTGCAAGCTTTATATCCGTGTTTCTGAGCATCTAGTAAAGAGATTTTCTTAAGCTCCGGCTTACGTGCTTTTAAGGAAGCACATTCTCTGTTAGTATGATAAGTACCACCAGTCCTAGTTACATATACAAACTCTTCTTCGTTGTCAATACAACCGCCAGTCGGGTTTCCCTCTTCATCACAATAAGCTCCACTATTAGCCAGAATCAACCTTCCGTTGCTAGCTTCAATTACTTCATCACCGTTTTCTAAATACATATTTTTGTTTATTTAAAATATTTTTACTCCTCAGTAATAAGCTCTATCAGGGTCAGATTTCTAAAAGTTTCCTTTAGAGACTTCTTTGCTTCTTCCTCACTTGGAGCTTCTACTGTAACTGTCTCAGCGAATCTTCCTTTAAATTCTATATAGTATGTATAGATTTTCATCTTTTCATTCTGTTATAAATTTTACTTAGTATTACCAACGGTAATCCTAGAACTATGGCAATAATATAATAAAGGATTGCTGCACACCAACATATTCCTATAATTATGCAGCCTATCCAAATGGGGCTAGTCATAACTAATATGACTATTAAGATAATTTCCCACATATTGGTTTATAATATAACAATGTTGGATTATTATCGTGTATGTCAATCGGATCTAACTGATTAAGTGCTAACTTTTGAGAGAATTGCTGTCTATCAAAAGCACTAGTTATAAGGTGATAACCGTTTACAGTCGGAATGACATGCTTAATTCTTTCTCCTTCTGTACCCCTACACTCATTAATCAGCTTAGCCATGTTGTTTCTATATTCGTAATCCTTTGAATCAATATCAACAATCCATAGTTTCTTATAGTTACTACTTCTACAAGACCCAGTAGCTCTATCATATACAGCTACTCCTTGTCTAGTGTTTCCATTCTTTATTAAGTCCGAGAATTGTTTAATAGATTCGCAAGCTATATCAAGAGTATTTCTAGGATTAATCCAGAAATAAGCACGAGCGTTGTTACTATTGCATAGTTCTTTTATGTATGACTCTTGTCTTAAAAACTCTTCCTTGGTAAAGAAGTAAAAGCTTCTAATAGTCCTTGCTCCAGATGTATAGGACGGAAGCTCTACTCCATCCTTCTTTCGTTGTATTATTTGAACGAAGTAGAAATCATCCTTGTCCACTAACCCGTCAAATAGGTTAGATAAATATTCAAAATTGTCAATCATATAATTCCTTTTTTATGTATTCTTTGGATTCTCTCCTAGTTTTCTTTTTGTCTACTACATCAATCCATACCTCTCCATACTTTTTAAAGTAGGTCTCTCCGCCCCATCCTTTCCAGCCTTGGGAACCGTAAGCTCTATGCTTTCTCCTGCGCTCTACTTTTCCTTCTTTGTCTAGATAAGGCGAAGGAAATCTGTTCTTTGGATTGTGAGCAGTTGGATGGTGTTCTTTATAAGTTCTACTCATACTATAAGTTTTTCAATGTATTCTCTATCCTCTCCCTTAAAGATAGGAATCTCATTATCAATATACCAGTAACTCCTTAGAGTTTGGTTCATGGTCTGATGATACTTCTTTATACAACAGCTCCCCCTCTTAAACTTAGTGGGATAGTCATTCCAATTAATTCCTTTCTCCTGGAATAGTAACTCCTGAATTTGGTTTGAATTTAATCCTTCTAATTGCTTATGAGAGAAATTAGCCTGCCTTGCAGAGGAGATACTGTTTCTGGTAGCATCCTGCTGCCTCCATAGAATACAATTAGTTACCTCTTCTTTAGGAATATTGAAGCATCTAGCATCAAACATTGCTCCAGCTTTTATAGCTTTCTTGTATATAGAGATTAAATCATCAGACGATATTTTACCAGAGTATGTACTCTCATTAAGTATACTACTAAACGCCCGATTAAAAGCTAGCGTAGCCATAGACGCGGCTATACTACACACTTTTTGAACATTATAGTCAAACCAAGCATCAGTAGTAAGCTTTTGGTAATCAATTAACACCAGAGTAATCTCATCAGATTGTGTATATCCAAGGACACAACCTTGGATATTCTCACATAAATACTTCATTGTTTCTTGCATAGCATTGCACATAATTTCATCAAAAGGCTTATCAAAACCTCTGGTAAATGTATGAAATGCTTTTCCGTCTAGTCTTATTATAACTGGGATACGTCTTGTTAAGAAAGTCTTAGAACGATTTTCATAATAATATTTCATTCTATCTCCTAATTCGTCTTTCATAATTTCTCCTTTGATATACTTAAATGACTATAATACAAGTTCCCACTAATCATGTATTTAAAATCCTTACCTTCCTTGGTAGCATATATCCAGTAGTCTACGTCCCAACCGTTGGTATCAATCTCGTCGGAGACTACCCACCCAAGTGTTTCCATAACTTCTTTAACCAATCCTAATGGTATGTTTCCTCCAGAGAAGGACTCTGGTTCTGCTTCCATAAGATGAAATAAGTACTTCTTAATGTTCTGTAAACTATTTGTAATCAATTGCCCATAATTAACTATCTGAGCATTTTGCCACATGAGATGCCATTCATCATCATATATTTCTCTGGTAGGTTCTCCGTTATTATCCATAGGATCAATGTATTGTTGTCCAAATTCAAATAATTCTTCTGAGTCATAGCAATCTACATCTCCTTCCTTGACCATTTCTACTGCTTCTTCCTTTGTGTTCGCCGGAACTTCATAGTAGTATCTATGCCAAGAGGTATCTAGTACTTCCTCTACTATTTTGAATTTTTTCATAACTCACTAATTAATACTTCATCATCAAGATTACTATCACTATAATCTGTGATTTTCAGTTTCCAATTTTCTTTGAATCTGGCTTTACATACTTCTTTTGCTAAAGCAACCACATCTTTAGGAGAATCAAAAGCATTAGTATTCCATCCTGCTTCATATCCTCTCCACCTAGATTCATTCTTATCTATTTCTTCTTGAGTAACCGGACGTACTAGTTCTATCTTATAATTAGGTGCAGCTAGTGGATTTTTATCCTCAGCCTCCCACGTTTCCTTACACATAATACTTGTGTTAGGATTATCTTCCGGACTAAAGTATACACCATCAGCACTTATGTTACCATAGTAATGTATAGCATCCCAACTTACTCCCCTATAGGTAGATATTTCTAATGTAATAACTCTAGGAGAATTATCTCTTACCCAAGGACCTTTAGTAATAAATCCAGGAATAGAAATGTCTAATCCTGCATCGTCGCATATTACCTCTGGATAGTCTCTTCTATCATAGCAATGCTCTACGGCTTCTTTTATATTCATCGTTTCTAAATTTTTCATCAATTACTAATAGAGAAAATCCATATACAAACCAGAGCATCATTATCTCTGGAATAACACAGAGACATACTAGCCCCATAAGTATCCCTAAAATCATCCAGGGAGCAAACCAGAGAATTTTGGATGTCGTAACATCCTCCACTATATCCAAACAGGAAAGAGTTATTCCTATCGTTACTATTCCTAATATTATATAAAATAGTGCCATATTAATCTCTTGGAATTACGTCCAAGTCTGTTAAATAAAACCCATTATCATCTAAATTCCTCTGCACAAAGTATCCTTTAACCTCAGCAGTCTCTCCATTAAGAGTATGTATCATAACTTCTCTATCTTGGTCATACTTCTGGAGAATTTCGATTAGTTGTTTTACAAGTATTGCCATTAGAACTTCCCTTCATTAGGTTGTAAGCATACTAGTCCCTGCTCTCGCCACATTTCTACACATTTGTAGTTATCGTCGAGTACAAATTCTACGTTATACTTCCCCTTAATATTATCCTCATAGATTTTCTTCTTGCACTCAGCTCCAGGACTGTAGTCCTTTACTGGTCGGAAGAATAAACCATCAACCTTGATACTGTTTGAGTCTAACCACTTTTTAGTAGCTTCTATAATTTCTGGAGTTCCTTCTCTACCTGTAATGATAAATATGGTACGTTTCTCATATAGAGATTTTACAAGGTTGCATATTCCTTCCACTGCTATATCATTTAACATACCTTCGGCAGCACCCTCACCGTAATACGGTCTACCAGTAGTATTTAGACATAAGGTAGCATCCATATCAACCAATATAGCAGGACGTGCCCCGTCTACATGCTCTGGACGTTTGCTTAGCATTTCATTAATGTTTTGCTGAATTATAAAAGTTCTGTAACGTCTCCAAGTATCTTTAATAACTTTTTCTCCAATAGGATTAGGCCTCATAGCATCACGACGAATACATTCTTCAACTGGTATGAAAAAGTCTTTATATTCTATATCAATATGAATTCCTTTATCCTTTTCTATATTAGTACATAGAGTTCTAATCCACGTATCTTCCTTGGGATTAAGATTCATATTGTCTACTGCTACATCATATCCGGTAATTAAAGCAAATGTAATCATATTCGCCTTAGCTTCTGTTACTAACTTTTCTCTATCCGGAACCCAGTAATCTCCTAACATATTACGAATATCATCGTTGTTAAACCTTACTCTATGCTTTGGATCTTCATGACACCACTGCTTAGCCCAAGTAGATTTACCTGAGCCTTGTATTCCTCTACAAATAATTAATTTTCTTGTTCCCATTCGTATTTAGCTAAACGTTCTTCTAATCTTTCTAATTTATTTTCTTTTTCTAAAGCTACTTTATCCTTACCAAAGTAAGCAGCCATTTGTTCGCACATAATCATAACATCAGCAATTTCAGTTATAATATCGTCCTCATTAACTCTACCTCTTCTAAATTTGCAGATAGCATTAGTTAGTTCACTACATTCTTCTACCATCATGGCAGCTTGGGCAGGAAATCCATAGCAAACAATAGCCTTTCTGTAAAGACTTTCTTGATCAACCATTTTAATCACCAAAATTGTAATTAGTAACTGAGATTATAATCTTTAGTTTATCTTCATTAGATAATATATCATCTGCAGATTCTATAACTTCTTCTAAAGAATCTCTAAAGTTTTGTTTTGCATCCTCGCGCATCCGCTCATAGCTAGCATCAGAGCTATACAGTATATAGTTTATAAAGTTATCTCTTTGCTCTTCTACAAACTCATATCCTCTATCGTTAAGGAATTCCCTTAAACATTCTTCGGTTAATTCTTCCTCTAGTACAGGCAGATCTTCATCATTTAAAGAACAGACGTAGTCTTCAGCTAATCCATCAAGTTCATAATCACTAGGTATTTTGTATTCTTCCATTTTCAATATTTAAAAGCGATTTGTTTAATAAATCCGTTGCTTCCTCTACACTTTTGCTTCGCTGAGCTAAAAGCTTACATAGATAAACACCTAAGCCGGTATGCTTCCTAATTTCTGTTATATCAGTAAAAGAAACTTCTCTAACTATTGGGAAGTTCTTCAATTCCTTAGAAAGTCTTGCATTAGATAAGATACAATACATATTTATTTCTCGTTAGTCGGCTTTAACCATAGATTAGTCCTCTCGAATATATAATCTCTAAGTCTGGGAATCTCATGCAAGAACTCTAAGGTTTCAATGGTGTTACACTTGAAGCACTTAGTGAGTTCCTCCCTTATTCTCTCCTCTGAGACTACATACATTTTATGCTTATAAGGATAATGTTGGATAATATACATTAGGTCTTTTGGTATAACGAAACCCTTAGTAATAGCAAACCTTACTCCTCTAAGTACTCTCAAAGGGTCATCATCAAGGGTTGTAAGAGGGTCTAAAGGAGTCATCAATACTCTGTTTCTTAAATCCTCCATACCACCGAAGTAGTCAATAATCTCACCAGTATCAGGGTCTTTAGCCATTGCATTAACAGTGAAATCTCTACGAGATAAATCATCATAAAGATTACCCGGTTGTACAATTGGAATTCTAGTACCTGGAGGATAGCTCACTTCCTTTCTTGCCATTACAAAGTCCGCTACACCTTGATACTTGTACCCCTCTGGGAATTTAGCACGTATAGTATAGCACTCTGGGGTTACTAAGAAGATTTCAAACTTCTCCATCGCCAAGTCAGCATAAAGAAGTTTAAACATTTCTTCGGCAGTGTAATCTTTATATAACAATTCATTGGTGGGTACAGCAACATAATCAACATCCTTGGACTTTAATCCAAGGAGTTCATCACGTATCTTACCACCTACTTCATAAAATTTAAAACTTTCTGTCATCTTCAAACTGTTTTCTAATGTTGTAACAATCAATATAGGGAGTCCCAGAGCATGTATTATCAGTATCTGTGAAAAACTCCACAAATGCTTTCCAAGCTAGGTCATTCTTCTTTATAAAATGTGCCAATGGGTACATTCCTATTTCATAGGATTTATCCCAGAACTCGGGGTTATCCCCAGGAATCCAACTAGTATAATAATCTACACAGTAATCTGCTACATACTGTATAGTATACTCTAAGTAATTACCACCTTCCTCTACTATACGATTGACACAGTAATCATATAGAGGTTCATACCAAATACTTAGAAAGGTTAGAAAGTCTGCATCACTTTGACGCTGAAAGCAGCAGTAATCAGTAAATGATTCTCCAGCTCCACCTTCCCATATTCTAATAAGTTCCAGTATATCCTTAGAGTCTAGTTCTTCTCTATCATAGAATTTAACCTTCTCTTCCATATACCTCTCCTCCGTATTCTTCCCACTCTGTACTATTACCGTCAAATTCCTCAATACTATGACTGTAGTAAGCAGATTCGTCTACTTCACCCCACATCTTATCCCAGTCCTCCTCTGACATTTCATCTGGGTTATATCCCTGGTCTTCAGCTATTTCTTCATCTAGCCCATAGGACTGGAAATTTTGATAAGCTAGCTCTTCGGCTAGATCCCATAGTTGAGTCTCATCTTCCGCAACTGCTCTAAATGTGTCGTCCATTCCACACCAGTAGGTGCTAACATGTATTAGAAACCTTTTCATAATTTCTTAATTGTTACTTCATCGTAAGTCATACCTTCTACAACCCCATCTAAATAATGGTATACTACATCCATTAGAGTATCCTCTGGTACATCTTCTAGGCTAGTGTATTCCTCATCTCTACCGTCATTGGCATCTATCAGCAGTGAGCTGTCAGAAATATCAAATGTAAATTCTAACTTAAATCTCATGATATATTACAGCAGATTTTACTAAATCCCGAAAAAGACAAAGAGCTGTGCATCACTATAATACCTATCATTTCACAATAATGTATAGTAGTGTTAAGCTCCTCAATATATTCTTGCAGACTTATAATTTCCTGAATATATTCAGGATTTTGAGAAGCATACTTTTCATATATTTGCAATCTACTATTAGCACTTTTCAAATCAGAGCTTATATCTTTAATAACTTGCTCTACGTCGCTTGTAGTTAAGTCTGTGTAGACTTTGTTTTCTCCCGCCCATGCTATATTTAGGGTATCGCAGAATGGAGAATATACACAATGTGACCTACTAAAGCTAACAATCTTTATTGGCTCTCCTTCTTTCGGAACTCCATATATATTTAAATAACTACTCATAGTTCCTCTAATAGTTTAGTTAGTAATACCTTTAATTGTTTAATAACTTCTCCCTTTGAGGATTCTGTCATGCATGATCCATAGGTATCTAAAGAACTTCCAATGGACTCAAAGAAGTCATTTTCAGTAAACTTACCTTCTCCATAACATAGTGTCTCACCAAACCCTCTAAGAATTTGGTCATCAGTTAATACTTCTGTTGTTATAAAATCTACAGTCATTTGTTTAATATTTTAATTGCTTGTTCAATATGTTCTTTCGTAATACCATGCATATAATCTATATGGATAAAATTATCCTTCTGGGAATATAGCATGTCCTGATCATCGTCAAAGATAACATAATTAGTTATATCCTCTGACTCTAATACGTATTGTATTTCATTTCCTCTACAAAGTGTGCTTCTGATATCGTCATTCTGACAAGTATAGCAGAAGTGTGGAGTCTTTCCTATAATTGCATCACAATATAAGCCATTGTCATACAAATATTCACAAGAATTTTCATAATCAGACCTCCATGATGAAGACATAATTATTTTAGCCCCAGTAGCATCTATTAAATCATTTATAAGCTCAATACATTCTGGATCAACGTCTCCTCCATTGTATCCTCCAACACCACGAGTCTTGACATACCAATCATTACTATTCAAGACTCCATCAATATCTAAGAAAATTACTTTCATAATAAGCCTAAATAATTAGCTTCATAAACCATTTGGAGAAACATTGTAGGGCATATGTCCTCTAGGCCCTCCTCTAAAGTCCACCTATTAGTAAAATAATCCCAAGTATTTTCACCAGTAAGAAGCCCTTCTACATCATTAGTAAAATCATCAATTTCATCCTTAATATCGTCTTCCCCATCAATACTTCTTGCCCACCAATCATCTAAGAGTAAATCCATGTTTACTCCTAATGCTGATGCTGCAATAAAACGAGCTTCGTCGAATGTAAGATGTTTCTTTAAGATTAAACCCGTCCAAGAGCCATTACAGCTTATTACATCAAGTTCCGGTAGTTGTATCTTCATATCCAAATTCTTTTAAAAAAACTTCTATTATTTTCTGAGAATCTTCTTCAAAAATATTTTGTAAAGCCTTAATTGCATCCTCTTTCTTTATATAATCGCCTGTGCCATTAGCACAGACAATCATAGCTCTCATTGGTGTATAAGTATCCATAATTACTTAGTAACATTTGGTTCGGTATAAGAAACTGGTTCGTACAATTCCCAGCCAGTTAACCATACTGGAACAATTACGGTTTCTATAGCAACAATATCCCAAACAATGTTCTCAAAACATGCTTCATATGTTACTCCTTCAATCTTCTTAGATTGATAATTTGCCCATCCATATGGTTCGGCAACGAACTTAGTTCCGTCTGCTCTCTCAAAGGTTTTACTATCTGCACACGCAGTACACAAAGCTAACACTGTAATCAATAAAATTAATAATTTTTTCATATAAGTACTTAAATTAGAATTAAAAATGATGCCCTAACTGCACTCCTACCTCATTACAAGGATGGCTGTTCGGCTGATTGTTCTTAAGCCTACTCAGGGGCTCAGGTTTGGCATCACTACTATAGCCCCTTATTCGTTAATGAATCCAATAATTAGGCAAAGGTCCATCAGCTTCAATGTAATCCTTATACCCTTTTACCTCAGACTCTGGATACGTAGTATTCTTAGTTATATTATAAAATACTCCATCTAAACAATCCACAACATCACCATTCTCCATTATAACTTTATCTGCTACACTGAAATTAGTATGACATTTGGACATTCTAGCTACGTCAGCTCCAAGATGTACTCTAGTACAGAATGGCTTTCCTCCATCAGCTAAACATTTAACTAGAACATTAGCCATATCTTCTGCTATAGATTCTGGACATTCCAAATTTATCTCATCATACGGAGTAACACATAAGAGAACAATATCAATTAAATTATTATTCATAATCCAATTAAATAGCTTTATCATTGCTAGCTTAAAAGCCATTGCGCCTCTATTCTGAATCCTATAATTAATAGATTGCTTTTCGGAGTCTGACTTCCTTCTGAAATATCTAGTTACTTGTTGGACAGTATCGCAGCTTGGAGCATCACGCTTCATTTCTCTATAATATTCCCAATATCCATCCTCCTTGAATTTTTCCTGCATTTTGAACATCCACTTTGCGTCAAATATGTGTGCTCTATGCTTAGTTATAGGATTCATTAGGATATACCCATTTCGCATTACTGCTTTTCTACAATAGTCCTGGTATTCTGCAATTCCAGAAAAACCCTTCATAAAGTTATCATAAATGTTCTTTGCATCCTTCTTGTCAAACCCACTATTGACGTGTAAAGTATTATCATCACCTCCATAGAAAATAGCAAATTCAACAGCTTTCGCATCTTGTCTGTGTCCCTTATACTTGGTTTTAACTTCTTCAACAGTTAATTTTCCAAGAAGATCGGGCCAGCACATTTTTGCTACTTCACTATGCATATCTCCTCCAGACTCAAGAATATTAATCATCTTCTGGTCATTAGATACGGAGGCAGTAATAGCACTTTCCTGTCCAGTATAATCACAAGAAACCCATAGATTACCTTTCTCTGAGGTAAAGCACGCTCTAGTCTCCTTATCTCTAGGGAGATTCAACACATTCACTTTGTAAGGACCTCCTCCAGATGATATTCTACTTGTATCAGTTCCTATTACGTGCAAGTCTGCATGGACTCTTCCAGTTTTAGGGTTTATTGCCTTTAGCCAGTTTTCTCCATAGGTAGAAACCACCTTTGCAGCTTCCTGATACCTCAAATAAATAGGGATAATAGGAAACTTATCCTTTTGAGGCTTAAGCATTTTAGCCTCAACGGACTTCTTTTTCTTCTTCGTCTTTTTATCAAAAGTATCAACTTCAATGCCTAAGACTTCGAACAGTTTGATTACTTGTTTAGAACTACTCCAATTTATAACACACTGTGGTTTATCATTAAAACCAGAAAATAGGTCTCCTTGCAAATCTATCTTGGTAAATAGACTTGATACCTTCTTCTTATAAGCTTTCAATTTTAAGCTCTGATAAGGCACTTCTAGGTCATCTTTTGGAGAGCGTACATACTTATCCTTTAATAATCTTCTTTCCTCCTCTGCTATATCATCAGGCTTATCATAATCCATTTCTGGATAACGAATATCCCAATCTCCGTTCTTAACTCTTTTAGAATCCCACTCTACTACCCAATCATTCAACTCTTGCTCAGATGTCTTGAGTTTAAGTAAATCTTTAGCCATCTTGTTTTTCCATTTAGCAACATCAAGATGAACTCCACAATGTTTAACATAAGCTAAGGATTTAGCAAACTCGCACTCAAACTCTGCGGCCAAAACTAGGTCTTGAAGCTTAAGTTCCTCCATCTGCTTATCTAGAATGTCCTCCAGATACATGACATCTCCAGCAGCATAAACAATCACATCCTCAGTAAGACCATCATTTATAATTTTGCCTCGGACTGTTTTATCAATGTCTATATTAAGATACCTCTTAGCCATAGCTTTCAAAGAATAACTAAGCTCATAATAAGGAAGTTTCCCTGCCTCTTGTATAAACTCGTATCCTGGAAGTTCTACCCCAAGTTCATTATACAGCTCATTAGTTATAATCTTCGGATATCCTAAATAGATTAGTTGTTCAGCCAACATTATGTCATATATCTTCTTAGGATATATACCTTGAACATACATAAAGCACAAGTCAAACATTAGATTAACTCCAATAACTAGTACTCCAGATTCTAGATAGTCCTTTAAAGATCTTTTTTCACATTCTGTTAGGGTAGTCCAATCGAATACAACTTGGTTATCTCTATTTCCAAGTTGAACAGTTAATAAATCTTTAGTATGAGCATCAAGACCCATAGTCTCAGTATCAAATTGAACCCTTTTCAAAGGCAACAGAAAATCCATTGCCTCCTCAAAAGGAATATGTTGATACTTCTCAGGGCGAAAGAGAGTTTTATTTCTACTTACTAGATAAATCATCGTGACTATAGATTGTTATATCATTAAGGACAATATCCTCATTATCTATATTCAGTTTTTCGATAACTTTATCTTTAACCAACTCTTGCATTATGTCCTCTGAGAGGTCTCCAACTACTTCAATATCTACCATTGTCCCTAGTTCAACTCCTACTTCTACCTTAACATTTCTTGCTAATGGTTCGTTATAGGGTGCTCTAGGATCGTCAGCTGCTCCTACTGGATAATTATCGAAAGTCCTCATAAGGGTCGTATGACATAGGGTCAATCAATTCCCAATCATCTGCATTCATATCTTCTCCATCAAAGGGATAGTATGTACAACTTTGGTCTGAAAAGTCATACATTATAAACTGGTCATGATAAGTAACCCCAGCTTCATACTCTCCCATAAGAACCTTCATTTGGATAGGTATAGATTTCATCTTCAAGACATCCTGTGCAGGAATTTCTGCAGGAATTTGCATAAATACTACAAGGCTACTTTGAAAGACTCCTCTTCTTACTACTTCTCCTCTGCGCAATGCTGGTAAAATTTCCTCTAATTTCATTATAATAAATTTTTAAGTTGGTTAGAAAATCTACGTCTTAGTTTAGCTAATGCTCCTTCTTTCATCTGTCTGATTCTTTCTCCCCCTACACCATACATATCAGCTATAATCTTAGGATTAACCGGAGTCATTCCTATACCAAATAACATACATAATAAATCATGTTCTCTAATAGTTAATTTAGATAACAGATTCTCTAGTTCTTTAGTTACATAGCTTTTGTTTACTTGCTCATCGAGGAGTTCTTCTCCATCTGGAATAATATCACAAACCTGACTGTTCTCTTCATCTCCTCCTATAAAATCATCAACAGAAACCAATTTATTAGAAAATTGTGCTAGATAATCAATCTGCTCTCTTGGAATATCCGTTATTTCGGACAATTCCTCCGAGCTAGGATTTCTATCGTGTGATTGTAAGAATTTATTAGTTGCATCGAGAATGCTAATTACTAGCAATTGCTGAGACATTGGCAAGCGAATTTCTCTAGCCTGCCAATATATAGAATTATAAATGCTTTGCCTAATCCACCATACAGCATAAGATAAGAATGTTACTCCCTTAGTAGGGTCAAACTTATCAATAGCTTTCATTAAACCTTCATTTCCACTAGAGATTAAATCCATCAACGGAATACCTCTATTCTGAAATTGCTTAGCAATAGTTACAACAAATCTAAGATTTGATTTGATAATCTTTTCTCTAGCAATATCATCTCCTTTCTGAGCCTCTCCTATTAATCTAATTATCTCATCACTATCTAGGATTGGATACCTAGATATATCTTTGAGATAACTAGTTAGTAGAGAGTCCGAACGGTCTGTGAAAATGATTTTTTTATTCACCTTCCTTTACAATCTCTGCCTCTTGTATTTCATCTTTAGGAGAGTTCAGTCCTATACGAATAGATAGTACAGATACATAAGCCTCCATTGCTTTTAGTTGAGCAATTAATAGGTCGCGATTAAGATTATCAATCTCCTTGCTTTTATCACTGAGAATAAAATCTCTTAGTTTTGTAGCACGTTCGTTAACCTCGTTAAATTCTCCCAACATTCTTTGAAAAACAGCTTGTTCCATTTGATTAATTTTTAATATTGCAAATGAATCTAGACCCGTAGGCATTAAGGAAGTTAGTTTCCTCCTGTATTATCTCATAAATTCCAACTGTTACTAATAACAATACTATTCCTCCAAATAAATACACAAGAATAGTATCAAATATCCAAATATAAAGGTTCATAATTAATACTGTAGGTATCATCAAGTATAGATACATTAGCAATCTTAGATTCACCAGCTTCTGTCAGTTGGTGATTTCCCTCATGGATATGTCCACAAAAAGCATATTTCGGTTTCTTATCTAGGATTGCTGAAGCCAAGACACTGTTTCCAGCATCTACAGGGTCAGAATGCCACATATTAGGAGGCACCAAACCGCAATTATTTAATTTAGGAGCATCATGACTAATTAATACATCACAATTTCCTGGAATATTTGAGTATAGTTCTTGAAGCTTTTCATCGGAATACATAAATGCCCAATTACCAAATATGTGGCAAGCTGGTGTTCCATATATTCTGTATACCCTTCCTTCACTACCTAAGTAATCACAATGGCGATTCTCTAAATAGATTGCTTTTCCTTCTGTAGGATGAGTAATTATAGAATTTATCCATAATAGCTCTCTATTCTCAAATACAAAATCATGATTCCCGGCTACAAATACAACCTTTTCACAGGGAAGAGATTTTATCCAGTCTGCAAATTCTGTCTTTAGCCATTTTTCACACTGTGGTTTGTTTCTTTGCATCCTTAACGGCACAATATCCCCACAGATTAACACTAATTCGCATGGCTGAATATAATCAATTAGAAATCCATGCAAATCACTCAAAACACATATTTTCATAATTTGTGTGCTAAACCATAAACATTCTTAGTCCATCCGTTCATATGCCCCTTGTTATTACCAATAAGGCATCCTTTGTTAGAATCCACTGCGTATACTTTGTGAGTGACGCAGGAACCTCTAACCTTACAGAATACAACATCTCCAATATTACATTCTTGCCAAGTTATAGGCGTGACAAGATGTTTCTCATTACTCTTATACAGAGGTAGCATTGAATTTCCTGGTTCGCTTGTAACAAAAGACTCACCATTCTTCAACCTCTGTATTTTCTTCAGCGTGTTTGGGTTCATATTCTTTTAATCCTTTTTTAGTCATATTAGAAATAATAGTTATATATTTCTTTTCACTATCCTCTTCATAACTCCAAACATGGTTGTCGATAGCTTGGTCTATAGTCTTGTTATAGTAGGAATAATCTAAGATAGCTTCCCAAGTAGCCATGCTCTTTGTAATACTATTCTTTTCTTCTTCGATTACCCAGTTAAATATCCATAACAAATGCCAAGTTCTGAAAAAGGTTATGCAAATCATGGGGTCCCATTCATGCCTCGGACTATCCCATTTATCCTTCCACCCTAATGCATGGAATCCTATGTCTAGGATAGGGTTATAGTAGTCTCTCCTGATTGGAAGTCCAAATGTCCAGAAGTTTTTCCTAAAGAAGAAATGAGTCTTTGGACATTTAAAATATTTTCTAACCTTCCACCAGTGATACCAAGGGTTTCTATACTCATTCCACCCTGGAGAGATAAACGGAATCTTACTATGAAAAAAGTAGGAAATCCTATAATACAGACTTCCATACTTTTTACTAAATAGACGTTCCAGCATATTCAGGATGTATTCTTGCAGCCCTATAGCGAAATGCTTCACAAATTGTTTCTACAGTAGACTCACTAAGTAAGCTTGCATCATTTATCATATTGAGAGATTCTAAATAATACCCTACATTGTCTTCAAATTCATAGCTTAAATAATCCAAGTTTATAGCTTTCCCTTCGACTTTAAGATTAGTTATAACTGCCTCAATTATTTCATCAATATCAATGTCAGCATGTTGAGACATAGTAACCTCATATGTTATAGCTAGTTTCTGCATAATTAAGCTTCGTCTTCAATATTAGTTTCTCCCTTATCTAATTCCTTACCTTCCTTATCAAGGAATTTAAAGCATTTTAGCTTAAAGGCTTCTGACTTCATATTCTCAATCTTGATAACAATCCCTTCGTGAGGTACTTTATTGTCGCAAGACGGAGAATTGCGTTCCATATAGAACTGTGTATCATTTGCTAGCTTCTCCATGAAGTTTTCATTCCAATGTTCAGCTTCATTGAGTTCTGGATATAAAGACTTTGCAGTTCCGTAATACCATTCCTCTACTGGAATAAGTCCAACTTTGGCACACCATTGCTGAACTTCGCGAGCAGAGAACTCATGAACTACACCATCTACATTAGTTATAGTTACACGATAGATACGAACCTTGAAATGCTTTTCGTGAGTATATGACTCTCCCTCTTTTGGAGGCATACATCCATAATCGTAGTTCTTCTGGATATAACCACCATTAGGTAAGAATCCTACTATTTCATAATACGCGGTCATACCTTTTGACAAGCACGGCTTAACAATTTTGTCAGCCTCTGCCCAAACGTCACATCCATAAAATCCTGGAGTAACATTTTTGTTGTAGAACTGATTCTTGATGACGGTTCTAGATGCGTAGAGATAATCATATTTATTAAACTCTTCCTTAGTTAACCATCTAGCAATCTTCTGTTTCCAATTTAAGTCTTGCTTACACAAAACATATGCTGAGATACCAGAAGTTCCATGTATTTTCTCAGTAATACTAATCAAATCATTAGGATGAATCACATTAGGACATTTCTTAATAAGAGTTGTGTCGTAGTGGAATCTAAATTGTTCATCAATAACTTTACTGATTCCTTTGACTTTCTTCGTTTGGTTGTTACGTGGAGTTCCTCCTTGTCCTTGCTGTCTTTTCGGGATATATTTCTTGTTAATCCAAAATTCCTTGCCTTCATGTTCTACAATATCAAATTCAGTACCTGCTTCAGTATCAATCTCCTTATTAGTCACCGACATTATATAGTTCTGGAATTGAACTACTGGAAGAATAAATCCTTCAGACAATTCATTCTTTAGTCTGATAGCCTTTACCCTACCATTGTCCTCAAACATACCAGTTTGTTCTGGGTCGTTATTTAATTCCTTATGGCGGTATAGATTACAATACCTCAAAAAGTCTGGATTTATGCAACAGGCTGTTGGAAAGTATACATACAATCCAGGCTGTGAGTCAATCCCAGTAATGATATTGAAACCATCAATGGTACAACACTTAAGTCTAGTAACCTCTGGATTACTATGCGCTCTGAAATTCTTAATGTCTACAATCTTTGCCAAATAATTTACGTTGGCTCTTTTACTCTTAGATAACTTCATTTATTCTCTATTTAAAATGGTTCTTCTGTAGTTTCTATAAATTCACACATAAAGTTAGCATACACCTGAGCTTGTGTTTCGTTAAACTCATTATTAAAGTAAAATTGAAACACGTGGAATAATTCGTGATAAAAAGTATTTCTTACTTGTTCATCACTTAAAATAACTTCCCCATCATGTTCAGAGTTAATAGTTCTAGCTAACTTAATGGTATTTGTAGCATCACAGAAATAACCATAGTCATTATTTGGAAGAGAGTCTTCCATGACTACAGTTATTTCTTGATTAGCTATTTTAAACTTATTTGGAAGCTTCCCTCCTTTATTCAATTTCGTCATAATAAGCTGAATATAGCTTGTTTAAATAATTTACAAACTCCCCTTTGCTTTCAAATAAATCATCCACATCTGGAAGCTTTACTTTGTTAGCTATCCCATTATCATCATAGTATACAATGTCTATACCACTTACACTGTGGCACGGCATATCACACATCCCAGCAAAGATTAGAATATCATTCTCTGATAAGTAGTCACTTAACCATGGGAAGTCCTCATTCTCATCCACGTGATGTCCATAATGCCTATCATTCCAACCTTTTCCCTCTGAGAACTTGCCAGAATATTTACTGACATAGGACAGCACTAGTAAAAGAAGCTCGTCTTCCTCAAAGGAGTTTTTATCAAATTCGAGAGTATCTCTCATGTAATCTCCATCGTTCGCATCACACTCTACATATACTATGTATAATTCTCTATTATTTGGAATAGCAGAGAATTTAGCCTTCTTTAAAATATCAAACTTTTCGTATTTCATCGTGTATCAAGTACAATAAAATTATCACACATTCTTATAACATCTGCTTTAATCCCTCCTTTCAAAGTACGAGTATCTTTCACCTCGTACTTTTTCTTAAGGGTAGAGGCATCTTCCTGGGTAATTTTAACCCAGTAGACACCATCAGTCTGTTTCGAGCCGTTCCATATTAAATGCTTAATTAGCCAGGTGTAACGTTTCTCTACATCATTCATTATTGACAATAGATTTATATATTTCTGCTGACTTCTTTTGGAATAGTTTAGCTACATCTGGATCAGCAACAAAATCATGTGAAAGTAGGGTTCCGTATCCTATTTTTGTAATAGCCATAATAGCCTCATCACTACCATCAATCCAGCTCTTAAAGCTTATGTTACTAGCTTCTATTCCTGTATAGGTTAATCTTCTTAACATACAGATAGAACCAATTCCTGTCGATTCCTGATATAATTTAGTCATTTCTTTCAAATCGTCCTCCGTCGCTTCCCTAAGCTCCCCTATTTTACCTAAATAATCTCGTAACTTAGATTCCGCACTAGGATTTTTATATTTTCCTATAGAATACACATTATTAAATCTTGGAGCCGTATCGACGTCCAAAATGGGTACTTCAGTTTCTATGACGAATATATCATCCAAATAGTTAAAATATACATTTCCCAGAAGAATAGCATTTTCAAATTCCGTTGGGCAAATCAATACGTATGTTTTAGCCCAGGTTTCTTCTCTGTCTTTAACTTGATGGGATACTGCTACAAGCCCGACCTCGTACATTTTACACTCTTCTGGAACTAGAAGCTCTTTGTTATAATAGTCCCCATTATAGTAATATTGCCTATAGTTAATCTTTTTCATTTTTAAATATATTTGCTAAATTTATGCTTCGTTATAAAGGTTAATTTTCCACTTATTTCCTCCCACTATGTAATACTCACCTTTTTTATATGTCTTAAAGCGATCGACAAACAGATTACTACAAAGCATAAAAAGTCTTCTTTCTACATCACTCATAGTCGCGAATACATTTCAATACAGGTTGTAGTGGAGTTCCCTCATCAGATAGGTAGAAATACTTAACAGTAGCCATCTTTCCAATAAGCTCTTTAAGTCTTTCTCTATACTGTTGCTTAAGCTCCCTAGAACCCATAGGTTTAGCCTTAAATTCTATACCGTCTTCAGTTACCAACGTAAAACACATATCCTCTTCTCGAAGACCTTCTGATAAGCCAGTAATTTCAAACTCTGCATCTTTATAGAATTTAAATTTAAGCATATCATTAGTACGTTTTCCGAAGCCATACTCCTTATCAGGATTTCTACATACTACTCCTTCCCAACCTTCTGATACATACTGGTCATGGAGTTTCATTATATTTTCATATCCAGAAACCTTCTCCTGTGGAACTAATTGCATTTGAAGTTCTCCTTCTTCCCATTCTCTATTTGGGTCAAACCCAAGATTAAGCTCCTTTTGCAACTGCTTAAGAATCTCTAATCTATCTGAGAACTTCATTCCAGGAATCATGATGTCGTAAACATAATATTCAAGCCAGTCGCAGTCAACTGCGTTCTTCTCAAGACGAGCTGCTCCACTGATTTGTTGGAGGCTTTTACCATGTTTATACAACTCTCCATCAAGTATGTAAGCGGGATGAGATTCGAAGAACTTAAGCAATTTCTTATTTCTTCTGATATGACCTGTTGAATAGTCATAATTTCCCCCTCCCCTAGAAGCAGATAAAATCTCACCATCCTTGTAGTAGAAGGAACACCTAACTCCATCAATTTTTCGGCTAGCATACCAATACTTGACCTTATTGATTGAGGATTCTTTAACCTTATCTGCAGATTTTGCAAGCATATGCTTTGCAAATCCATTCTGGTCCGTCTTGATGTCTCCATAAAACTCCTCCAATTGTGTTTCACTGTAGGTTTCCGGATCATTTTCCATTTCCTTGTAACCTTTATCTAAATATTTCTTAAGCTCAGACTTAAACTGCAACTCAAGTTGTTCTCTGTGAGTTCTACCTGCCTTACCTTTCGTAATAACAATTTCAGGCTGTTCTGTCATCTTTCCATGTAGCTGACCAGTAACTCTGTTAATTACAAATCCAGCTTTTTCTTCATCCCACTCCTCAGTAGTAGACAAATACGCAACTCTAAATTTACCAGTTGAGGCTTTACTTAATAAATATTTAATCATTCAGTCTTATTATAAAATTCTATAGAAAGTTTATCTCCAAAAATTTCTTTGCCGTCTTTATCCGTGCCCATTTACTTCTGATATTCTTTAACTAACTCCCATAAATCATCTATCGTGTCAGTAGGAATCATGCTGCCGTCTTCATTGTATGCCTGGTTAGGCTCTCCTCCAAATCCTGGTTTTTCAAACAGCCACCAGTTAATCCAGTCTACTCCCTCATCGGAGAAAAGTTCTGGTAACGTGATGTTTAGAAATCCCCAACCCAACTCTGATATTGGTAATTCATATAATTCGATGCCGAAATTGTACCATCTATCTAGTTCTTTAGAATAGTTCTGGGCATTCTCAATCAGCTTAACAAATCCTTCCTTAGTCATAACATGAAATCATTTTAATATTTCTTTTTTAATCTCCGTTTTCCAACCACAATCGCATTCTCCAGATATTACCTTAAAAGTATCTTCTAGATTTCCGGTTTCTATATAATCAGAAACTATTAAATCCATATCTACATCGTATCTGTCTACTATTACTTCAGTTCTGATTATAACTTTTAGGCTATTTAATTCTTCAAATAGAACATCCTCTAATTCGTCTAGAAGATTTTCACATTCTTTATCCATTTCTGAGATAGCGGACTTACTATCTTCCTTCTGTATCTTAGCGCTAAGTTCCAAAATACGTTCTCTTAGTTCTTCTTTTGTCATGGTACTTTTAATACATTTTTAACAACAACTTCCTTCTTCATTTTTTCTAACTGTTTGCCAAGCTCATCTGGTATTGAGTTTACAGCTATCATAGAAGACGCTACATATTTAACCTTGTCTCTTGTATCATCAATATATGTATAGTTAATCTTAGCTTGATGCTTAACCTCCTTAATTTGTATAATTAAGAAAATAGTCATACACATATTAATTATTACTAATGCTAATACTAAATATATCATACGCCAGTATGTCCAAATCCGCCTTCTCCTCTTTCAGTGGAGGGTAGTTCTTCCACCTCTTCCCATTCGATAGTCTCATGCTTAGCAATCACCATCTGGGCTACTCTTTCTCCATCCTTTATTCGCACAGGCTGATTAGAAGTGTTAACTAAGATAATACCTATCTCACCTCTATAGTCAGCGTCGATGGTTCCAGGAGAATTTAGGACAGTAAGTCCTTGCTTCAATGCTAATCCGCTTCTAGGGCGAATTTGAGCTTCATAACCCTGAGGTAAAGCAATAAACAGTCCAGTAGGAATTAGACACCTACCTCCTGGTTTAATTTCTATAGTAGAAGCTGCCTGGATTGTAGGAATTTTTCTATCAGTAGGATTCCCTTCCTTATCAAGGACAAACGGAGCATCAGGAGCTTCTATAAGATGTATTGCTACTACATCTGCATCAAAGAAATTCTTTTCAGGCTTATTGTCTACCAACTTAATTCTGCTAAAGTCTCCACAGATGTCCATACCTGCTGAGAAGAGAGTTTCATATTTAGGAAGTTTGTGTCTTGATTTATTAATTATTGATACTTTCATGGAGTAAGATAAATTCTTTTAAATAAAACTTGGCATCTATAACACATTTGGGAACTAGTCCTTCTAAGTCTAGATCATTTCTTATGGCATTTCTAACAGTAGTAGCTGATATTCCCTCTTCTACCTGTTCTCTAGCCATAAGAGTCATAGATATATAATCTCTAAGCATGAACTTAGGAAACCATGTGGTAATGATTTCATATCCGTCGCTATAGTAGATATTAAAAGAGGACTCTTTTATAATACTAACAATATTAGCATATAAATAGAATCCCCAATCTTGAGAGTTATCAGTCTCATCAGTCAAATCATTCAGGGAATGAATAACACATTTTTCTAGTAAGTTTTCATTCTCTAAGGTAGTCTTAAGTAATTCTATCCTTATATTAACAGGGATAGGATTACGTTTACTTATTTTGTTAGCGCTACCAACTAACAAGAGAACCTTATCATTCTCAGAACACGCTTTCTTAATCAAAGCTAGATGCCCATTATGAATGGGCTGAAATCTAGCTAGAATAACTCCGTATTTCATTTTGGATCTTTTTGTTTATTAGTTATCTCATTGGTTTTAATTATTTCTCTGAAATCCAGCAATTTCCAGTTTTGCCTCTTGTACTTTTTATGGTCTTGTGCAAAGTCTTTTAAATCTGACTTATTACAAAACAAGGCAAAAGCATAATCAACTATAATCTCAGAAATTTTCTCATAATTCTGCTCCTTATTTGTAGTCAGGTTGAGAATTACATCATCAATTTCTAAGTCTGGACAATTATATTTAGCTGGTATATAATTCTTATCATTGTAATAAACACAAATGATATTAGTAAATTTTCTAATCATTTATCAAAGTGGTTAAATCCTGCAGTTTCACTGGCGTAAATTCAAAACTATACCAGTCTTCATCTATAGTTTGGAACATGTGAGAGTCCCAATCTATCATAATAATCTTAGACACTGCCTTAGTAGGATTGCAATCAATTATTAATGGCAGTCCTACTTTAAATGCTCCAGTTATACCTTCATAGACTTTTCCTACTCCGGATTTTAGCCAGACCTTAATATTTCCATGCTTAGAATGAAGCAAATGCTCTTCCATTTCTGTAAAATCTTTGAAAATATTTTCCTCAAGCCCTTTTATCAGAAGTTGCTTCTTACGAATAATATCCTCTACTTCAGTTTTCGTTACCATAAGCTACAAAACTATTTAATGCTTTAATTATCACATCTATAGTACAAGTACTTGCTTCACTGTAGAAAGCTGTAATAGGCTCAGAGTCATTATTTATAAGTACTGCGAATGGAGTGTGTCTAGCACTAAATCCTCCTTTAATCTTAAAGGCTTTCTTCCTCTCCTTAAACAATCCCTCATGATAAGTTTCTAGCTCAACAAGAGGATAATTTGGGAGGATATCTTTCAGTCTATCAACCAGAGTCTGACTGTCGTCATCATATACTACCTTAAGAATCATTTCCAAAAACGTGATGTTATGTCTTTAACTATGGATCTTCCACAGCTGTTATCTATTTGGAGCATTACCTGATTAGTAGTTCTACTACTGAGTGGGCCTTTTTCTTCTATATAAGGTCCAAGCTTTATATAGTCAAAATTTCTTAAATCAATATCGGGAGACAACTCCTGCCTACCACTATACCAAGCTATCTTTACATCAGCCCAGTTCCCAGGTTCGCTATCGTTCATGTCACGCATTATACTAGCTAACCAGTTAATATATTCTGGGTCTGAATCTCCTCCCATGAAGGCTATACAAGTAATACCTTTATTATTGAGTAGTAACTCTACCAAAGAATCTTCGTCAAGAGGAGTTCCAATATCCTCTGCCAAGTAAGAGCTATGGCAGCCCTTACAATGACATGGACAGTTCGAGATGTTTATAGCTAATGTAGTTTCATCTGGAATCTCCTGAAATACTACTTTAGTGTCAACATATTTAATCATGGTCTCCTAATATTGTTCCTTCCTCTGTATCTAAAAGAAAACACTTTCTTACATCTAAGCAAGCATAAGTATTATCAATAATAGGATCTTTTTCCAGTTGAGTGTGTCCGAAGATTTGATAGAATGTTGATTCTCTATCTCCCTCCCTGACATCACTCCATACAATACTTCCAGTATTATCGTAACCGCCCCTGTGAAAGGAAACCTTCCACAAGAAGGGAATCAACTCTTTAGTTGTTAGGGTAGTAAACCTTTCAGCATCATACTCTGGTAAGTAAGTTTTTAGCCAGTCGTTAGTAATCCCAGCATGAGAAAATAGATACCTATCCTCCTTGTAATAGAGTCTAAAAATATCCATATTTTCCTTGAATAGAGATTTAATCTCAAACTCATTCTCATAATCATACCTAGAAGCACTACCAAAATCAAAACAATAAGCACAGTCATGATTACCTAATAATAAAATAACCTTGTCTGGATTGCTTCTCTTGAATTCGATAATGTCCTTAAACTCGCTAATAGCATCTCGTCTGGATATACCTTCCCAAGGATAGGGATCTAGGTAGTCTCCTAGGAAGACTACCTTATCCACACTATTTATTGTTTCTGGTGCTTTTCTCCAAAATTTTCTCCCATGAACGTCTGGGACTATAAGTATTTTACTCATGATATTTAAATATGATTATGTACTTTGGAATATCTATGGAAACTCCAGGAGTTACCATTTTATTTGTCTTACTTATGATTATATTCACTACACTATAGTTTTCCTTTTCTTTATTATTAAGGAAATTCTCTAATTCGTGTAAGTTTCCAGTAATAAGTTCTTCTATTTTATACATTTTTTGAATAAGTTCTCTTTTCAGCTTCTATTTTCCTATCCTTGCCAAATGCAGTAATAGGTCTTAGATAGCCAATAATTCTTGTATATTGGGTAATATGCTCACTCCCACACTTGGGACACGCCTTAATAGGAGCTTTTACAATATGCCCACAATCCTCACACTTACTATTTGGAATATTAAAAGTAAAGTAATTAGTTCCCTGCTCAATAGCAAAATCAATCAGATGAAGATACTGCTTCTTAGACAGATGTTCTTCTAGATTTATATGAGCTGCACTACCTCCATCAGTATATTGATAGGTTTGCCTTCCATGGAGAATAAATTTATCAAGTACAGAAGTATCATCATGGGCATTATAGAAATAACTATTATATAGGTTTCTATCTTCTGGAATCCAATATCCATCAGCTTTATCCCATTTATAATTCTTACCTCCAAGACCTTCTGCTGGAACAACCTCAGAATTGAATAAGAAAGGTCTTTTCTTATCATGAATGGAATGAAGTTTATTCTGCTCTTTGATAGTTCCAAGGATTAGCTGCAAGAACTTAAAGTACTCTGGATTATTAGATACTTTTAGTCCTAAGAACTCAGCGGCTTCATTCAAACCATTTAGACCAATAGTGCTATACAAGTCTTTGATATTTATATATCCACCATTAGAAGAAGCAAACATTTTCTTCTCTTCCCATTCGTAGAGCATAGTTTTATAAGTAATATGATACTTATATACCCTTTCCAATATATTAATTAGACTTTCCCTTATCCCATTATGAATGGATTCTTTAAACTCAGAATATATTTGGATAATATCTTCCGGATTTGTACAGTTTTCTCTTATACAATCCTGAACAATTCTGTTAATATTTAGGGTAATTACATTACAAGAACCAGTTTTAACTCCAGTCATACCAGAAGTAGGACTAAACGTATTCTCTGCCAACTCATTACGGAGTCTGCAACACGAAGCTAGACTATCTGCACTATCAGAGATATAGGTAAAGAAACTATGACCTTGTGCATACATTTCAGCACATAAATCCTTATATTCCTTATCTATAATATCTTTGCCATCATGTACCATAGCAAAGGTTTCAACTGGGAATGTTAATACTTGCTTCAAACGTAGCTTATTGAACCAGGACATAAACAGTCTTTGCAATGTATCAATCGCAGACCATTCTGGTTTGGTTCCATCTGGATAATAAAACTCTCCAAATAAAGACTCGAAATAGGTTCTATCATAGTATGAAACATTAGTGAACGGTGATTGATAACTTCTATTCCCTGCTGGCTGATTAATTCCCCAGACGAACTGCTTGAAAGCTTTGAGTATAGAATCCTCAATAGTTCTCTTAATCAGGGAATGTTCAGAAGTGCAAATGCAATCCAGCTTTTCATACCATTTTTCTCCATATTCCGCTATAATGTAATAGTTAAGTGCAATAAAATAACTTCCAACGGCTACTGCTCCTTTACATTGAGAAGATAATAGAAATATCAGATTAGTCACCTGTCCACTAAATGACTGCAAATCATTAGGAGGACCAGGAGTAACTCCGTCAATATTACCCACTCCTTCAAGCATTAAGGGATATAATGAAACTGCCATACAATACTGTTTAAGTACTGAGGTGGAAGCTTCATCATGAGTATAGATAATATGACTATCTAAGTCTCTAGCATATTGAGAAGATAATTCCGGATAAAGAAGTTTTAATTTCTTCTTCATACGATAACGTTGTATTTCTCTGTTCTCGCGCTTTCTATCCTCACTTTCCAGTGTAGCAACATTCTTAGAGACAACATTAGCATTTCCATCTGTTTCAGATGAAGTAGCTGCATTTTCAGAGCTATTGATGTAATTGTCTTGATAACTAATCTTAGCTATGATTTCTCTAAGTCTGGACTGCTCACTTCTGTATTGAGAATAGGCTGAGGCTACATCATCATAACCATAGTCCCTCAAAGTCTCAATTACAACATCTTGAATTTCTTCGATAGTAATTCCATCCCACAGATGCATATCAGTTACCATGGAGGTGATAACTTCCTTATTTTCCTCTGGGCAACAAGCATTAAATGCCTTAGATATTGCTTCTACTATTTTATTACTATCAAATTCCTGTAAACTTCCGTCTCTCTTTACTACCTGCATATTAGATACCCATTACGTCTTTAATTAACAATGTCTTTTCAAATTTATTAACCAAGTCTCTTTTGTCTTGGGTAATCAAATCGGTAAATGCGTTATATACGGTAAATCCGTCTACAACATTGTCTGTTGTATAATATTTGGATTTCTCATCGTAAAACAAATCTTTATACACATCAATTGGCGCAGATTCAGCTAGCTTCACAGAACCAAATCCCATATTGATTTTAGAATTAATGCAGTTGTCAACCCAGTGACCCAAGTCAGCATATATATCATCTTTCTTATATTCCATCTCTGAAAGTCTCTTTAGAGTTACGTTAGTTTCATCTGTCATTGACATAGCATTTCTTAAGAAGCTATAGTTAATAGCAGATTCCGGCTCTAACTCAGAAACATTCAACATTTCTGGATTAAATACACACAAGTTTAGACAAGCCATATTTAAAGCTCCCACATAGAACTTAACTAATGGTTTACGAGTATCAAGAGCATAAATCATACTAATTACTCTCTTATGATTATCCCAAGCATATTCGTCTGGAAGAACGCCCTGAATCCAAACTCTATTATATATTACATCATCAAAATTAATCTCCCCGTCTTTAGTAAGTGATATTTGATCGGCAGGTTTAGCATTAATTATAAAGTTATCAGTCATTTTAGAAACTCTGTCCATAAATGGAGTTACATAAGCTTCTGTAGTAAAATATTCTTTATCTTTAATTCTAGTTGCCTTTCCTTGCATTAATTGTTCAATCGTCAATTCCATTTATTCCTCTTTTAATATACTATTAAGTATCTCTCCAGTATCTGCCAAATCTACTCTGTCTGGCATCATCTCGAACGGTAGGTCATCTGCATCAAAATCCAGCATAATTTGCTTCATATTAGATGTCTTATCTCCCCAATATTCGCTTGGGGAACTTGTAGCTTTAGATATTGGATCTTCTAAGGTATTAACTAATCTTTTAATATCTTCAGTCATGGTTGCATGACATACAAACTTCGGAGTTGTTATCAAAAACATCCCAAAGTGGTCAATAATGAATTTATTAATATCTGTATAGCCAAACTCCTCTGCCAAATCTTTTAATTTTTTACTAAACTTAGTATATTGATAGTTCTTTATTTTAAAGTAGTAACCTATATTTTGAAGTAATGCTTTCTTTAAGCAAGTCTTATATCCTCTCATAGTCTTACCTACAACAGAATCTCCCACTTTACACTCATGTAATATAAAGGTTATTTTCCCGTCTTTAAAGTACCATCCAAATCCATCTGTCCAATAAAATTTTAGTAATATACACTCCCCATTAGATGATGTGCTTATACCTAACTTTACTGCATCTTCTAGCATAGGTTCATTACTAACTACTCCATTCTCATCCAAAGCATTATACAGGATTTCTTCACCCGTATACCGTTTCCATTTCTCCATTTAATTGTTAATTAATCGTTAGATTTCCATAATTAAATTACGTTTAATATCTATTAAAAATTAGTTGTTATCTCAAAATAAAAAGGGAAGACCACCCTAAGGTAATCTTCCCTTTAAATATGTTTCTTTTAAGAAATTAGGCTTCGATACCGAAAGCTAACCAAGTACCATTCTTAGTGTTCTTAGAAGGAGTATATTGTGCAGTAGCTACTACAGCTTGTCCTTCAACAACATCTTTGGTTTTCACCAATTCAGCGTTTCCTTTGTACTTACCACTCTTATACAATTCTTTGATTGCATTTTTAGCGTCAGCCTTGTTTGTATCAACTTGGCAAACTACTGTCTGAGTTTCTTTGTCAATCCACTTGTAGAATGTTTTAAACTTACGTTTTCCGTCACCCTTAACGTCGTCAATCTTATACGGACGTTCACGTGTATCCGCAACAGATGATTCAACAGTAATCAAATAACCAGCACCAGGGCAATTCTTACCTTTCTTTGCAAGATATTCAAGCATAAATTCTTTTACATCACGTTCTGTGATACCCTTGGTTTGTTTGGCTTTCCAATTTTTGTAAGCCTGAGTTGCGTCACCATTTACATGGAACAATGTACTTTCTACTTGTGCGATTGCTGCTTCTTTGCTTTCTGCTACTACTTCTACTTTCTTAAAATTCAAAATCGTTGTACTCATAATAAATAAAAATTTTAAACATAAATCATTAACATATAATCTAGAACTATTTTTCTGTATCTAATCAGTATCGTTTCCCTTACTGATGTAATCAATTATACTTCGTAATTTAGGGAAACCCTAATCTTTAAATGTTAATTTAATCTTAAAGGATGTTAAAAATTTAACATTAAAATGGTACATAATTGTCTAGCAAAATTTTGAGTTGTCTGGGCATATCCTTGGGCTTTATCCCGAAGTCAAGGAAAGTATTACACCCATACATTAAATCCTCGCAAATGGCTCCTAGGGACTTCAGGAAGGTATTTTTTTCCACCTCCCCAAAGTCATTACCTATTTTTAGGAGAACATCATAACAAGTTACTTTTTGACCTTTTTTCCTTAACTCATTAGTTATATAACAAGTGAGAGCAATACAAGCTAGTTTATCTCCAATATTGCTATTTAGGTAATTTAAGGTAAAGTATTTGTTATAAATTGCTGACAATTTCTCAAAGCTGATATTTTGAAGGTCGTTCATCCAGAGAATAGTCTCTATAACCTATCTGATATGCTACATACTTCAATAGAGTTTTAAACTCATGAAATCCCTCACGTAATTCTCCATAAGTAACTGGTCTAACCTTACTATAAAAGTTTGGAATAGTAGAAACTATCAAGTAATTAGCTTGGATTTTAGGATTCTTTAGGTGATAGAACTTCTCAGCACATAGCTTCAGAAGATATAAATACATTGCAAACTCTCTACTGTAATGAAACTTCTTGATATTATTGTCGATTTCACTGACAATCTTACCAATAGTTTTTATATCATTCACTACAATAGTGTTAGTCTCCATATCTATGGTATAATTATCTAATTTGGACTTTAAGTGCAAAATGAACTTCTTGCCGTTGGGACAAGTAGCTTCCACGTCCAATAAAATAGCTTGCTCATTTTCAGAAATAGGTGTTTTAGTTATCCCTTCAGGATGTAAAAGTTTCTGTACTTGCTTATTGCTATTTAATGCAGCCACACAAGATTTTACGATTTCTAGTGACTTATTATCAAGGTATATAATTTCCTTATCCTGAGCCAAATCAAATTCTTTAAGCTGTCTATTCTTCCAATAATTGGTAGACGCTTCAATAACAGACTTAGCTAGGTCTTTGGTAAGTTTTCCTTTGTAATATTCAACTTTATCTGAAGCAGCCTTCACATCATCAAATTTTACATCTCCTTTAAGAAAAACTGGATAAAGCTCATTAGCCATTGCTCCCAACTTAGCAGTCGGTTTACCAATGTCTTCTGAAAGCTCAAAACTATCTGGCTGCAATACGAGTTCATGTACAGCACTACCAAGCTCAAGTGCAGGAGAGAAGGTATTTTTAAATCCAGTGAAAAATTTATCTGGATTTCCATCTTGCCTAGGATTAATTAACCCCAAACGAGAATTACTTACATATCCACTATATTGCTCGGAAAAATACACCTTATCACTTATCTTCTCCAACCTTAGCGTGTCTAGCAGAGGTCTAAGCTTGATGTCTTTTAATTCCATCCCAAAGTCTCTAATTCTAATTCATATGCAAATCTAATTTCATCAATATCTAAACTATAAATGCGAAATAATGGGTCTCCATTCTGATTATGAGGTCTGTCAATTAACAGAGCTGGAAGTCCAGAGTCAATAGCCATTCTCACATTACTGATACTGTCGTCAATTAATACGTCGCATTTGCCTTTTATCAAATCAGCTTTGTTTCCGTGCTGATAATACATTTGATAAATAGGTCTTATGGGTAAATTGTATTTAGCTAGGCAATTCCTAGTATAGGTTTTGCTATTAATTCTTTTAGTCGCATAAATATACGGCTCAAAATTTGGCCTTTCTAGCAAGGGTAAATTTTCCCAAAACTCCTTGTTGCAGCGAAGACTTACTACGTTTCGTGTAATTACGTGTTCCACTAAATCGGACTTTCTTGGGAATAGAGCTTTGTACGCTCCCCAAAAGTCAAAAATAGTATCATCCAAGTCTAAAGCTATTCGTAATGGATTACATAAATTCATTTATCTCAGATACTTCTCCTAAATATATCCCATGTTTGTCGGCAAGTTCCTCACAGAAATCATCATAATCTAGAAGATCATCTAAATCGTCGTACTTATTTATATACATACTCTTTATCTTTTCTTCACAATCCTCGTAGCTTCTAGCTACTATCTTGCCAATGCTACAGACTTCATCTGTATGCCACGGAAATAAATATGTGTTCATAACTCAATTACTTCAATAACGTTCAATCGCTTCATTATTAATAGCTCAAGGTCTTCCCTATCTACATAAATAAAGTGACTCTTAAGTAAATCAGAGAGAGTAGAATTAAACTCTAAGGAGAATGCTTCTTTAGTTCTCCAATTCTTTTTAGCTTTCCTTAAATAAAGCGCATATTCTTCATCGAAGTCATTAATTATGCAATTCGGAATCGATTTAGGTACTGGACCCTTAACTATTAACTTTTTCATTTCTTAAGCAATTCATAAAAATATTCTATCGGTATCACAGCAACTTGCCCTCTGGCTGATTCGCCATTCTTTCCTGCTTTCTTCCAACAAATGCAGAAGGGTTTGGATTTGTCGCTACAAGCATCTCTAATGTCAAAATAATTTGGCATATTCTGGGTGAACTTAGCTTGAATATTAACTGGAAGCTCATTGTTCATATCAACAATATCTATCTTGTCGGCATCCGCTAGTTTATTCTAACTTCTGCTAGATACGCATCCTTCATATCCAATATCTCTCAATTTGTGAATTATTTCTAACTCATATTGAGAACCTTTTTGTTTACTCTTCTTTGCTTGTTTACTTCTTCTAACCGCGGGGTCTGCCCATTCAAAGGTAATTCCGTCTTTTGATTTAGCTCCAGAACCAGGTTTGTTAGCCCTAGCTTTAATTGAGTTTATCTCTAAACCAGTTACTTCTGAGGCTTCCTCTATAGTTTCGAAGGTTTTCTTTTCTCCATTTTTAAATGTGGCTGTAACACTTGTATTAGTCTACTTTTTCATTCTTTTTAAATTTCTTTATGTAGTTAGTAATAAATTCTTGTGTACCTTTTCTTCCATACATATGATAGTAATCACTTATATCCTTAGCTCCTGTACTCCTTGGAATCATTGATACAATCAGTTCTGGATGTTGCTTTCTAATCTTATTAGTAAAACGAACTCCAGTAAGGTCATTATCGTATAGCAACACAATGTATTTGAATCTCTGCTTTAATTCTTCTAAAACTTTATCAGAAACAAACTGAGTTTCAGAGTTGGGAGCTATAGCTGGTATTCCTAAAGAATATAAACACATTACATCTTTCATAGACTTAGTTATTACTACCAGTTTACCAGTCTTAGCTAATTGTTTATAGCCTTGAATAGTCTTAGTAGGAACGTTACCTATGAATCTAAACTCCTTTCGTTTTGGCATATAAATACGCCATTGCTCGATGTTTTCCTTCTTTCCAAAATAGTATCCATAAATAGGACTATGTTGGGCAGATTGTGCATATATATTACCGTTCAGAAATACAGTACTACAACTGTACACTTTAAACTTATGTAGAATGTCTTTAGTGATACCAAAGCTTCCCCACCACTTTAACTCAGGCTCTGAAAACTCCTTAGCCTCTATTTGAATAAAAGTTTGCTTCTCCTCTTCAAATCTAGGCTGGATTTTTACTGCAACTTTCTTTACAGAAGAATTCTTAGTATATCCAAAGTCCTTAGCTATAATCTTTAAAGCAGTGTGGTAGTTACAATTATACTTTTCCATAACTACTCCTTCAAATGTCAAACATTTTCCAGAAGCAAAGTCCTTAAAATACAAGTTTCCAGATTTTCCCCTAAAGAAACTGCAGGTGACATGACTGTCACTACGCAAAGGAGACTTAAACAATCCTTTCTTAACTGGAATACCCAGATAATAAGTCATGTAAGTCTCCTCATTGTTTTTAGATAGAAGAAATTCCTTAGTAATTTTTGGTTCAAAAGTATAATCAAACATGGTCACTAAGGAATTTATGAATTACTCTACTAACAAATCATTAGAGTAAGTCAGTGATGTCCAAATCATCTGCTGGAGCTTGGTCTACTCCTGCTACATCTGCAATTGGATCTTCTGACTTCATTTCAGTAGGCTTAGCCTTCAGATATTTCTGACGTTCTCCTTCCTCATAGTCAGAGAAGAACAGCTTATCGCCAATATAGTTATCAGAAATGAACGACTCACCCTGTTTGTTAATACCAACAATACGCGGTATATCAGCAACTACCTTACCGTCACGGTTTCTACCAATCAACTTCAACTTAGTCTCTGTTCCCTTCACCTTCTCAGTGATTGTAATCAAAGCCTTAGCTACATCGTCGAAGCTCTTAAACTTAGAGCTAGCTGCTTGCATCTTTTCGAATCCTGCAGGGTTAAGAACCTGCGCAGTCTGTTTAACTACAGCCATCAAAGTTTCGAAGTTGGAGGGCATCACTACCTTTCCACCATTCTTACTATCAAATTCTCGTCTCTCATCATCACCAGCTTTCGGGAAGAATTGAGTTACTGAGAAGTAACCATCTTCATTTTCGAAGTTGATTGAAAGAACTTTATAATGAGCTGTTGGATCTTTCTTTCCGTCAAATTCCTTAATTTCACATCCCATGAATTTTACATCATGGATGTTCCAAGGAGTTAAAGGACGACGTGTGTTTCTTACTGCTGAGTCTGCTGATATACCAAAATTAAATGCCATAATTAATTCAAATTAAAATCAAATTTTTCTAAGTCTTTGTCATCTTCGTCTATGTTTATATTATCTAATGATTCTATATCGAGTTCATTCTCGATATCAATTATCTCATCAGGTACAGAGTTTTCTTCTTGTACCTTATCTCCTACTAGATAATAAATTCCTTTATCCTCTGTAGGCTCTAGTTTAAAGGTAGTACCATAAGCTGAGAGCTTTTCATTAGCTGCACCCCTATAACTTACAGTATTACTCTTTGTTAACTTGTTTCCACTTTTAGTTCCAAAAGCGGCATCAGTTCCAATAATAGGAACTGCTTTCTTATCCTTCTTCTTATACTTGATGTCTACTCGACAATCTGCACAAACCTGTAACAGGTCTACAGCTCCCTGAGTTAATATTAACTTGTTGGAATCAAGCGTAATAATAGGATCTGGATTAGCATCTACCTTAGCCGTAGAAGCCTTAGTAGATGTTTTAGTAGTCTTTGTTGCCTTAGTGTCAACAGAAATTTCTTCTTTCCCAATATAGGTGATTTCACCAGTTTGCTCATTCACCTCGTAGTGAAACAGTATGTCTAATTTCATTATTCCCCTTCATTATAGTCGTCAATAACATCAATAATCTTGTCCAAATCATTGTCAATCTCTAAATCCTCGAACATACCAAAGGATGTCTTAGCAACACAAGTACCATCATTATTAGTGATTAACTTATATTCCATTCTGCCAGAATCTCCTTCGCTTACTTTAGTAAAGAAGATATAGGTAAATAGACCTTCCAAGGTTACTTTCTCAGACAACAACTTTCCAACAGTCTTGATAACAAACTTAGGATTTACGTTGTCTCCAACGTTCTCTGAGTGAGTCAAGAAAATCATTTTACAATCTTCTCTCATCTTTTCTGAATATCTCAGAATTTCCATAGCGTGTTGAGCTAATTCACTAAACTTAGTATAACCAACTTCAGTTGCTCTATCAACGAACTCATAAGAGAGAACATATTGGAAGTCATCAATGATTACCTGCTTAATGTGCGGCATCATCTTATCAATAATTTGAAGAATTTTCAGTATTTGGTCCCACTTTGAACTTACATAGTAGTTACCACTCACGTTCTTTCCTTCGATTTTGATGGGAATATACTTCTTCTTCCATGCACGGAAGGGAAGGGGTTTACCCGTAGTACTTATAATAAAAGTAGTTTCGGGATTAAGATTTCTTAAACTTGTACTTTTTCCAGTACCTGATTCACCTACGATAGCAATTGTTTCAGCAGCCATTATTCTAATGCAAAATTAAAATTCGAATTTGAATTATCTAATTCTGTAATATCATCTAGCTCCTGTTCTACAATAGAACTATTATCTTCTAATATATAGTTTGGACTTGTATATCTCTCATAATCATAAATTTCATCGGGCTTCGGCAGCTCGTAGAACATATTAATCCATCCAAAGAAGTTTACTCCAACCTCAACATCGCAATCCCCATATCGGTTCTTAAGTACCATAATACTCCTATAATAAGAGCCTAGATACTCAATATTGTAATGTTTATAAGTCTTCAATCCATCTCTGTGAGGATTATACAATGCAATCATGATATTACAATCTTGCACAGTATTACCTGAATCCTTAGCATCGTGAATAGTAAACGCACTTTTGCCTTGTTTAAACCTCTCAATATTTCCTTGCTCTCTATTAGCTTGCTGTATTACTACAGGACTAATAAAACACTTATCTCTAAGAAAAAGAAGATAGCTAGACAACAAATCAATATCAGGCTTTGTACCAACAAGACCAATATGGTCTACAACTACATTATAAATAAGATTAGGATTATTTGGAGTATAGACGAGGCGGGTTTCGCTTTCAGAAAAGGTTCCCATTTCCTCCAACCTAGTTTTCAAGATGGCATATACCTTCTTCGGAGTTACCTTCTTGTCATAGATTTCTAACTTCTTACTAATCTTATCTATCCAAGGCATACATTGCTTAACTAAGTCATAATGCTCATCAGATAAAATATATTCTTTTTCTCTTGACAATATCTTCTTAAAAGATAGTTGGATTCCATAGGTCTCAAATATATATATGGATAACAGCTTAATATACAAAGCTACTTCTCCCATTTCAAGACTGAAATATAATACCTTAAAATCATCATCATCAAGATGTTCCATTAGTGGTCGATATACATAAGCATATAAGGCAAACGAAGTCTTACCTGCACCAGAGTTTGATAGAATTAAAGTATAGGTTTCCCTAGTAACTCCATCAATAATACTCTCTAGCTTAGGAAGTTTCATAGAAATACCATGATTTAGTCCCTGTCTACCTCTATCAATTTCATTGAGAAGTTTATCAGAAATCATAGTAATCTCATAGAATCATAATTAACTCCGCCTTCATTCTTTAATGCCTCTAGTTCTTCCCACTTATGGTCTATTACAAAATTAGCTATTGTGGTACACAATATATTGTGTTCATTAGCCCACTTAACTAACTCTATAATATGGTTATGAGTTTCTGGCTTCCATCTGATAGTTTTACCATAAAACCTATAGAAGTCTTCAATTGTATCAAATTTCTTAGATACGCTTTTCAGACCCACTTGTGTATTATTAACTATTCCAAATAATGGATAAGTATCCCACAATTCCTTACCTAAGTCGAATGAACACTTATAAAAGTCTTTCACAACTAACTTATTTAGAGGAACATCTAGTGGGTTAAATACAGACCCTTTCTCAGGAATCTTATAGGATTTATGAATAACTCCAGCATCGCGAAGTCCAGTTAATAGTTCTATTGTAAAACCACGAGCGCATACTCTAGAAGAGAAATACTCGTGGACAATTTCGGGTTCATCACCCTCTTGGGCGATAAGAAGAATTTCTAACAACAACAGCTCACTTGGGTTTATGCTATATTTTTCACAAAACAAAAGTTGCTGTTTCAGTTCAAGATTTTTCACGTGTACAAATTAATAGATTTTCTACTAATCTATACACCAAGTCTAGTTTACTTGTTAAAGCGTTAAAACTTGGTTACGTGATAAACTTTAGTCCTCAACTTTTTCGCTGGCAGTTTCAAGAAGTACTGCATAGTCCTTCTTTAATTCCTTCAATTCAGCGGTAAGCTTACTAACTTTAGTTTCCAATGCTTTGCACTTCTTAGTCAAAGCAGACTTCATCTCATTAAACTCTTTTTTAGTGTAATAAGTTTCCATAATTAAAAACGATAGGTAAAATTCTGCAATTTTTTCTTGTAGGGTTCCCAAGGCTCTCCATTAAGTAACTTTCGTAAGTTTTCAACATCAATAGTAACATAGTTACCTTTCTGATGTGATTTCTTAAACCATTCTTGTTCAACGGTGTCTTCCAGCACTAATGTGAATATTTCAGAGTATTTAGAACCTTCCTTTCTTATAACCCTGCCAGCAGCTTGGGTGCTTTTAGTACTACTAGAATCTACTCCTAGCATTATACCAACTGACAGGCCAGGACAGTCAAATCCTTCAATAGCTAATTTACAACTATTAATAACTCCACTATCCAAAAGCGCAAACTCTTCAAGAGTAATTCTATTCTGTTTCTTGCTCTCTTTACCAGTATAGACATATCCTATCCCAATTTTCTCTGCCATAGCAGTGTTAGCTGAAAAGGTAATTATTTTCTTGTCTGTACGGTGAGCAATAATCTCTCTAGCTACTTCTAACTTAGCTGGATGATTATGAATGAATTTCTTCCGAGCTTGTAGGGCTCTCATAAAAGCTGTAGAATGATAAGTAATCTGCTTCAAAGCATTAGACAGCTCAGTTTTATCTAAACTATTACAGATTTGAGTTCTATAATTTAGCCTATTTCTGAGGCCGTCTTTACCAACCATACTCATTGCGAGTCCAAAATCAAAGTTAAAGAATTCAAAATGTTTTATAAATTCCCTATTTTGCTCTCGGTAGTTTTCTATGTCTTCCGCAGTAATAATTACTTGATATTCTGTAAAGTCCGATACCCAACCGCTTGCTTTAGCTACCTCAATACTAACACTATCAACAACTGGACAGTATTTTTCGACAATAGTATGTCTACCATCTAGTCTTTCTAATGTAGCAGTTAATCCAAGAATTAGCTTGTACTTTACCTTACTGAATACAAACTGTAAAGTTTCAGCAGCGGTCCTGTGAATCTCATCAATGATTAGAAAGTCACACTCATATCCGTTCTTAGCTGTAGTATTCACAACCTGTACTTCTGTATTAAGACCAAGCCCTTCCTTGTCTAATATATCTATCCACTGGTTTTTCAAAAGCTCAGTGGGAACTACCACTAGTGCTCTAATAGTAGGATACTTGGATAGAACAGCTTTTAGGCAATTGATTGCACATCGAGTCTTTCCAAAACCGGTACATGCTTCTATGGTTCCTTTTCCCTTATGTAATAACCAGGCTCTCTTACATTGCTCCTGCCGCTCATCACGAGTAACAGGAGTAAAGAGATCTTTCATCAATCTATGTTCCTAGTGATGCCCCATCCTTTAAGTTCTGCAACTTTTTTGATTTCCTCCATCTTGTCCTTCCACTGTTTAGCCTGGTTTTCGCACTGATTCTGGAAGCGATACAAGACTTTGTTAGATAACAGTCTTAGTTGATCACTAGTTAAGTTAGCGTATTTATCTCTTTTCAGTCTACACATAGATCTAAATTCAGCATAACTTAATCCAGTATCACAGATTTTTAAAGCTATAGAAGGATTCAAACGAAGTTCCTTACTTACTACTTCCAGTCTGTTGACAGCTTTTCCTGTTATTGGGTCTTTACGATACAAATCTTTTTGCATCTCTTGCTGGGTAAACCACAAACCCATCTTAACAATAAAGTTAAGCGTTAAGTGAGAATTGTCGAATAGTCCCAGAGAATCAAGACAAGCATCCATAACTAAACTTACTGACACTTCTCTAAATTCTACTGGAATACCATTAATAATATCCCCAATGGGATAAGTTTTAATGGTTTCATTAGTTAACACCTCTTTATTGTTCTGGATAATAGCCTTCAAGTCTTCCAAACAGCGAGTATTGGTATATTGTTTTTCAGCTCTAAGCCATCTAATAAGAAGCTCAGCACGACATCTCTGAATTTGGTCAGACACTATGCCCAACAATGTTATACGACCCGGATTCTTAGTATCAGAATTGTATAGCATTTGTTCACAATGGTTATAAAACCGTCTCAATTGGTCATAATCAGCGTCTACTAGTTTTACCTCTTCCTGGACCCCGTTTACTTTAGGACCTTTCCATACGTAACTATTGATGTCGTTTGCTTTATCATTTAAAGCTTCTTTCAGCTTATCTCCTAATACAGTCATAAATTATTCTTTAATAATATTCCATAATTCATCTTATTTTAATGTTAATCTAATAATATTTGCCCATTTTCAATCAACGGCTTTTCGTGAATAAACTTCAGGAAAATTATATTCGTTTCTTTATATGGAACAAAATCTTTACCATCGTACCACTTATCGATGCCTTCTTCTACATACCTCACAGTAACGTATCCGACATCTCCTAATTCCATAGAACACTGATTCCAGTTTGGGAACCTTACACACATTATATCTTTATAATCCAGATTATCGTATTCAAACCTTTCAAAAACATAACTAGCATAGCCCATCCCGTCCTCATTTTTAGCAACAAATTTTACATGGTAAGTTACTTCTTTGGTTTCCACACATCGAATGTATTAATATCCTCAAACATCTTGCAACCATAGGATGCAAAATCTCCTTGGAGCTTATCCATATTCTGGAGACATGGATAATTCTTACACCTAGTACAACTGCGTTCAGGATGTTTATAGTGAAAACCATCTTTGTCCTTAAACATTATTTCAGTAATAGGCATAACAATATTAATACACATGAACCAGCAGCTCCGTATTTTATAACGTTCTGCTTTCTCTTTAAAGACTTATTAAGACCTTCAATAGATCTATTTTTATCTTCGATTATGTTTCCATAATATAGTAACTGAACTCTGCGAACAGAATCCGTCCTTTCCCAACTCTTATTTATTAGTTCCAGATTAGTTATTTTGGTTTTCAATAACGGAACAGTCTCAGAAAGTTTCTGATGTTCAGCGAATATCAGGTTCGCCGTCTTTAGCTGTTCTCCCGTTATTGTAACGGTCGATGTATTCTGAGAAGAAGCACAAATTGACGCTATCAGAACTAGACATAATAGTAGATACTTTCTCATCATACTTCTTGTCTATATATTCAATCTCCTTTACAATAGAATCATTAACTATAAAGATACTATCTCTAATAATAGAATCTCGTACAATTTCTTGCACGTCTACTATAGGTAAGTCAATGTGGTCCCTCCTAGAAGATAGTAAGTATATAATTAATAATCCCATTAGTATGATTGTAATATAACAGAGCTTAACCTTGTTCATTTAACTCAATGCCCATCGCCTTAGCCTTCTCTACAAGCTCGACGCATTTAGCAACATCTACGCTTCCGCTTTTAGCAGCATTGAATATTTCTTTTTCAGAACCGTTCAAATCCTCTATTTCTTTCTTGACTGCTTCTTTTTTATCAAAGCGGGCTTTCATCTGGTTATATCCTTTGATGATTCGTTCAGGGTTTTCTTTAATAAACCCTATTTCTTGTTTCAAGAATGCCTTAACCAGAGTCTTGTTAATTACACCTCTAGACTTAGTGTAGATAGTAGGACACTTAGGATCATGTAAAGCCTTATTATAGGCGTTAGCTTTTCCTCTCTCCTTATCAAACTCGTCAGTTGGGTGACATACACTGATACCTACAGATACTACTCTGCAAACTTCTGCATAGTCAGGATCGTCTACGCAAATATAGCCGTCTTCACTTGCCCATCCAACTGAAAGTTTGTAGTCATCTTCACTTTCTTCTGGAGACTGACTCAGAGCACACGCTACAATCTTATGTTCCTTACCCTTGAAATCTACAAATGAGTCAATCATGTACTCAATCACATCCTGTTTCATTTTCTACAATTTTAAAACCGTTATTAATTAGATATTCTTCTGGAGCAAACTGTAATTCAAAGAACCTTCTTAGTGAATAATTCTTTTTCTTTACAGAAAGATTTTTCTTTTTTATAGTAATCGGTTTACTAGAAGAAAAGTATTTCTCCTCCATTAGAGCCGCTCCCCAACTCCAAATTTGATAAATCGAACTACAATAGATAAACTTATCATGTGTATATACAATTTGCTTATCCTTCTCGTAAGTCTTCCGTAAGGTCATTGTAAAACACTTTAATAGTTTTGAAAATAAATGAATTTTTTCTTGAATTATAGCAATCGTTCCAGCTTCTACTCTGATAATGAGTTAAAAGTTCAGAGGCTTTTACTCCTGTATAAACATTTTTGCAGAAGCTACTATCGTCCTCACAGTCACAAGAGTTTATTGTATATTCCCCTATGCCTATAGCATAATGCCAATGACTACCTATTATTTCACTAAATCTGTTTCCAAGAAAATAATCTTCATAGATTATAACTTTGAATTTAAATTTATCTCTACTAAGTAGCCTAGCTAAACAATATGCTATATAACAACAGCCTCCAGCATTAATGTCATACTCCTCATCCAGAAACTTACAAAGCTTATTAAGCCTTTCCGCTAGAATCTCCTGCACTTCCGGTGATTTCGAGTTTAATCTCTTCTTTTGCCTTTTTAAACTCATCTAAGTACTGACCTAAAGTTATAATTTCATCTTTTCCGAATTTCTTTCTAGTTGCGTAGTTTATACAACGTTCTACAGCAGCCTCTAGTGAATAGCCATAGCCTTCCACTTTAAATTCTTTTCTCGGATTTTTCCCTCCAATATCATATAGCAGCTCCAAGTCGAAACGAGGAGAAGCATCATTGATAGGGGTTAGCCTATAAAAGGAGCCTTCAATTATCATTTTCTATTTCTTTAATAAGATTTTCGATGAAGTCTGCTCTGTTCTGTATAGCTTCATATAGTTCATCTAGACTTTCAGCAATATAGATAGCACAATAAGTATATTGGTTTATACACGGGACACTAAACTTATTTACATTATCCTTGTTCCAAGAATATAAACACCCAGTGCAATCTGGGTCTCCAGCCTCATAACCGCATTCGTTGCATAAACAGCCTCCCTCTTCTACTTCAGGACTTACTTGGTCTTCCGCGTAGTAGACACCGTTGACATCCTGATAAACGGCAATTAACCCTTTCAAAGAGTTCTTAGTCCCATCATCAGTTTTCGGATGTTTAAAGATTTCCTTCAATTCTCCATTGATTACACAAGCAGTAGCCTTAACTGCAAAGCCTAGACTATCTCTACTTGCATACTGATATGAGAATGAACCAACACCAAGAACAAGGTTGCAAGCAGCCATATGAGCATTTTCAAGTCTCATGTAGATTTGTTTCTGACGCTCCAAAGTAATAGAATCGCCATATAACAAGCCTATCTTAGTACTCGGATAACGATAGTCCTTGGAAGTAGTATTCCAGCCGAATATCTTACCAAGCATATAGTACGCTCCGTAGTATTGACCTTCTGACACTTCTACATACTCTGCATCGTCATTAAACGGAGCATAACAGCAGTAGTATTTACCTTCCTTTATTCTTGTATTGAAATGAGGATTAGTTCTCAGACCACAAATAATATCTACCGGGTCTCCACTATCGGGACGAATAACTACACGACCGTCACGAGCCATAATGTCTTTCTTCAACTTAGGAAGGAAGTTTTCAACAACATTCCAGAAATCCCAAGTATCGGACACTATAGAAACAAACCCAGTAGGATATAACTCATTAATAAGACGTTTATATGTTCCTAACTCATCCTCTTCTCCTCCTGCACACATTACCGAATGTTCAGTAGCCGGAACAGTAGCAGCAATTAATTCACTATCCGAATTAGCTCCATAATACTCTTCAAGAGCTGCAATAGCAGGAATAGTTTCACTTCCTACAAATGAAGTCATATGAGCCATACCAGAAATAACAGATGCTTCCAAACCAGCCATTCCTCTCATAGAGAAGTCATGACACAAGAAATCCAGGTTTACATCCTCCGGAAATCCAGTGTGTACTGAGTGTCTTTTGAGTTCTTTCTTATAGAGTCTTGCTCTAGTGGCAGAGGTACAAGGCATCCACAAAGTACAACTAATCAAAGTCTCTAGATAATTAGTTAACCAAAAGAACTCTGGTTTCGTATTAGTAATAGTCATCATAGGAACTCTAATAGGACATACTGAACCTTCTGGCAACGCTTTAATACGAATAGGGAGATATCCTAAATCATACAAAGCCTCAATATGTCTATATCCCACGGACTCAATTCCAACGAAGTTGTGGACTCTCCGATAAAACATTTCTATAGCTTTCTCTTTAGGCAATACAAAGAAATTCTTATTAAATTCGTCGATCAAATACTTTTTAATTAAATATTGGATTCCGAATACTACAGAACCTTCGGTAGCTTCTGGAAAGTACTTGTTACTTCTCGGAGTCCAGTTACTATAAACTTGTTCAGTACCTTCTGGGTACATCCTGTGATGGCCTAATTTGTAACCATCTGTTGCATTAATTATTTCCATTCTAAAAATTATTTTAATAACTGATTGTTAATAAACTCTTCATGTTTTTACCGACAGCTAAGTTCTTAAAACATTGAGTAATAAACTCTTTTGTCTCTGGATGAATCGCTCTAGGAGCGCTAATATATTTAATCCACCAGTTGTACTCTCCTTGGAAACTATTTCCATTATATACCTTACCAGCGGCTAAATAATCACACACTAACTCTAATGCATATTCTCTAGGGATTTTCACTGGGACTCCACCAGAATCTAATTGAGTTACCCAATATTCATAATGATGTGGATTTCTTCCTCTATGATGTAAATAGGACCTAGAATAGCCCAGAATTTCTTTCTCCTTATTTAATGGAGATGTGTTATCATCGTAAAATTTAACAGAGCGAGAAAATTCATACCATCCGAACTTAGATAAATCGTGCAAAATGCCCTGCCTGTATAGTCCTAATTGGAAGCAATAGTATGCAACCCAGAACTTATGCCTTAGTATCCTTCTTAAATGCTTTAATATCCGAATCATATAACGAATCTCCTAGGAAGTTAAGAATAGGGACATCTACTGTATAGTCTTCATTGTACACTGCAAATGCGTATACTACCCACGATGCTAGTGAGGCACCTAAACCAAGCGGAGGGATAATCAAACTAGCTACAACAATAATAATAGTCCATCTAGGGATTTTTATTCTTGTAGCTTTAGAAGTTAACCAATTTACCTGGTAGGTGTAGTACAGACAGTAATATAGAAGTGCATAAAGTATAAGCCCTATGCCGTCGCATATTAAATACACAAATTTAAGATCTTCCATATCTTCTTTATAATTTTAGTCAGAACATTTCTACCTCTTAACGTATACTTGTGAGTATATCCGTCATTTCTGTTAGGATTCCACAAAGCATGGATTGCATAGTATATATAACCTACCATATATAGTACTATATTTAAGACAGGAACAAATCCCAGAACTATGATTAGTAATACTGCCCAGATTGGAACTTTAATGTCATACTCTTCGTCTATGTTAGCATAGTTGCTACTATACCCAGTCCAATAAACCGTAACATGAGTATCTTTTAAGATAAGCACCGTGACGATTATCATCACAGTGCATATTATTAAGTACATCATAGTTATTTCCCAGCTACATCCTTAAATAAGGTAGGAACAGTACCATAAGTAGGCAGTTTTCCATCCCACTTCTCCACAAAATTCTGTTGTACAATCAATGCAGATAAGGAAGCTGCAATCTTTCTGTTATACTCAGCTTCTGCGTCTCCCTTAATTTTCAGAGCCTGAGCTGCTCCCTCTGCTTGGGCTACAGCCTTTTTAGCATTAGCTTCTACAGATTTAACCTCATTTTCTATCTTAAGAGCATCCTGCACCGCTTTATTTTTAGCATCAATAGCATCTACTAGTGTCTTAGGATATTGAAGACCAGAAGTTAGCTGCTCAAGTTGGAAGTTTTCGGCAAGTAATTCTTTGCTTAATCTATCTTCTATAGATTTCTCAAACTCTTCTCTTTTGCTAACTAATTCATCAGTAGTATAATTATTAAGTTGTATACGGAATGCGTTTTTAACATAGTTATATAATGTAGTATTTACGACATCAAGTATATTGTCTTTTCTGTATTTCTTAAATACCTCAGGTGACTTTCCATCAACTATCTTAAGAGATATAGTAGGGTCAACAGTAAATGACGAACCATCCTTAGCATTAATAGAAAAAGCCTCATAGTCCACAGTAAGCACATAGGTTGGGTATTCATATACAGCTGTGGTAATTGGATTATACCAAACAGCCCCCGTGACCAATGAGATGTCATCTACTCCTTTACCATCACCGTAAAGATTTACCTTGATTCCTTCATGTCCAGCGTCTACCCGCTCGTAGCCGCAACTTGACAAACCAAATACTAGAGTTAATACACACAGAAACTTAATTATTGTCTTCATCTTTTTTATTTTTAAAATGTTTTTTGAAATGTTTAATAGTCCTATAGACTAGACTAGGAATTGCTATAAATAATAACAATAGTCCTCCAAGGTTTGCAACCCATAGGGACTGAGATAATAACCACAGTCCCATATTATAGGCTACAAAAACTAATACTATGGCAATAAATGCCTTAATTAGGTTTTTCTCGACCATAAAATAATATATTCTCTATTGCTTTTCTTATTATACCACAGTAGTACACTATCCTCCGCAATATCTACATAAGGATCATAGTAGATATATGCAATGAATAGTAAGCATATAATTATAAACGCAATCATAAATCACCGAGTTTTTACAGAACCTGGTCTAGTGGTAGCAGCTTGAAAATCCTTCCCTTGCTTGTCCCACCATGCTTGCTTTGATTTCAACCAAGCTACTCTCTTCTTGTACTTCATTGCTCAGAAACTATTACAATTCTGTTAAATTCATTATCTCCAAAATCAGTAGTAACTCCACACCCCTTTACTGTAAGTTTGTCCTCTGGAGCACCATAGTTAACCAGAGCCTTCTTCATAGATTCCGCTCTAGCATTAGCTAATTTGTTGTTGAAGTCGATAGGTCCCTCTTCAGAAGCATATCCCTCTATAACATATGACTTACCACTATTTGCTATGTAAGCTGCTAATTCAGACACAGCAACATTAGAAGTAGCGGATATTTCAGAGGAGTTTTGTAAGAATTGGATTTTAGGAGTAAGTAATTCTACCTTAGTAATTTCTATGGTATCTACCTTAACTACCTCAACAGGTTTGCGAGCCATAAGTTCATTATTCTTCTCTCTCAATTCATTAATAGACGCATTTAAGCTTTCTATTTCCGAATCATTATAAAGTTTCATAACTGGGAAATTCCCTTTGCTCGACTTAAATCTGTAAGTAGCTCCTACATAAACATTGACTTCTTGGTTTAATGGAGTAGTTTTAGGAAGTAGCATATATTCTGGGGTTATATTTAACGCCCACGTATCAGTAATGTTGAAATTACATCTTACTGCACCACGCGCAGATACATTGTTATAGACGTACCCATAGGTATGATACCAACCTGCTCCTATAATCAATACTGGTTCAAACAGACGTCTATTGCCTTCATAGCCACATACCAAATTACTAAGATTGGTAGTAACATTAGCCGTAAGGTTGTGTGAATCAAAGAATGTCTTATTTCCCTGATTCATACCAGCTACCATGTCTAATTCTAGGCCAAAGATAGGTGTAATTTCTTTACCTACAGCAATATTCACCAGAATATCATTAGGTTCAGCCCAACTTCTCTGATTGTCCCAAACTGTAGTTCCAACATTGCCGGAAATATACCAATTGTCTTTCAAACTTCCGGTTTCTACAACTTGCGCACTTGCAAACGCACACATTAAACACAAACAAATAATACTAAAAATTTTCTTCATAATTACATTAATTAAAATTTAATCCCACCAAGTTCTCATACGTTCAAACTTAAGTTTGTTGTACAAGTACCAGGCTTTTTCTCTTCTCAAAGAGTCTTGGAGAATAGGTTCGCTCCAATCGAGATCAGCAGCTTTAGGACGGAATCGTTTCCAATTCTTAATGTTTATGTGCCTATCTACAAATCCTTTAGACCTCGGTCTGAAATCACAGTGATAGGCAGAATCTATCTCTAACACAATGTCCAAGAGTCCTAGTGCTAGTTTTAGATCCCTTTCAACAAATTCATTACCTTCAGCAATTCTAGATACTTTGAAGTATTCATACATTCTGATTAAGGCTTGCTTCTCTAGTGAGAGCACGAAACCATAATCAAACGGATAGAACTTCATAGCCTCTTTAATGAGCTTCTTGTTCTTACTCTTTCTTAGTTTCATATTCTTGACTTGCTTCAACTGCTAATTTATCTGCGAGATTATTCATCTGAGAAAAGAAATCAGAATTGGAGGTATGTCCTTTTACCCAACAAAAGTTTATACTAGGGCAGAATTTTTCTGCCTTTTCTAAAACCTTGTCATACAAATTCCATAGTTCCACATTCTTTTTCCTCTTCCATCCTTTAGTAGCACATCCTATAACATACTGAGAATCTGAATAGATAGTAAGAGATTTAAGTTGACTGCTTACTGCATTAAGGGCATATATTACTGCTAACAACTCACATTTGTTATTAGTAGTATTAGGAATCATTTTGCTAAATTCATAGACTTTTTCTCCATCAATTACAAATACGACTCCTACCCCTCCAGTGTTTCTAGACGAACTAAAAGCTCCATCAGTGAAGACTTCTAGAACCTTATTGGATTTCTCCATCACGAGAATTTACTCTCATGTTAGTTCCTAGTAATATTGCAATCTTTATCAAATCATCATAATTATCACAAATTATATTTTCTAGAATATAGTTCGCGTAATCCTTAATCTTAACTCTCTTACCTATAGCTCCGTATTTGTCATTTAACCATTTGATTTGAGGATTGAAATCCTCTAACCCATCGGATAAGTGTCTAAGAGCTTTCCTAATAGGAACTGGAAACCACATTTTCTCCCCTATCCAATCTAAATGACAATATCCAAAAGCAAAAGCTCTACTCAAATCTCTTTGAATAAACTCGTCTAACTCAAAGTTTCTCTCGTGTCTGCCCATTTCCTCAAAATCGTCTCTTAAGTCTAGGCAAAATACTTCGTTAAACTCAATCATCGCTCCAAGATCCTATAATGCAATCTAACTCTAGTATACCGTATCTGTATATAGCCTTAAATGGTCCAGTAGCCATAAAAATCACAGGAGCTTTGCTAGTTTCCTTAACCTTCATAACACCCTTAAGTAACCTGCTAGCACAGTCTCTAAGTTCACTTATGTCAGGTATTTTATATATACTAGGTGCTACAAACATTTTCCAGGAGGACTTATCTATACAATTCCCCTCATCGTCATAGCTTCTTTTGCTCTTTTCCCAATTCATAAATTCGCGAACTCTGTCGAAATCAAAGTTCCTCATTATGTTCTCGTACTGAACATTTAGAGGAGGGGAGTCACTGTAGTTGTTTGTTCTCTTCACTTTCATTTTTGTAACATTCAATAAGACGTTGCAGATTTGAGAGTCTGTCAGGTTTTACACTGACAATTAACCCTCCCTTCCGCAAATTATAACTTAGTTTAATTCCGCAATGACTTAAGACATCTATGAAGTCTTTCAAAGCGTTTCCCTTTAAAACATTTCTGTAGACTAACTTCTGACCATCTTCATAACCTTTACGATAATATTCATTCGCAACATCAGAAATAAGCCATCGCTTAATAGGCGAAATCCTACTTAAGAGTTCATTGACTCTGGTTGCGATGAAATCCATATTACTGATTGATTACGAGGCTATCAACGCCTACAGTATCTACACTTAATGTGTCCACAACTTCCTCAATGACTACAATAGAGTCATTCTCTGAGGTCTTAGTGTTTCCTGCACAAGCAGACATCAATGCAATCATTCCGAAAAGCAATAGTACTTTCTTCATTTCCATTAGTTTTTAAAATTAATAACTTATCTATCAAAAAAAAGAGTGGTTCCAATATCTGTGCTTCACCTGAGTTCCATTAGAATCATAGGGAGACTTGACTTGCTCTAAAACTTTGTATATTTGAGTTTCTTGGCTGTAAATTATAATTAGGTCATTGGATAGGTCAAATTTTATATTTATATCAACTGATTCCCAATCAGACCATTTTGTCCAACGCCCATTATCAACTACTCTTACAGCAAACTCGGTAGCCTTAAACCATTGGGTTTGAGCTTGGACTGCTCCTACACAGAACAGCCCAAACATAATTACAATAAGAATCCGTTTCATCCCAATTCAGCGAGGCGCTGTCTCAGTTCCTCCTCTGACAAGTTCTCCAACTTCTCAGATTGCTTCTTATCTAACAGATCCAGCAATTTAGCCTTCTCAGCAGCCTTTTGCTTGGCCTGGTCTCTGTCTGCCTTTTCTTTCAACTTGTCAGTAATGATGTCTTTCACAATGTTGAACTTTAATTCAAGTTCATCATTCTTAGGTGAATCATTACTAATAAAAGATTTTCTAGGACTCTTAGCTAGTTCTTCGTCATAGGAGACAGCTAATTTATCCAACACTGGCAGGCTCAAGTCCCACAAATCTTCAACACTCAGATTACCTTTACTAGTTGCAAAGCGCAACTTCATTCTTGATGCTTGTTTAAACATAGTTAGAAAATGATTTTAAATGATTTATTATCTACTTTTACAATAACGTCGTTACGAGATGTTGAAGAGAACCCAAGTCCACTTAACTGCTCGTCACTATATTCAGTTTTAGCCCTAGCTCCCAGAGCTTCAAATACTCTCTTATGGTCTTTCTCAAGGTCAGCTCTCAAGTACTCATTAAAGAACCCTCGAACCGGCTCAGGATTCTTACATCCATCAACCATAAAGAATAGGTGCTTATTACCTACAGAGTTTCCTTCCCAGTGGTTAGGAGAGAACATTATACAAGAAACCTTTTGGAATTTCATAGTATCTATTCCCCACTCGTTTACCGATTTGAAAGATGTAGTCCCTTCTGGAATAGAAGGAGTTAGGCTAATGTTGCCTTGTCTGTCTACTTCAATACGAGCAACATCAACGTAGTCACCGTGCGGAATCATCTTGCTATAATTAAACTTATGGATCTCTCCGTTGATTTCAATTTCCATCTCGAAGCCTACGTCTATACTTTCTCTTCTAGCGAAGTTATGAACACGTACCCTATAGCTCCCAGTTCTTATTCTAGATGGGTCTGTCCAGATAATATTCTCAACAGCATCTCTAGTTTTACCACTTCCAGCATTCATGTCTACGTCTAGAACGCCACCACTGTACCCGTTCTTATGTCCAAAATAAATTTCACTACCACCAGGCTCAGTTACATGAAGATCCAAATCGTCGTAGTTAAACCAGTGTAGAGAACATCTTAGGAATCCATTAACATTACCTCCTGCTGCTTTAACCTTTTCTTTGAATGAATCAGCTACAGAACCGTTGTAAACCCAAGCAAAGTTATTGTTCCACTTAAACAACTGATTAGCGTCTGGATTCTCAGGAGCAGTTAAAGTAACAAAGTTAGGAATGTGCCTATTCTCTACCAAGATAGAGACGTCCTTTGCTCCTGGCAATATATCAGTTACAAACTTCTGAGCGGATACTTCAGTAGCTTTAGTAAATTCCTTCGGGTTTACCATAGCAGTCTCCGTAAGAGAGTCAAACATTCCACCCTTCATTCTAGCACGAGTATCTCTATTTACGAATAATACATCGTTTACAGAAATATCTTCTACATGTGCATGACGTCTAGGAAGAGCATCAGTTAGTCCAAGTTCCTCAACTTTCTTTTGGGCGGCTTCTATTTGCTTCTTGGTAATAAGAGCAGTAGGTCTCTTGTAGTTAGCAGGAGCCATGATATTCTCATATGCTCTTACAGCCCTTTCCAGTTCTACTCCATTACTTAGGTCAATAAGCAATGTTCCCATAGCCGTATTTCTAATCTTAGCTATAGGAGATCTGAAATTCATCCAACAGAAATTTGAAAGATTCTTCCTAGGGGCAGACTCCTTTATTCTCCTAAATTCCTGCAGCCCCTTCAAGAACTCTTGTCCACGGTAGAGAGAATTATCTTCAATTAGTTCTATTACAGTATTAACTGAATCATCAGTTAATTCCGAGATTGAACGTTGAAGAACTTCCTTTCTCGCACGAACATCGCCGCGATATCCAGGAGCGGTATCAAAATTGTGAACTCTCTTATTGAATTTGAATTGGTTAGGAATTTGAACAAACAGATGTGTCCAAGTTCTAGTAGTTCCATCTGGAAGAAGTTGAATATTATGGTCACATCCATGGAACTCGTTTACATCCTGTATAAAGATGTCAGCTATTCCAGCTTCCTTAACCAGTTTAGCTAATTCCTTAGCAGTTTTCTCATACCCAGGAGTATGAACGTCATCCCAAAACGTCTTAATTTCGAAGATTCTGGGATCAATAGCTACTACCTTACCGTAGTGCCTAATAAATGACTTGCAAGCATTACAGTTATGATCTTGCCTAATATCGTCATCCTCAAACGATAGCAAGTATCCAGTCCACAGCAGATCCTTGTCTACATTAGCTACGAAAAGAGTGTCTGCAATCATATTTTTGAAAGCAGCCTCTACATCTTTCTTAAAATCTTGAAAATTCATTTTTGATCTTTATTAAATATTTGATTAACTAAAATTATGCCTATTCCACTTAGGGCAGCAGTTTCAAAACCGAGTATCTCTTTAATCCCAAATAAAACTACCGCCATAGCAGCTACTGCTCCTAGTCTAACTCCCTCTGTTTTCCAATTCATGTTCCAGTTTTTGTAATGTTTCTACACTTTCTTCATAAAACTTATCCTCATAAGGTTCACTAATCTTGTAAATAGCAAGAATCTGCTGAAACCTTAGGTAAGGATACTGGTCAATAATTTGTCCGAGTCTGGTTAAGATTTTGAAATTAGCTTTCTTTCTAAGCTTAATAACTTCTCTATTCTGAGTTTCCATACTTATTGGAAATTTCAAGTTCTAATTTCTTAACCTTACTCTCATAAAGAGAATCCTCCGCGTACCCTATCCTATCCAAGAATACATAATAATTCTCTTCTGGATTATACTTGTTGAGGATGAACTTCTTATAAGCAAATACACAGCTTATCCAACTATCAAAGCTAAAGTAAGACATTGTTCTAGAGTTATAAAGTCCGAACAGATTATTCTTATCTTTACATAGCTTTGATTTAAAATTGCCAGATTCCAGAACAGCCTGGGCTGTTATAATAGCTGGACTTGGAAAATCGTAATGTACTAAGGTATTATAAAGTACCTCTTCATTTACTTCTTCCAACAAATAAAATGGATGCTCTGGCAGCATTACCATTTCATCTTGCTTCTCATTAAAGTGGATAAGGTGATGCAACGAGTATCCCGTTGCAAAACCAAATACTATACTGATTAGTAAGATGAATAAAACTTTCTTTTTCATATCTTGATAGATTTTGTAAATTCTGCATCATTGCACAGCTGATATTCAACCTTGTTGAGTTCAGGAATGTAAACAATGTAGTAATAATCAAAGAACTGATTGTTGTCCTCAAATCCTATAATTATTCCTTCATGTCCCTCGTGCGTTGTGCAGTCTTTATATAAATATTTAGCTATGTCAGCACGAATCTCATCGTGATTAATAACAGCTTGTAGTGCGGAGATACCATAGTAAGAAGTATTAGTACCTCTTACCTCATGCCCTAGTATATCCTTATCGTATGAGGTGGTGATAACCATAATTCTTAATTACAGATTCTATAGTGGAGACGGTCTTATACAAGGATACTATCATACTGACTTTCTTAGAAATCTCATTACACATATTTTGGTAATAGTCTCTGTCAGCTTCTATACTTTTTAGTTTATCCAGATCAACAGCTATCATTAGTTTAGAATCCACGCCTTCACGATACTTCGCTTCAACAGCTTCTTCTTCAGTATCATACTGACCTAGAATAAACGGGATGCCATTCCGGAACTTAATTAAATAGAACTCCTTCATTTTCCAATTTTAAAGTACTCTTTTAGTAAATCAATATTTCCTTCCTCTAGATGCCTTATGATAGCTTCTCTTTCTTTTTCCATAAAATGAAGCCGACTTTCTAGAATACTTATCTTATGATTAAGATTATTTTCATATTCCTCTAAAGCATCTACAATGACATTAACTATGGCACAATCCTTCATCATATTCTTCATTGTAATGACTTTCGTCGCCATTATCGTCTCCGATAGGATTTTCCCAACCATACTTTTCGGCGGTAGCTTTAAATAGAGGAAGCCCATACATAGGATAATTATCCTCGGAATAGTCTTCTAGTCCTTCTTCTAGAACTTGGTTCCAGCGTAAAACCACATAGAACATCAAGCTAGCTGATATTCCTCTTTGGTCTAGAGCTTTTTCAAATCCAAATTCTACATCTTTTCTAAGTTGAGCTAGGATATTTTCTCTAGTCCATTCTTTAGGCTCCGGATAAGGTTCTTCACTGTCCCATTTGAAACCTATCTTTTCTAATTGTTCCTTAGTTAAGAACTGGGACAATCTGACGCCAAAGCGATCATCAAGGAATATCTCATAATCCTTGTAATTGTCTAAAATCTCGTTTAATGTTTTCATTATAATTCTTTTAAATAAATATTCTGAGGATATTCTCCAAATACTTCCAGAGTCACCGGACAAATCCAAACTCTATCATTATAGCGCCTGCTCTTACATAAGTAAGTAGCTCCACTCTCGTCTTCTTCTATCTTAGATAAGGTTATCTTAGCTACGGATGGATCCACCATTTGTAGTCTAACAAATTTATTATCTATAGAATCAAGAAAACTGTCAGCCCCATTGACCATAGCTAGCTCTCCTGGGTCTCCACAGAAATCTGGCCACCAATAGAACCAGGTTCCTCCAATTTTTACAAATTCAAATGTCTTTCTCATTAATTCTAATTTATTAAACAAAAAATACCCCAACAACTTTCGCTGCTGGGGTACATAGTAACGCCAACGGGATTCGAACCCGTATGCCAAGAATGAAAATCTTGTATCCTAACCCTTAGATGATGGCGCTATCCTGGTTACGCGATAAGACTATAAGCCTCTTGCAATAACTTAATAGTTGGGACTTTATTATTGTCTACAACTACTATTTTATAAATGTTCAAGAACTCTATATAAGTCAAAGAGGTACATGTAAGGAAAATTTGCACGTCTTCATTTATAGAAGCGGAAGACTTAAGTTTTAGATCTATTCTCACCATTTCTGGTAAGCATCCTACTTGAGACGCATCCCAAGTTGACTTAGGTTTTCTAAGAACTTCTCTCTGTTTTGCAGATAGATATTTGTCCTTAAGAGTACTCTCAACAAGAGTTCCACTGAAAGTTAAACAACCTTCAGCAGGAGTATTGTTACTTAGTGCTTGTTGTATCTTCTGCACAGCAGAATCCTTAGGTTTTGGGCCCATCTGTACAGGTGTCTTCATTCCTTTTATAAGCTGCAACGATGGAATAAAATCTTTAATCTGATTTGCATTCCAAACGAGAAACTTTCCAGGACTATCTTTAATAGTCACAACATATTTAGTTCCTCCGTTGTAAGGAATAATGACCTGCAGGTCTGCGTCAGTCATTCTACTCCAATGGTCAGAGACTCTTACCTTAACATTACCTATAACAAAATAGCGAGAAACTGTAGTTTCAGCTTCAATTATTTCAGAAGCTGTTGCCAATAAATACTTTTCTAATCTAGTCATAAATAATTAATCTAATTAATAGTTAAAGATCCGGATGTGGGGGTCGAACCCACAACCTCGAGATTACAAATCACGTGCTCTAGCCAATTGAGCTAATCCGGAATATAGCCGAGACTGGGGGATTCGAACCCCAACCTTCACAGTGCCGAGAGTACCAGACTCGAACTGGCGACCTTCGCATAGACAGTGCGCTATTCTACCACTGAACTAACCCTCGGTGTAACTGGATTACTCCAGACTAATTAAACCCTTCTCTAACATAATATGGTGATTCGGACATAACCATACTAAATTATTCTCATTGTTAATCTCTTTAATAAGAGTGCCTTCGTCAAATTCTAATATTCCTTTAAGATGATGTACTTCAAGTATTGCATCAAATTCATGATTATGACAATATTGACATACTTTCTCACGTTCGGAACTTTCTAATACTCTACGAGCATTAGTCCTTATTTCTTGACATTTAGATGATAAGTACTTCTGCCCAGATGTATAATAACCTAATGTTTTGTTACCAATTCCATTAAGTTCTTCCCAGCAACTACGACAAATTTCTGAATCTTTATGCTTAGGTTTACCACATCTAGGACATATCTTGTTTTCATCGTGCTTTATCCTACCTCTATTATTGTAAGAAGCAGCACACGAATGACTACAAAACTGTTTCTTCCTCACATCTGCGACCCTCTGATTATCTAGTACTTCGATTACCTTACCACATTCCTTACAGTGGTTAGGATTCTCATAATACAATTTAAGAGATTGTTCTCGATTCACAGATAAGTTTAATTAATTTTAATGACAGTGTGATATGCAAGCCATTACACCACAGCCTCGAAAATGCAGGTATTTATCTCGTTACACCTGCGAGTCCGGCAATCCTTTCTTATATACCGCGTGAGCTGGCGGTTTTGTAGGGCTAATCAGACTTGAACTGATAACCTCCACATTATCAGTGTGGTGCTCTAACCAGTTGAGCTATAGCCCTATTATGTGGACCTAACGGGAGTCGAACCCGTGTCCAAACAACCCTCGTTACAAGGATAACGTGCGTCTCATTTTTATTATATCAGCTAGTGAGTTCTAGCATTTAGATAGTTTTCATAGAAGAGCTAGATTCTTTACAAGCGGACTCATCTAGCACCTTTCCGCTTAACTATACAACAAACTATCAAACTTAGAGGACCAGGGGTCTCTTCTCTACCACTCCATTTACGTTGGAGAACGCCTATTTGTAACCTATAGATAGGTAATGGAGAATTTCAGCTTTACTAACCTTTGGCTTTCAAGTTAAGCACAGTGGCTCTATCATCCTTCTGCTGTACACCTCTTCTGTTTCTAGGTCTTCTCCGTTAACCCGACTCGATTAATATTTCTATTAATTAGCCACAGCTCACGCTGCCATTCTTACTTCGCTATAAGTAGCAATTATTGTTTTCCTTCGTTTAGAGAGATTGCGCTCTACACGTCCTTATAATTCGTAATCGCCTGTCAAATCCAAGTAGGCCCATGTTCCAGTTTATCTCTGATTAGAAAACTGGAGAAAAGAAATTATAGCATTATAGTTGAGCCAGGAGGCAAAATTGTGACCTTACAAGTAAGCAAACGACGCGTATCCGCAACAGTAAACAGCTTAGGATAGCATAGACCGCTACGCCCACCAATGATAATTAAAGCATCTCCGTACCTCTGAACTATAGTTCCAGGCTCCATTTCCTCGTCACAGAACCAATTTACAATCTCAGCTACATCTCCATCTTTCATATTTGTAAGATGTGTTGTGATTGTCTTATTAATTACTTTTGCCATATAAACACTGTTTTAATATTTCCTTAGTAACTACTCTATCAGCTTCTCTAGATAGCTTATCCAACTTTTCTAAGTCAAACTCGCTAGACTGGAACTTAAATTGAATCCACGTTGGTTCACTTGGTCTGAAATCTAGATAAGTCTTACACTTGTCAGTTCCTAACACTTCATGCACCATAGCTAGAATACGCTCACCAGCAGCTTTAGTCTTTACAAAGCCAGAAACATCTGGATAGCCAGGACCACGAGAGTTCCAATATTCTCCTTCTTCTGGACGTTCGTCAACTGGTTCCCAATTCCATGCAGGAATACCTTTTCTAGGATGTTCAATTCTGATTGCGCTTTCCATAACCCATTTAGATTTCGGGTCTGAGGGATTTTCTGGATGGCAGCCATATTGGACTATTCCCATTGGGTTTTCGCTTCTAACTTCAAATTTTAACTTGCAATGTCTACAAGTACCAGAAGTTAAACCTCCTCCAGATACACAACTACCTTTAATGGCATCACAACCACAGTTGGGACAACCCCATTTTAGGTATTCGTCATAAAGTATTGATAACATTATTTATTGAGTTTAAATTCCACTTCTTTTAGAACAACATACATTTTACCATCCTCTTTCTGTTCAACACAATTATTAGCTTGTAAAAAACTAATTATAAACTCCATAGGAATATGGTAACTATCAGTAACGAGCATACCACCATCAATATGATAGCGTTCTTTTCTTTCTAATCTAGTGGGATTACCGTTTATAGTAATCTCACCAGAATATTCATTGTCCTTATCTGGTTTTATCCCTTTTATATAAATAGAACATCCAGAATCAGCTAGATAAACTTGTTGTATTACACTCATAACTTAGGAACATCAGAACGATTATCATGATAACCTTCGTCTCCAACAAGTTGAGCCAGACAACCATGCATATAAGGAACAAGCTCAGGTTTCTCCTTATAACACCTGTATAGCATCCAACTCATGCTCATAGAGTTTCCACTATGACCATTATCAAAGTAAGGAAGTTTGTCTTTGATAGCCTCAATCAGCCCAAATAAGCTAGGATATTTCTCATAGAAGGCTTTACATTCCTCCAGACTCATTTCTTTGAAAAACTCAGAGAATGATAGGGCTTGCTTTATACAAGCCATTTCATAACCAAATAGGTCATTTTCTTCAAATGTACCATCACCAGCTTCAACGAACAAACGATTGAAACGTTCGATTCTCTCCTGAAATTCTTTCGGAAGAGATTCCTTTGTAAGATTCTTGAAATCCATAATCTAATTTTAATTGTTAAAAATAACTTAGTAACGGGAGTCGGATTCGAACCGACGACCTTCAGGTTATGAGCCTGACTAGCTACCTCTGCTATCATCCCGCGATATTACAAATGCTTTTTAATTAGTTTACAATGATTATACTCTCCTCCCCAGCTAATAGGAAACTCTTTTTCCTTAGCCTCTTTATACTTCTCTGCCTGTTTCTTGTCTAAGAAGATTTGGCAATCAGTTTCATAATTTTGAGGAGCATTAGCTGGGTGATAATTTACTACAACTACATATCTTTCATAATTTTTTAAATAAAGTTTGTGGACACGCAGGGACTCGAACCCTATCTTCCGGTGTGCAAAACCAGCGCTCTAGCCATTTGAGCTAACGGCCCATTTTTGGGATTTTCTTTTTAATTGGTGACATACCCATAAATTTCCACTGTTAGGATTCCATAACCTAACATCACCAGATAAGTTTTTTTTGTTTAAATCATGTTCTAGTAGCATAAGTCCGCAACCATACTACTCTCTCAGTTCATCGACTATCGTATCAGAAAAGGTCTTTATGATTCCGCAGGGACTGGCTTCAACTTAAACCCCGAATGGATTTTTACCTTGCCAGGTCAGGATATTATTACGTTTCTAGCACTCTGAATTGATTTAGCCTGTTTAATCTTATAATCACGAACTACTTCTTTCATATAAGAGTTAAATTCCTTCATGTCTTTCCATGAAATCTCATTAGCTAGTTTTGGAGTTTGAAACATTTTGTACTTTTCTAATAGGTCTTTCATTTCTCTCTTTAGTTTTCAAAGCATTTTCACACGCTTGTTTCTTCATTACATATGGACAATCACAATTTCCACTGTAGTACCAACAACAATAATCACACTGATGCATAATCTAATATAAGGTCAATAGCTGGGGCACATGGACTCGAACCATGATTCTTTGATTAACAGTCAAAAGTTCTGACCTTTGAACTATACCCCAATAGTTAATTTTCTCCACGGGTGTAGATAAGTACCCCTTTGGTACTTACCTTTTAGTAGTATCTTTACTCTAGACCTCTATAAGGAGGCGGAATAGTTCCAGAAACTAACCATGTATAGCTCTTAGAACTCTGTTCAAAATACCACTTAGCAGCTTTCTTCACAACATTAATTACTTTCTTCATAACATCAAAGTTTAAAATTGTTAATAATTAATCTAATTCAGAGCCACAAAAGGAGTTTAGTTGCGGAGGTAGGATTCGAACCGTTTATGACGATTTCTAGGTTATGAGCCTAGCGAGATGACCAACTTCTCTACTCCACTATATTGACTCGGTGGTCAGATTCGAACTGACGAACTAAGGATTTGCAGTCCTAGCCATTAAACCACTCTGGTACACCGAGATTGTTCCGATTAAAGGATTTGAACCCCTGACCTCCCGCTGATGTTTTGGATGCGGACGCTCTAACCAGACTGAGCTAAATCGGAATATTGAGTAGGTAATGAGAATCGAACTCACATCCTCGGCATGGCAAGCCGATGCACTAACCGTTGTGCTATACCTACAAATGTGCAGATAGAGAGACTCGAACTCTCCCCTTCAGATTGGAAGTCTGACGTGCTCAAACCATTAACACCACATCTGCATTGAGGAGAGTTATGCGATACTCTCCTAAACGCTACTACGAATGTAGTAATTCTTGGGCTTCAATTTCGCCAATTATTTTAGTAAGTGCGATCTTGAATGGATTTCCCTTGATTTTGTCGAAGAGATTGGCATCGCGTACCTCCTCAACTTTGTCTGGAACATTCAATTTTCTTTTACCGTTGTCTACGGTTTTCCATGTGATAACTGTGCAACGCTTCACGTCATAAACGCTGTCGTTGCGGTCAACGAACACCTTGAAGAAGTTTCTTTTGTGCTTTACTACCTCAACTCTTTTAAAGTTTTTGATAGGTGCGTGCATTTTCAAGTCACATCTTCCATTAGCTAAGAAAATCAATTCTGCCATAATAATACTCTGCATAGTCGGAGATTCAAAGTTAAACTATGTTAATTCCAGTCTTTCGTCTGGCACTCCACCTCGTTTTAACCAATAGCTACTATTATTCACTATTTGAGCTAAGCTCTAAACTGGGATAAAGGTATTAGTCTATGTAAATAAACGGTTTTCCAAATTCTTCCATGAAGGATTCAAACCATCCCTCCATTTCTTCGTCACTATCAAAATAGATAGATTCATCATGTCTTTTAGAGAACTCTAAAATGATATGAGGTTTCTGATATACTATTCCATCCTTGTAGAAGGCATATCTCTTCTCTAAAGATGAAATCATTTTTTCTTCCGTATAAGTTCCAAAACATGGGTCCCAATAATACCAATAATCTCGATGTATTTTCCAAAACAAGAATCGGTAATCGTCCACATAATGTACCCAATCGGGATGCTTTCTAGTTTTAAAAACTAAAACTCTCTTTACTAAACTTCCATTAATATACTTGTCCATACTTTAATCCCAATATTCTGGGCAGTTTTCAGTCATTAATAATCCCTTTTCGCAAAAGCCTTTATCATAGAAAATGCAGGATGAACACGAAAGATTGTCCCTAGATTCATATTCTTGAATACCTTCTTGAATATCTCTTTTTGCTTTATATCTATCCTTTCTATTCTCTTTCTTGTATTCATATTGCATCATTCTGCTTCTATAAGGAGAAGTGCAATTCTTAAGCATCTTTGCGTATTTAGAACTATCAAGGAAATCCGTAATTGACTCACAGACCTTCAACGCCTTATTCCTTATTATAGGAACATTATACCTTACATTGGCTTTAATCCCGGCAACAGGTACGTAAAATTTACCGCAAGCGTTGTAAACCTTTTTAGCTCTCGAAATCCACTTTCTTTTAGAAAGTTCTCTTCTTAATTCTCTATCCATAAGCAATAAGATTAGTGTAGAATCTAGAGTGGGATTCGAACCCACGAAACACGGTTTTGCAGACCGTTCCCTTAGACCGCTCGGGCATCTAGACATAAAGGGGAGACTAGCTCCCCAAGTTTTATAGTACCAAAGAGTTGTAAGCACCTCTACGATACAGAGACGGTTTACTATTTGGATCTTTAATCCAGTAGTAATTGATTTCGTTGCCGTCTTTAGTAACTACGATTCCTAGTTTCTTGTCAATCGCAATAATTTCGTCATCATAGAAGTCATCTCCAACTGCCAGATTTGCGAACTTAATATCCGAAGATACATAGTAATATGACAGATTGTGGAAATTGTGGCGGCGATATTCATAATACTCGTTAAGAGCTTTTCTTTCCTCAACAGTACAGTTATCCTCATCGTCTACAATAGGCTTCGGCATCGGATTGTTGAATCTCTCAACAGCTTTAGAGAACTCTTCAATAGAGAATTTATTCTTATCAGCAGAAATCTCATAAGCATATGCATAACCTCTGACGCAGGAATAGTCATACTCATTAGTTACTACATTGAAGAAGCTCTTAGCTCTTCTCAATCCTTCTATACCGTGAATATTGACCTCATTAACTATAGTTTTGAGAATATCAATAGTAGATATAGTCAAAGAATCAATGAAATCAAGCAAATCTTGACGAGCTTCCGGCACTTGAAGTGCGTCGTCCAGATATTCGTTCACAACCTTCAAATCCAAGTTGCCAAATTCCTTGACATAACGGATTCTAGACGGACGTCCTACCATATTCTCATTGATGGTCATGGCATTAGTAGTAAGCAGGAAAACCTTGCGATACTTAGAGTTGTAAACACCGTCCATGATTTGCAAGATAGTAGAATCCGATTCACTGAAATTCTTTTCAAATTCATCCAAGAACAGAATGCAATCTCCTTCAATACCAGAAAGGAACTCAATCATAGATTGATTATGGTCTCCCATATCCTTTACGATAATGATGGGCAGATTTAGCTTGTTAGCTAGTTCCTTAGCGGTAACAGTCTTTCCAGTGCCCTTTGTACCAGTAAGCATAATTCCGAGATTGCCTTCTGTAGCGTGATACGTCTTAATTACATGGTCAATAAACTCGTTCTGCAAACCATACATTTTGTACGGGAATACAAACTTATCCGCATATCTGTCTAGGTGATAACCTGTCATTGTCAGACAAATACTGTAGATTCCAACTGGGAGAGACTGCTCAACGCTATAGCCTGAGCTTACCTGGGTATATGTAGACCCAGAACACATCCAAACTTTGTTCATTTTTTCTTTTTCTAGGTTACTTAAAACAGATGCCTGTTTGAGACATCCTACTAATTGATTAGCTATAGATTCTATAGCTTCTTTGTTATCAGTTTCCTCTGAGAGTCTTTTTACAAACCACTCTTTAGAACGGGCAACTATTTGCTCATCAGTCTCATTTTCAGAGATTGTTTCAGCAAATTCATGGTAGATACTAGTCAGCTTACCTTCTAATTCTTCTACGGTCATTAGTAATCCTCCTCGTTATGTTCATTAGTTATGAGAGAACGAGCCTTTTCTATACCAGATTCGTAAGCCTCTGTAACAAACACTATGGCAGTTTTAGGTCCATTTGACCCATGGAATTGCCATTGTCTACCATTTCCTGAATAATTTCACTTAACTCTTTCATATTATTTAATAAATAAAAGTTGTAGGGTAGGAGGGACTCGAACCCTCACGCCTTGCGGCACTAGATCCTAAGTCTAGCGCGTCTACCAATTCCGCCACTACCCCAACTGTTAGGTTGCTTTTATTTCTTTAGCAACCTTAACCATTTCGTTATATTTCTCTACTACCTTATTAAAGTCTTCCTCAGATATTTGAAAAACTTTGTGAGAGTTTCCATACCACTCTTCTTGACCAGGAAGCCACGTTATATTAATATACCTCTTCTTTTCTAATTCCATATGTACCTTAGATGAATCAATATAAACTGAATAGGCATCCTCTTCGATTCTACTACTTCGTGGATCTGTTGGGTCGGATGTAAGTCTGAAAAACATTGTTGACATACCATTGAAGTCTATCTTGAAACACTTTCCTATATAGCTTTTAAGTAGTGCTTTATGTCTATTATCGCTATCTACCTTCTCTTGGTGTCTCTTCCGTTCTTCTTCCTTAACATATTCATTATACTCTCTTAGAGTGCTGTCTGGATGCTTGTCCAGATATTCTTCTATAGGACTCTTTCTTCCCCACATATTATACTACTTTAAGATGGCAATAAATACTAAATTCTGGAATTGGAATCCAAGTTGCAATACCATTGCTATCTACTGGTTTACCCTTGTTGATTGTACAAATAGTGATATGAGGTTTAGCATTTGCACAAGGCAGATATTGGTCTCCCAATTCTACTCCAAAAGCTATTGCTTTCTCAGAAATCCCTATTTTGTTTACAATTAATCGAAAATTACCATCTATACGATATTGTAGGTCATTAGCCATCTTTTCTTCATGTTGATTTTTATGGAGAAGAGTGCAATGGTCTAAATAAATAGTACTTCCTCTTTGGAACACCAGATTGCAAATGATGGGATTTCCAATGATAACTTGCATAAGTTTGTTTCTAGTTGGTTCATCTAAGAACAATCCAAAATACTGATAATTCATAAGTTTTATTTTTAATTATTTGAAATCAGACCTCATATCCGTTCCATGGAGCGCAATATAAGCCGACTATACTCGTGGCAACCTATATTACTTGATATGTCTTTTCGGTTGTACTACTTTCTCCGTATCTGATTATGTGAACCTATTGGGACTTGAACCCAAATCTAGCCAACGCGTCTAGACCTTTATTCCAATTAGGTAGGCTCAAGTGTGGACCTAGAGGGCTTTGAACCCCCGACCTTCTGATTATGAGTCAGCTGCTCTGACCAGACTGAGCTATAGGTCCTAAATATTATTCGTATGCACTTATTGATTTGCATTCAAATATTACCGTCTTCCCTAGAACATCGCTTGGTTTTATATTAAACTTAGCAAATTCTAGCATCAACTTTTCCGTTTCTTCTACGGAATGTGTTTCTCCTATGATACTTTTTCTATCTATAGAAGTTTGAAAATTGGCAAACAATTCTGTAACTAAACAACTATTAATTATTACTCTCATTTCTTACTATTATTTGTTCTTCTGGTTTTAACTTTTCTGCTGCATCAGAGTGTAGCTTACCACACCTAACACACCAACAAACTCCGAATGAATTTTCTCGAACTTTACATTTACCTTTGTCACAAAACTTGACAACTTTTCTATAATCTTCTGGCTTCATAATTTAGAACGTATATCGTTAATTAACGCTTGAATCATATGAGTTTGTTCTCTCCATTTGTAATGAAATTCAAGACTGTTAGACTCTTCTTCGGTTAATGGAATATGAAATAATATCTTGTGGTGTATATTTTTAAACCATTTCCTCTCAAGCTTCCTACTTTCCTTAGTTCCTACCTCATATCCTCTCTTAGATTTACGGTTCTTAGAGCAACCACGTGCCCAACCAAATTGTTTGCCATCATTTACCCATTTCCAGTCTGCTCTGGCTTCTTTTTGCCTAAGCCTCTTGTTAATGATATTAATCTTTTCTATCTCTTCCATATTTGTTAAGTTTGTTGGGCTACTAGGACTCGAACCTAGACTGACAGAATCAAAATCTGTAGTGCTAACCATTACACCATAACCCAATTTTGGCTCAGCTATTCTCACGAACCACTAAGTCTATTTACCATGAAAAACACACAATGCAAGTGGGACGAGGCAGGATCGAACTGCCGCTAACGTCCTGGATTTTCAGTCCAGCGCTCTACCTACTGAGCTATCGTCCCATATCCGTTTATAATGTAAAGGCATAGATGAAGTAAACGGATAAAACCTTCATCTATGGAAAAGAGTCCCAAAGCAAGTTATGCATTTCCGAGTATGTTACGCACGTACTAAGGCGACTTCAACGGACTTAAGGTTATTAGCATTGCGCACTACTAATAGCGTTTTGCTGGATTTATCCCTCAGCCATCCACTCTATATACTACATAAGGGGTCTATGCAGTCGATAGTCTACTAAGTGCACTTTCAACTATCAGTTATTCCAATTCTAGTATTTTTTTGTTCCACCAGTTAGTTAAATCCTGTAAAGAAAACTTAAATTCTTTTTCAAAGTCTTCTAACGGAACAACTTCTTCTCCTACTTCTATAGCCCACTGCCAACACGCTTCTACTTCTGCTAGTTCAATAGGCTCCTCACATAGCCAAGTATCATCTAGAAGCATACTGAGAAATTCTTTATGAAGGCTTCTAAATATTTCAATTTTATCTTCCATGAACTTTATGATTTTCATCCTGATTCACGAACTCTGCCTTAAGTTTATCCTTATAAAGCGGAATAATAGTATCAGCAGAATCAGTAAAACAAAAGTATTGTCCATTACTAAGTCTCTGGAAACGGATATACTTTATCCACCAATGGTCAATAGAATCCAATACCAAATGCCTCCAGTCTCCCTCACCACCCGATGCAGTCTCTAAACTCTTTAGTAAGGGAATAATCTCGTCCTTATTAAACGAACATTGTTCTACTATAATTCTATTCTTTTTCAGGAATTTATTTAATACTTTCCAAGGTTGACTTATAGTATCATAAGTAACCATATAAAAATCTCTTGTATCGCAGTGTGCACATTCAAAATCGGATAGCTCTGCGATTGAATCTATGTATTTCCATTCGCTCATATCTAATAATTATTTAAGTTAATGCGGAGGCAGCTGGATTCGAACCAGCGGGACCCTTTTGAGGCCCGGAGTCTTAGCAGGACTCTGGTTTAGACCGCTCACCCATACCTCCAAATTGCGAAGGGGCTTTTGTTATACTTTACTAATTCTTTGTAAAGCCCCTTCGCTGTGATTACTTCACTTCTTCAAACTCAGTAGCTTCTGCTTGCTTCTTGCCGAACATTTCCTTTACTGTGTCAGCGAAAGGAATAGAACGTAACAAGTCAAGAGCAGGATTCAAGTTCTCAGCAGTCTTAGCCATGAAATTACCAGCGGTATTCTCATTACCATAAACAGTAACCTGTCCAAGGTGAATGTGTTCAAACATCTGAGCAGATGCCTGAGCAATACCGGCCAATTGGTCAACAGTCTTGTACTGAACCACCATTTGTGGAGTCAAGCCAGATTCAATCATCTTCTCAACTGCCAAGGCTGGAGCCATTTCGATAGCTTGAACCTTATCAGCTTCTGCCATCAATGATGCTCTCTTACCTTCAGCTTCAGCAAGCAATTTCTTGCGAGTACCTTCTGCCTCTGCTTCTAACTGCAGTTTAGTAGCGTCAGCTTTCGCTTCTGCTTCTTTCAAAATCTTTGCAGCTTCTGCTTCTGCTTCCAATACCGCTTTGGCTTTAATTGCTTCTGCTTCAATAGTTACTCTCTCTTTTTGTTTCTGAGCAGGAACAATCATTTCAGCTTGAAGTTTTGCTTCCTCTGCCTTAGCAGCAGCTTCGTTAACCTCAATCTGGCGTTCTTGTTCTGTTTTGGCTACAGCCATTCTTGCTTCTACTTTAGAAGTACCAGCTACCTTTTCTGCTTCAGCTTGTGCCTGTGCAGCTTCTCCTTTTGCCTTTGATACTTCAATAGTTGCTTTCTGCTCAGCTACTCCAGCTTGCTTGTCAGCTTCTGCAGCCTTAATTCTCTTCTGAGACTCATACTCTGCAGTAGCAGCTTCTTGCTCATTAATTGCTTTCTGAGTGTCTGCTTCCTGCTTTTGCTTAGCTTGAGCAATACGAGTTTGCTTCAGAGCTTCAGCTTCAGCTTTCTTAGAATCTGCTTCTGCCTTAGCTTTAGCTACATTAGCTTCTGCTTCTGCGTCAGCAGCAGCTTTCTTAGAAGCAGCCTCTGAAGCGGATTTCGCTACATTAGCTATTCTCTGAGATTCAGCTTCAGCTTTAGCTGATTCTGCTTGAGTGTTTGCACGAGCAATACTAGCTTCTTGTTCCGCCTTCTGTTCAGCGATACCAGCTTGTTTGTTCTTTTCTGCTTCTGCCAAGCGAATAGCTTTCTCCTGATTAATCTCAGCAACCTTTACTTCCTGTTCTTGCTTAGTTTGAGCAACTGTAGTTTCTCTTTCCTTTTCAGCATCGGCTACGGCAATCTCACGCTGTTTGTTGGTTTCTGCAATCTGAATATCTCCTTTCTTCTTCTCTTCTGCAATGTCAGCCTGTGCCTGAGCAAGAGCTTTAGTTGCAGCTTTCTGACCAAGATTCTTGATATAGTTCGCATCATCCGAGATATCAGCGTTGTTAATATTGATAATACTGAAACCTACCTTGTTCAACTCAGTTTCAATATTCTCTTTTGCCTTGCCGATAAATTTGATTCTATCAGCATTTATTTCCTCAATCGTCATTGTTGCCATCAAGCTTCTCACTTCACCGATGAGAATATCCTTGATTTGGTCTGAGATTTCAGAAGTTTTAGCTGTTAAGAATCTGCTTGCAGCGTTTTGCATTAGTACTTGATCGGTTCCTATACCAGTAGTTAATGTCACAGGAATCCTAACCTTAATCATTTGGCTAGACACTCCCTCTACCATTACCTGAATCTGAATAGGTTTCAAGGACATTTTAGCCCAGTCTTGAATGATAGGCATTACGAATGTACCTCCGCCGTGGATGATTTTAGACGGCAGTATAACTTCCTCCGTTTTACCAGTCTTCTCGTTAACTACCTTCTTCTTTCCTGCCTTACCAAACACAACCAAGATTTCATCACTAGCACACTTACGATACCGTGACAAAAGTCCAATAAAGGTTAAAACTACTAGCAATACAATAACACCTGCTACAATAAGAGTTTCTGTTGTCATCTTTTAAAAATTCTTTTTTTAGTTAAAATAATACTTTCCATTCTCAAATTTAGAAATTACCACACGAGTACCAACCATATATCCCATTTTTGGGACTTCTGGATAGGCTACAATTTCCTCAGAACCTCCATTTACTTCAATAGTAATGAAGAAATGGTTTTCACAAGGAACTGTGATAATTCCAACCCTTCCAATCAAGGCTTCACCCTCTTCTGGAATAACTTGATGCTGGAGTTTTAAACAGAGTTTATATAAGTAGTAAAGTATAACCACGAAAAGAATACCGCATACTAATGCGATTAGATAATCATACCATTCTACAGAATGAGATACGGACTGCTTAACACAAAGCCATCCACTAGCTCCCATTATAAAATGGACTAATCCCTTAAATGAGACAATATCACTCACATTCATATCTAGTTCTCCATCTAAATCAACATCTAAGTCAGTGTCTCCACCAAACCAAGATAAGATGAATTGAACTAGAAAAATGCCATATGAAATGGCTGACAAAAGATAATACACTTCACTCATCTCCTACAATACTTACAATCTGGGTCATGAACTACTCCACTGGTTCTAGATCTTTCATATCCCTCAGTAAACTTAATGTAATAATGGTTTTTGTACCGAAAGTGAATCACAGCATCAAACGGAATGATTCCATCTGGAACACTCTTTGTTGCCTCTGACTCAAGAGTCGGTCTAGAACAGCTACACAATAGAGCCAACCCCAATGAAATAATTGTTAACTTTTTCATAATCTAATTTATTAATAAATGAGCACGCCCGCTAGGATTCGAACCTAGGAATAATAGTTTTGGAGACTATCCTCTTAAACCACTTGAGTACGGACGTATTTGCGGAAGGACAGGGATTCGAACCCTGGGGACGTGTTACCGCCCGACGGTTTTGAGGAAGCAGTGGGACTCCAACCCACACATCGCTTTTACACGATTACTAG